AAAAAGGCCTTGATGATAGACGGAGAATTAGTATGACGGATGTTGAATTGGAAATTGAAAGACTTGCAAAACTGGCTGACAGTGACACAGTTCAGGATATGGACTCTGATCCTGTAGAGCCGGACCTAGAAATCGGATGGATAGTGGAGGCTATTGATGGATCTAAGTAAGATTAGATACTTCTATCCTGTCCTCAATGAAAAAGGCGAAATGGTAGCGCTGTGCACGACCAAGCCTGAGGCTGCGAAGATTGCTGGTCCTGACGATGAGATCGGAGTCGTCCCCATCGGGCTGCTCAACACAAATCTCGGAGTGGCCAAGTACACGCCTCCTACTCCTGCTGTGACGACCTACGGGGAGTACGTAGGAGAGACCGACCTGAGGCCTCAGAAGGCCCGTACAAGGCCTAGCACAGCCGCTCAGGTAATCCAGCAAGGGTCACTGGCTGACAGGCTCGCAGCGGACGGCTATGACCCTCTGGATCTGGACAGTTCTGATGCCGAGTTCGATGAATATTACGCTGGTCCTCCCAGCACGGCTTTTGCCAGCGGAGAATTCGATGTGCCTCCAGCATGGGGGAGCGTTTGAACAACCATGACTATGTAGAGAATTACTACATAAGAACTGGCATCTCCACTGTGATTGGATGTAGGCATTGTCCCTGGGCTTCGAGCGCAGATACGTCAGAGGTCCAGGGATGGCCTTGGGTGCTATATCAATCAGCACAGGGTCATAAGGAATGTCTCAATAGCAATGATATAGGCTTGTTGGTAACTTATTGCAAATGTGAGGGCTACAGACAGGGACACTGGAATACATGTCAACAGGATTTGACTTTGCAGGTGTATGCATTATCTGCTGGGAAAACTACGAACTCAAAGAAACTCCGGACGGAATCGTGTGGGATATTTGCTATAGATGTTGGGAGTTTGAAGAAGCCTGCAAGAACAAGCCCGGCTTTCTCGAAAATTACAGGACGTACGTCTCAGAGAAGGGTGGTAGCAAGTGAGCGAGATTCTAGAGGATAACATGGTGTATCCTGAAAATGGATTACCGTTTTGTAAGGACTGTGGTTAGTTATGGACGATTTCTGGCTGATTGATTTCACTATCATTCCTGTAGACAACTATCTAAGATCCCCAGGCTTGAAGTTCAAATGCGTGGCCTGTAAAGAAGGCTGGGAGTCCAAAGTGTACCGTGAAGGGGAGTGCCTTTACAGCGCTATACAGGAACTTTACAGAGATCATGGCATAAAGCATAAGTAAGGGCCAGAGGGAATATTCCCTCTGGCCCGCTGTCATACCAGATCAATGAATCTATGTTCTGTAGTGCTCATTGCGAGGATTTCACGCATTCCTTCCAGGCTCGTCCTTCGTCCTGCTTCCTCTGGACATTGAGTAGAAAGATGTCGCTAGCAGGATCACGTCTCTCAGGCGGCATGAAGAGGTACAGCAGCTCTGTTACCTCAGTACTCAGATTGAACTCTTTGATGTCCTCCAGGGTGACTCCCAGCCTGTGTAGAGCGTGTCCTACGATACAGCCAGCTGCGTAATTGCCGTCCTGGCCAATATCGAAGTAGGCACAGTGTAGTATTCTGGGATTTCTGTCCTTGCTGGAAAGCTTATAGACGTGCTCGGGATAAGAATCAGCAACTTCTATGACCTTATCCGCCAGCTGCTGAGAGGTGAAATCAAATGTCATATTCTCCATCTTCATCTCCTTCATACTCTGAATCACTGTCGTAATCTTCTGACGCTATACTCCAGATAACTTTGTCATCTCGCCAGTCTATTGGATTATCCCAAGTAACTTGAAGGATGTCTCCGCAATGAACGAAATAGTCGTCCTTCTTAATGGCAGAGATTGCAGCTTCTACATAAGCTTGAAGATCTTCAGGATCTACTACTCCAAGGGCTATAAGGTTGTTGAGAATCTTAATCCTGAGAATTCTTTCGCCTTGACTACTCATCATCTTCCTCTACTACATAAACTTCGACACGCTCATAGTCAGCGCCAGGATCCTCCTGATACCACCTTACGTCAGTCCTATCTCCGGCTGCTCTTGTTTTACGAGTATTCAGACGGAAATATCCTGGCTCAAAATACAGCTTCATGTACTCAAGGTCGGTAATCTGGCCGAAAGCCTGGTGGGCTGCCTTTGTCCAGGCAGGATAGCCATTGATGCCAGGCTCGCCAAGAGCTTTGATGACAGAGACATCCCGAACAGCAAAACTGCTCTTGGGAATTACCTTATCGCCTACTTTGAATTCTGCCATCAGGCACCTCTCAGATAACTACGAGCAATATCCACCATACGGTAGTGAGTTTCTTCTCCCAAATCAGACCAGCCTTCTTGCCATTCGGCTACTTCCTTCATGAACTCGCCAAGCAGAACAGCTGAAGTCACCTTAGCTTGCCTGCCGTCCTCAATGATGGTCAGGGCTGCTTCCATGAGGTCTTTCTCCTCTGAATCCCTCTTGGCTCTAAAAGCGCTTACGATGTCTTCATGACTCATCAGTGTTCTCCTCTGGGAATAGTAGGCTTCGTCCATTCTCGGTAAGTCCGAACATCACTGCCTGCTCCAGAGTCTCAGCGTAGTACCAGTCCACGTGTCCTAGGCAGTCGTAACCAGTCGAGTCACATGAGGCTGAGACCGTTGCGTAGCGGCCGTCTTTTAGGCGTAGGAGCGCGTGCACGTCCTCTTCGGCATAGCTACCCTTCCAAGCGCTGAAAGCCTCCAGAGAGGCCAAAGCAGACGGCTCTGGGGCCTCTTCCTCGCCACTGTTCCACCCCAATGCGCGGCCTCCACTGAGTAGATGGCCGTAGCGACTGATGAATCCCTCTAGATCCATATCTATATTAGTGTTTCCGTACATGATTAACCCCTCTACTGAAATAAGAGCTGGAGGGAATTCCCTCCAGCTCTATACTAGCACGACCACGCTGTGTCTGCAACCCTAGCTATTCCATCCGTCTGACTGTGATGTGTAGGCCACAAGCACTTTCTTTGCATTAGATCGCTCATTGTTACATCTTTTATGAGCAAGGCGGATATTCCATGACGCATGTGCTCCGCCTTGCGCTCGTTCTTTCACATGATCTCTAGAAGCATTGGCCTCTGAAACATAGTTTCCACATAGCCAACATTTGTAACCATCCCTCTCCATCAGCTTTCTGATGGTTATGCCTGGCTTACCAGTTCGAGGCCTTCCTGTTCTTTTAGGCAAAGCATCACCCGTAGAACGCAGTCAGGTACCATTGGGGACCTTGATCTGGAACTGGAATACCCATCTCGATAAGATGATTGTTCAAGACATCTTCCCAGCCTTCATGAATAGGGTCCAGATAAGGTATAACTTTCATGCCAGTCCACTCTGTAAACATTCGAGAGCTGTCAATACACAGGTAAGGAAGACCATAGTCATAGGAGCCTGCCAGTCCCCAGTAGATATCTCCCAAGGCCTTCTCTTCAGCATTGACTGCTGCAAAATAATCATCTAGCTCAGTGCGATGTTCAGCATACCAAGCATCTTGCAAAGGTCCATACTGTCTAGGGCAAGAACTCCAGTCAGGCCTTACTGCTCCTTTTGCCTGAGCACGCTCAGTGGCAATGCTGTGAATGTCTGGCGCATCGATTTCTCCTTCTCCGAAGTGATAGCCGAAGAAGATAATACCTTCAGGTGACATTCCCATGATAAGCTCCTATCAGCCGTAACTCGCGATTAGCCACCAACCAGGCTGGTTATGGCCTTCTGGAAGATCAATTCCTAGAGTAGTGAGATAGTCTTGAAGTTGACTATCCCAATCGGGACTCTTTGTCAGACCATCAATAGCAGTAGGCTCTCCAGACCATCCGGTTGTCTCTGTCCCCTTGATTGAAGCGCAGTACACAGGCCAATCATAGTGTCCATGAGTAGTGATTTCCACATTGCTGCGACGCTCGATCTCTCGAAGAGTATCATACCAAGCATCAAGCTCTCCGTCGTGCTCTGCTTGCCAAGCAGTACGAATAGGCTCGAATTCTTCATAAGACATTCCCTCGTTGTCAGGGTAATTATCCCAAGGATTGACATGGCCTTCTGCTATAGCTGTTCGCTCTGTTAGTACATCGATGTCAAGCATCTCTCCGTCTTCATCTTCCAGGCCGATATCATCGCCTAGCCAATAGCCGTAGAAAAGTGTTGCTGATGCGTAAATTCCCATTTTATCTCCTTAACAATGATCTAATGTAACATGGAGGAGAGCAACATCCACATTCAATGTAATGGCCATAGCTTCAGCCATTACATCTGCTTCTTTATACTTCTTCTCGCTCCACAGTACTTCTTGAGTTCTATCATTCATAACGACGTATACTTTTGCCTGCTTGAAAGGTGTTACGATTTCTACTGATTTATATGCGGGATGATTTCGAAACTTTCTCAAATACTAATCCTCTCTATCTTTACGATGTGACCCATCAAGTGGTGAATATCATTTTTAGCACACATTCCACAACGAAATCCCCTGCGATAGGCTAGAGCTATCTTCGATTCTACCAGTTCCTTATGATAATTGCAATAAGGAGTGGGATTAGCCACATGAATAGGACAGGAACGTTCCCAGAAGATATTCCACACAGCTTCATTCGAGCAGTCGGAAAGATGACAGGAAGGCCTAGGCTCCAGAGGCAGTACCCATAGAAGTTCCAGTTCTTCCAATATTATTTCAGCCACGCTCATTTCTTGCTCCTCTCTACTGGAGGTATCCAGTCTTCTGGCAAACTATCCGCTTTTTCAGAATTGCATTCCCGGCAGATCCATTGAATATTGCTTAGGTCGTTTGAGCCGCCCCGAGACTTAGGTTGGATATGGTCCCTGGTCAGACGAATTTCTTTCAACCCACATGTAGGACAATTACCCAAATTACTACGGCGGGCAGCCCGATGCTTACGCATAGCTGCCCGTCGCCGCGCCCTCGTCTCTAGCCAGTCTCTTTCGACTGGAGAAAGTGCCATATCATTAAACTACTTCCAACTCTAGCTCTTCCATGTTAAGGTCGAGTTCATTTTCAGAATACTCTGTATCATCCCAGTAGAGAGAATCTTCTGACTCTTCATCGAAGTCGAATTCATCAACTTCATTGACATGGGATTCCAAATACTGCCAACCATAAGGCACCATGTCCTTCAGCTGTGTCTTAGTGGGAATCCCTTTGAAGTAAGTTACTTCAAAGTCAGTCTCAAATTCATCAATGCCGTATCTGACTGATAAATCCCTGCGGAAAATAACTTCAGCACGGTGTGTGGCTTCATTGGGATTGCGAGTAAAGGTGGCCATCTAAGTCAAACTCCGCTCTTTGAGGTCTATTGTATCACGATTCGACGTAGGGCACAACCTGTACTCGCACTGACCCTTCTGGAGGAGTGATCCCTGAGTCGATTTCAGACTGAGTGTAGTAGGCCAGATCTGTAGCTGTGCCTCCGTCGTATCTGTCCACCGGAGTTTCAAGCTCTTCCTGATCCATGTACCAGCCTGGAACGAACTTCTTCAGCTTGGGAGTGAGTATCACTGTGATATTATAGTCATCTGGAGGAAAAGCCTCTCCCAGATCATCCTCTTCTTCACGAATAACACTCATTCGGCCATAGCCTAAAGTAGCGCCCCATACGTTCTCGAAAACAATCTCGTCATCCATTGCTTATGTACCTTTCTATTGCTGTTGAAAGAAGACTGTCTACATGTGCTCTGGTAGTAGTCTTATAATCATTCCACTGGCCTACACCTGAATGATGCCCGATCTGATCAGTCAGTGCGTTACTCAATGCAAGAAGAGCTACTTCAGTATTCTGATACCATGTGTTGATATCCTTAGCGGCTGTATGAAGAGCTCCTACTAGACAACGGCCTTGTACTTTGTCCTCTGGGGAACTGTGCAGCTTGCCTTGAATCCAACCATCTCGATCAAGAACGACTTGAGTCTGTCTGAGAACATCTACCACGCCAAATCGATTAATCTTCCCACTCATTGTATTCCTTACCTGTAGCGTAGAAGTAAAGCTTTTTAAGCTCGTTGGCATGACTTTGATGATTGGTTAGATCACGTTCAGCGTTTTCGAATCTCTTACGCGCATCATTTAGATCTTCTTCAGCGTCGTATACTCGATAAATCTCTTCGTCAATATCTTTCTTCAGCTGGGCAACGTATTCCTCTTTGGCAGGATACTCAGCCATCACTCTCAGCCATTCGCTTGTCTGCCTTCTTCACAGCACCATCCCAAGTCTCGCCGCAATCCTGATAGGCCTGAACATTTCTCAGCCAGCAAGTCTCTGAAGCAGGAGTGCTATTCCAGTCATTTAACAGCTCAGCAATAGCCATGAAGTTCTCCGAATCACTCATATCTTCTAGAGTGATTCCCAACTTGGCAAGTCCGTGACCGATCAAGCAGGAAGGATTGCCTTCTGCATCGAAGTAGACACAGGCCTTGTTGCCCGCGTTATCAATTACAGGCGTGTTGTAAACAGTATCAGGATTCTCTTGAACGATAGCTCGAATCTCAGTTTCTAGTTCTAATGCAGTGACTTCAGTCTTCATCATAGTCATCCTCCTCTTCCCGATTATTCTCTGCTTCTTGATTGTCTGCTGCTCTGATAGCCTCTGACCACTTGAATCCAGTATCCTGGTAGTCTTGAGCATTCTCAAGCCACTCAGCCAGAGCGTCATCAGCATCTACAATGATTCCTGCCTTGATAAGACCACCAATGCCGTCTGTATTATGCCCCTTCACGGACTCCATTGTCAAGCCCAGACGGGAAAGACCTTGGCCCACGAGGCAGGAAGGGCAGCCGTCCTCATCAAAGTAAACGCAGACTGGAACACCATCATCAATAAAAGCTTTCTTGTAGATCTTGTTAGGATTCTCATCTGCCACTTCCCTCATAGCTGCTTGCAACTCAGCTGCATCTACCCAATCATTCATTTGCCGCATTCCTCCAGGTGATAGTAGGCCCATAGCTTAACATCATAGAGAGTGTAACCATGCTCTATAAGAGTATCTTCAAAGCAATGGTTACACTCCACATACATCCAATTATTATCCTGACGATAGCTGAAATCCTTCAACCAGTCAGGTTCATCAAAGTCTTCACTCATCTGGGAAGATCACTGTGATTTCGTAGCCGGTACCATAGTATCCGTTGCCATCAGTGCCGTCAACCTGCATCAGGTTGATCTCCTCAGCGCCAGCGTAAACAAAGATGCGGTAACTGACATACTCATCACTGTACTCGTCATAGCAGCTAGTCTCTGTGGCAAGGCGCACACTGGTGATAACATTATCCACTGTGGCAAGATGCTGTAGATCGTAGTTGCCGCTGTCGCAGCCTCCGCATCCCTCGTTGCCCTTGACGTACACCTGAGTGCCGTCATCAAGGATGATATACCCGTCCGACTCGGAACGCCAGTGGCCTACTGTCATGGGAATATGCATTCCTACCTTATTAGCCTCTACAACCTTACGACCGACTAGCCAGCTGTAATCCTCAGCACTATCGCATTCTGTTAGAATCTCAGTCTTCATCCTGTCCTCCTCCTTCGTAGAGCATATCATGAAGCTCTGTCCAGTCAATGTCTTCAGTCAGAGCATCGAATACCTTGCCGATGAACTTGCTTTTGAAATAGACACTATCAGCTTCCGCGTAAAAAGCATCACGCAGATCTTCAATACGGCCGAACCTATCCTGAGACACTTCACAGCCACGCTTGTAATCCATGATTGGGAGATCCCAGAAAGCATGAATCTTGCTCAACATGTCAGAGTCAGTGATGATCAAATCGTAGAGGATCTGCGTGGGACTCACAGGGTAATCCATGGCTCTCCTTCTCGTTGTCGTCTAAGAAGACCATAGCATACTTACAGAGCCGGGTCAACCTGCTCAGCATCAACCCCGGCAATAACCTGAGCGGCTCCAGAAGCCTTTCTAGCCTCTGCATAGGACTCTGCCCCACTGAGGGCTCCATAGTCCGTTGCAAGGTTGGCATAGAGGCTGTAGACCGTGTTCACGAGCAAGCCTATAGCTAGCCAGACGTGAGGAGCGAAGAAGAACAGGCTTAGCACTACAGGGAAATTGCAAAGCCAATAGACGCAGGCCCATTTGTGAATACTGGCCTGCGTCTGAGGGTTGGTCTCTAGGTCTTTGAAGAATATCTTTAACCATCCATGGCGAGAAATTCTAGGAGCTGTATTAGCACGATCTAGTCTTGAATTGAGCTTCTTAATTTCAGCAAGGAGATCGTGATGAACTTTTTCAGTCATGATTGGTCCAAGTAGTAGACAAAGGGAAGCAATTGCTTCCCTGCTAAGGAAATCGTCTTACTTGGCTGCGGAGTTGAACTGTTCTACGCCATGCTTCTTTTCAAGCTCAATGAGGCCTATATCCCTCTTACGGCGCTTAAGGAACTTTTCAATCTCGTAACGTAGTTTTCCAATACCCGCACCAATCATCAAGCACAGGATAAGTCCGCCAATGAATACAGTTACTATCATCCGATATCTCCTTCATCTTCTAAATCTTCAGCCCCTGAAGCTTCGTCAGACAGAGAGGGCTCTGGTATAATAAGTGGACGGTTATCTTCCACTGTGAAGAATCCTGCGCCTAGGAGGGAAGCCTGAAACCTGTTGGCATGATGACCGCAGAAATCTAGAATGTGACCTTTGCCATTCATGACACGGACTGCTCCCTGTCCAACACACCTATCGCATCGATCCGCCAATTTGAGCGGCTCAACATCCTTGATCAGTGCTTTCATCTCGCCTTCAGATACCATGCTTACGCTCCTTTGATAGATCCTGCATCACTTGATCGAGTTCATGCCAGGCGTGCTCCAGCTCTATTCTGCGCTCAAGAGGACTGTCAGCACTCATGGAATCCACAAGGTGAAGCTGCACAGAAAGCAGAGCGCGCTCCAGCTCAGACATGTTCATGAACTCGGTCATAAGATCCCAGGCTGAATCTGCTTTATAAGTGCTGAGAATAGCTTTGGAGCGCTCAGGGGTTGTCATCGTTTACTCCTTTCTTCTTGCTATGGTCATATCTATTGTCTTCTTCATTCAATCTTGAGGCTATGTCTTGCATTACTTCTATATCTAGAGATTGATAGCGATCTCCGTAAAAGGATACTGCCCAATCACATTTGTAAAAATCATAGATTCCCCAGAGGTCTTCATATCCAGGGCCATCTAAAGGATATACTTCTTTGCCATCTGCATCAATACGCTTGCTCCTCCCCCGCGCCTGTAATCATAACGCTTCTTCGTGGCCTTGTAGGGTAAGAATATACGTCGTTCAGGTGTCTGACTCATCCCAGAACTCCTTCACAAGTTGTGCATAGTTCGGGTGATTCATGATGTTCTCCGGCTTGTACTCTGGATAAGCCTCATAGAAGCAGTCATTGCACAGAGTTCCATCATCCTCAGGAATAGTACAGGGAAGCCAGAAGAAGGCTCGGTAGCACTTAATGCACAACTTCCGGTCCATCACTCTCTCAGCCAATGTTGAACCCCTGTACCACTCCGTAGATCACTCGGGCACCGCAACCGCAGGTGTAGCCCACACGCTTCTTGGTGGCGCTCTCGCGCCAGTAGGTCTCGACCTCAGCCTCCAGCCCGCAACCGGGGCAGAAGGGAGCGTCAGACAGGACGTAGGTGTTGGAGTCCGGGACAGCGACCTTCATGTTAATCTCCTCGCTCTCGTTGGGCTGTTAACTACATTCAATCACAGTTCCCGGAACCTGTCAAGCACCCCCTGAAAACAGTAAAGCCCCCTGAGCGGGGGCTTTACCTTGATCTTACTCTTAGCCGTTCTTGGCTTTGGAATCTTTTACCTTCGGCATGACCGTAGTCTCAGCGGTCGCGCCATCATAACTCTGCCAGTCCTTAGCATCCCACTTAGGGGCCGCATGCGTCGGAGCATATCCGCTGTCGTCCTTGACGTCATTTCGCTTGCCTACGTGATTACCCATGTAATCCTCCAATTGCTAGAGTTTTGTCAATCAATTGATCTTCTGACATATCTGTCATTCTCACAGTCAAGAATAACCCAATTAACATAGTCGCCAAACTTCTTAACTACGTACCTCTCACCCATTATGGCCCTTTCCCAGCATCCATACTGTGAATTCTGAAATGTTGTCATCATGCAAGTAAGGGTCTAAATCTACATCTCCCCGAATTTGCGTAGCCAAGTCGGGATGCTGCTCGTCTAGCACTGATGCATAAAGCTTACCAAGAGGCCAATCAGGCATCAATACTTGCCTTCGTGCAACCTCACTGAAATATTTCAGCAACTCAAGATTAGTCATTAAATGTCATCCTTAATCACCGTATTCTCCCAGGAATTCGTTAAGCGCATCTCTGAGTTCCTTTGCCTGAGCAACATTGAGATGCTGATCAAAGCTCTTGCAATGAACACTCTCTTCAATAAACAGCCACACACTTGGAATCACATTGGAAGATTCCTGGATTCGAATATTGCCGCCATAGGAAGTAGGAATCTCCTTGTATATGGCAAATCCTCGCTCAGTAAAGTCTTTAGGCATTAAATATCATACATCCTTTCCTGATAGCACTTGTAGCAAATGAACATATAGTGCGTCTCGTCATACAGATCCAGCATGTAAGGATCAATGACCCAATGAGCTTCCTTGTTCGGGCAGTGGGAACAGGTTCCCTGAGCGTCCATATCTTCAGGCACAGTTTCCTGATTGATCTCATCTTCAAGGGCTGCAATGATGCTGTCAAGACGATTCTCAGCCTCAACAGCTCCCAGGAAAGCCATATTCACATTCTGCTCTCCTAGGTAATCACAGACAGAGATGGTCTTGATACGCACAGTCTTGAGTGATGCTGCAAGGTCACGAATATCCATCAGTTGCCTCCCAAGAAGTTAAGCTTCGAGCGGACAATCTCATTGTTCTCCGTCATGTAACTGACCATACCACAACCTAGCCATGTCTCGCCATCCCACTCAAGCCAGATGGAATCCCCGTAGAAGTCCGTCCTACGCTTCAGGACGGGAGTGTAGCCAGTCATGGTGTAGTAGCCGTCCTCCAGCGCTGGGAGAGGCTCAGGCAGCCTCTGAGGCCTTGCAGTGACGGGAATCCACAGATCCCAGCCGTTAACCATGCGGGCAGTCAACATCTCACCACTGTTGCCCGCACGCAGATCTTCAATAGTCTCCACCTCGAACGCGGGGATCAGGTACCTTGCCATGTGGATCTCCTTCCCTAGAAACAAACCAGCTCCATGCCAGTTACCCTAGCATGGAGCTGATTACTTGTCAACCTTCACACGTCGCTGAAATTCATGTCAAGCTTCTCGAAGCTGTACTTTTTGATCCACTCGATCTCATCGTCTAGGCTACAGTTAACCCACTTAGACAATGCAGTATCATAGCGCTGCCAGTCTTCATGGTCTGAGAGCCTACGCCATAGAGAACCTGTCTCACGACTAAGGTAGTATCCGCTGTCTGCCACTTCAGTAACCTTGGCATCCTTGGGGATTCGGAAAGGCCTTCGATCTCCAAGAACAGAAGTGTCGAAAGGAACTAGAATCATGCCGTCACCAGTTCCATCATTGAACTTGTTGTTTTCCTCCCAGTCCGGATAGTAGTCGCCATCAACAGTGTATTCCACCTTATATTTAGACAACTACATCAATCCTTCGAAGCATGTAGTCCTCTTCAGCCACATCCTCATCAGAAAGACTAGAACGCTCCCACCCTCTATAGGCATCACTCCAGTAAAGCCATTTACCATCGAGTCGCTGATACATGGTGCGACTGTCCTCGCAGACGAAGAAACCGTCACTTACAGGATTGGCAATCTGCGTGATCTCAGCATCCCCAGGAATGACAATGTTTGGCTTTCCGGGACCAGGATCGATACGATGGATATTCATTGAAGGGCCGCCATCATAAATGTTATCAAACCACTTGGAACCTTCAGGAACAGTGAGTTTGAAATTTACATCATAGGTCTTATCACTCATCAATGATCTCCGTCCAAATGCTCTTCAACCTTTGGATCCTTCTCAGCCATTTCCCAGCCTCCCTATTCTTAGAAAGCAGTCCTTGCTAATTCCCTCGTCACCATCTTGGAGGAACTTCCAGTCTCCGTGGGGCACACTCCAATAGTACCATACGGCTCCGGTCCGTGTAAACACTTCCCCAGTGCGCTTGTTGAAGTAGTAACCGTCAGGCAGCTCGGGGGGCTTTGGAGGGTCAGGGATCTCCAACTTAACAACGTCGCTCTGCTTTGCTGAGAATCTGGCAGCATCAAGCGAATGAATACGATCGTTGTACCATAGGTATCCTAGAGTGACTTCCCCGGAGTTCGTGCGAAAGTCCTGAACCTGGCAGACTGTGCCATAAAGCGTTCCTGTTGGTCCTCCAAGGTAGTCGCCGTAGTAGACAACCCAATCTCCTTCAGCGTAAGACATTACCACACATCCTCTTTCTTGTAGGTCTCGTAGTGTTTGTAACGGAGTGGCGCTATGGTCCAATACTTGCCAGCCTTATAGGCTTCTTGTGCATCAATCCAGCAATCATCCCACTGGACTTCAGAGAAACCATACTCGTCATACTGACTCTCTGTCAAGCCCTTCTTGTAGCGGAGGCTCAAGGACTTTGTATAAACACCATTATCTAAAGCAACGTGCAGGTCAACCCAACCGCCGTTGACCTGCACTTCACAGTTACTCATATTGAGTTAGTTCTCCGTGTAACGGTAGCGCCACTGAATCGGGTCCTTGAGCAGCGAAATACCCTTGTCCGACACGACAGCCTCACCACGTCCCTGATCCCAGAGAGTCAGAACCGACTTTGCCAGGCTGACAGAGCATGTACGGTCGAGATCCTGTCGCAGAAGCACAGTCGCCTGACGGATATCCGTCGCAGGCTCCGTGATCTCCTCTACCCAAGTCTTGCCGTAGTCGTTCGAGCCCTCGATAGTGAAGAAACCCATTTTATTCTCCCGTCTCTGCGTTGGTCAGTGGTATTACCATACCATGCACATCAAGCTGAGTCAACTGGTCAGACCTTCTCAGACTCGTCCGACTCCTTACCGTAACGGACATCGTAGAACTTGTTCAGAAGGTTCTCCAGGGGAGCCACGAACGCCAGTGCAGTGACATCGGAAGTCAGACCGGCAATCACAGTATCCTCAATGGCCACCTCAAGAGAGGCAATCGTCAGAGCGATCTCGTCCAGCGTCAGCGTAACAGGGTAGTCATTCTCGTTCTCAGTCATTGTATTGCCCCTTTTCTTGGTTGGTTAGCGTGACTTGATGATAGCAGACATCGGGGAGCCGTTCCACTGACGGCCGCGCTCCTCAGTCTTTGGGTCAGTGCTGAAGTAGTGCGTTTGGTAGCCTTCCTGAGCTACCAGGATACTCACCTTACCAGAAGGAGTCTCAAAGCGCCAGACCTCCTTAAGGGAATCGCCTTCATCGTGGCTTCCTGAGCGAGAGTAGCTGATCTCGCCTAGACTGTCCTTGGTTACCTCGTGGCTGAAGTTCATAGTTCCACCTTATCGCTGGTTCCGGCTGGTGTCAAGCGTCTTTACCAAGTTGTTACTCGCCGTAGTTCTCAGCCATGATTCCGAGGAACCGAAGCTGAATAACAATCGCGTGCAAGTCGAGAGGCTGGATAAGAATGGACTGAAGGAAGATCAGGAAGTTCATGAAATTCTCCTTATCACCAGAATTGATAGTTGCTAATGCCTGTAGTCTCGCACACAAACTTGTTGGCGTCAAGCTTAGCTTTGGCCAACGAGGTCGAAGTGTCCTTAATGTAGGAAACCTCATGCTTGAACCAGAATCTTCTAGTCTGATACAGAGTGACCTCCCACCAGTAGTAAGACCTGTATCTATTAATGCCTAGGTTGCCCTTGATTATCCACTTGGGATTATAAGCCATAGTCAGTAGTACCTAATGAGACTGAGAAATACAATGAGAATGCACATGAAGATAATTCCTATATCGAATCCCTGAAGCATGGCGATATCCACCTGATGCTGAGTGTAAGTCTTAGGAACTGCGGTGGAAGCTGTGTATTCCATATTACTCTCTCCAAACTGGAATAGATCCCTTGAGATTAGCCGCACATTGGTCACGGCTGAAGCTGTTCAGGTACAGGTCATCACGGACTTGATAGTGAGAGATCTTGAAGCCAGCAGTCTTCATCTGATCTTCGTAGCCCTTGAACCACTTACGCAGCTTCTTCAGGCTAGGACACCCGCACTTGTAATCTGCTGTCTCCACCCATCGTAGCTCATGCTTGGCTACGATGTCAACATTCCAAGTGGGGCGACTTCGAGCGTGGTCGCTGTACATGTCCTTGAAGATTCGATCTTCGGGAGGGACGTTCCTACAGACTTCATAAGGTCCCTGGCCAGCGTCATTCTCATAACGCCAAAGATCTTTCATGGATAACTCCTCTCACTGATCCTTTAAGGAAAGCAACCTGAGTTCTACTATACCCTACTTCCACCCGCTCATGGGGGATTCTGTAGGTAACGATTTGGAATCCCCCAGCGAGTAGGTCACGGTGAAAGCCATCGAACCAATTCATCAGAAGCTCTCTAGAGGGGCAGCCAGCCACGTAATCGCTGTTGATGCACCAATGCAGTTCATCATTCTCCCACGAGGGGCGAGAACCGTCTCCATGAGCCCCGGACATGGTAATACAGCCGTTCCAGTAGCGCCAAGAGGCATAGGGACCTTGACCCTCCGCATCTTCATAGCGCCATACCGTGACCCTCATTGGAAACCTCCTAACACTCAGGACTTTTAGGAACAACAGCTATCGTGAAACCTTCGTCGTATCCGTCAATGAAGCTGTAGTATATCAGAGTGGAACCATCGCACATCTTTTCTATAGATGTTTTATCTGGACCCTTTAATACTACAACAGCACCTTTTGCGGGATTGGTTGGCGGAACTGATGAGGCTGGAGCTGATGAAGAAGAACATCCCGCAAGACACATTGCGAATGTCACAGTTCCAACAATGGTAGCCTTGACACCAGTACGCATCAGATTTCCTTTACCTCTACCCTGCGGAAATCCTTATAGAACTCTTCAGGGCTATCACCATTCGTGTACTCCTTGATGTCTTGAACACTCCAGTAATTGATTGAAGTATTGATATCTTCGAGAACGTCAAAGATACGCACATAGTGGCCAGGAACAGCAATTACTTTCTTCTTGAGCGTCACAATCAGCTCCCACTCATCGAGATCGAAGAATTCTGCGCCGTCACTGCCAATACTGCCGACTCGAACAGCAGTCTCAATCCCTGACTTCAGAAGGTATTGGGGATTCTTAAACACTTTAACTTCAGGCATTCTTATTCTCCACTCTAATAGTCTTTTCGAATAGATCAATTACTTCGCTGACGAGAGATTCGTCACTGTAAACCCACAGCATAGCTCCTTCGTAATAGGCCGCCCGCCGATGGCTTTCCTTAAAATCAATGGGAATCTGTCTCTTCAGAGCATTGTCAGCGTTCTTATAATTGTCATAAGGCCAATTGTCAAATTCAGGATCACTATCCGATAGATGATTGTCATAGCCCATCGCAACACGCAGAGCGCCGTAGACGCATACGCAGCCGTTCTCATCCTCCAGCTGTCCGCGAGCCAGTCCACGCGTCTTAATGACAGTGAGAGCCTTCTCCAGCACGTCTACAGTTGAAACTTCATCAAACATCAGCAGCCTCCGTAGCATTCGGCAGTGGTCCAGTAAAGCCCTTCCAGTATCTCAACAGCGGCCTGCTCTGTCAAGCCCAACTGAAGAAGCTTGTAGCCGACCGTTAGGTACTCGATTTCAGCACGGTACTTGTAAAAGCCCTCTTCTCCAGGTATTGATTTGATCAAAGCCTGGAACTTCTCGTCGTTCATATAAACCTCCGATGAATGAGACGAGGGAGCGTCATATGACGCTCCCTCTAAGATGTTAAGCCTCGATAATGGACCTGAAGTTTTTAGGAGTCAGGTTTGGAAAGCCCTTCTCAAACTTCTCAAGAGTACTGCTGGCTATATCAGAGGACATTACATTCTTATCACAGTCCCAGCTAGTGAACTCATAAAGAATGTAGTCCGTCCCATTGGCAGCTGTCACTCGTGCTCGGACAAGAGCACGTGAGTGGAGGCCACTGGTGTAATACTCACCAGACTTAGGGTTGAAATAGGATTTTAGAGAGGTCTCAGGATACGTCTCACGACCGCCATCATCCCCTTCTAGCCAGTACTCAACATTCGGACCGTTGGTGTTGATACCCTTCACCACAAGAATATCACTGTCTGTGAAGTAAGAAGTCGTAACACGCTGATCAAGTTTAAACTTAGGAATCATTAACCATTTCCAATCCAGAAAGTAGTAGAGCCGAGATTGATCTCAGTCCAATCATACTGCATATCTTCGGCAACACGCTGCCAATCCATGCAGTAGTAGGGGAAAGTGTTAGTGTCGATATCGAAAATCTCGGACACCTCATCTTCTGCGTACTGTTCGAAATAGGCGTCGTTCACTAGAGTAACGCCGTACTCCCAATCAGAGACGTAAGACTCGGCCTCTTCGGCAAAAGCCTTGAGGTCAGCGAGTTCCTCATCCTCTAGACCAGTACGGCCCTCATCACCCAACTCCTCAAGCTCATCGATACGCTCAGTGATCTCAGTGCTGGAAATGGTGTCACGGTACTCGAAGTCATTCAGGGACATATGTCAGCCTCCAAAGTTGTAATTGATAACGGACTCCCAGTGCTCGGCAAGATACTGCCCGAGCTTGAAAACTTCCTCATCTGAAATACTGCCAGACATCACCGTATCGTACAAGAGGTGAAACTGGTAACTTGGGTCTAGGAGCGCTTGCGGCATCGTCCGGTACTCTAGCGCCAGACGTAGCATGCGAGGCTCTACAGCCCCCATCCCAGCCGCTTCTAGAGGGTACTCCAGGGACAGCCAGTCCGCAACTGCGTCAAAGAAATCGAGGAAGTTGAGGCTGTCGTCTGAATAGAGCATGTCATGCAGCATCGGGTGAAGTTCTCCGCCATCCATCATGTTTCCAACCCTACCATTCACAGTCGTTGCTGTCAAATAGCCCTGCAAGGTACTCTGCGAACTTGAGAACTTCATCCTCAGTCAGGTTGCTTGCCCTCACATAATCGTACACGGCCAAGAGAGGGTACGCTTTGGGGTCTGGAGTACTTGCCAACTCTCTAGGGTATGAGAGTGAGGCTTTGATTCTGTGAGAGTCTCCAGTATAAGGTTTTGATGCTTCATAATAAAGCCAGTCGATAGCTGCATTATACCAATATTGCTCGAATCCTTCATACCACAGCTGTCCTGAGATCATCAGCCTCAGTCCTAGATGAACCTCTGTAATCTCCATGCCTCCATAGTAGCACGTCAAAGCCTTAGCGCAAGACTTGACATCCTTGGAAAGGTGTGGTAGTCTTATGTCATCGATACTTGTGTCGATAGATATATTGTACTTCTCAGGCTGGACCCTGATACGCTTTCGTAGTGCTCTCTAAGCAAAACAAAGTAGAGCGGTCCAGACTACAGAAGCGCATCAGGGTTCAGTCTTTTTTATTGCCCTTTATAATTTAAAATAGCATGACGAGCTTTAACGTTCAGGACGGCTTAGCCTGGTCTCAGCGAGACGAAAGAATGTGCTGGTATGGCCTCAGGGGGCGACCAGCCCCGGAAAACCTCGTAATCCAGCAGGAAATCCGGATGCGCATCCTACCTTCTCAGAGACTTGTCTCCGTGGGGGTAGGGGGCGCATTCCATTTCCTGACACCAGAGGGGAAAAGCGTTGTTAGTATTAAGGTTTAAGTATTAAGATCTAAGGAGAGGTATGCCCTGATGGGGTTGACCAGAGAGTTTATTACAGAGGTAACCGACTGTCCTGTGTGCGGTCAGCCTAAGGGTACCTCTTGCTCTGAGAAGGATGGGACGTTCAGGCAGAAGAACCATTTTGAGAGAATGCATAAAGCCCAAATGGAGAACCTGGATGTAGCTAATAGCTGGAAAACTGACTACATGCCTTCTTGGAAGGTTGTCAAAGAGCATAGTAGCTGTCCTGAGTGTGCCGCTGAGAAGGGGCAGCCCTGTATCGGTGTTGAAGGTATTCATAGAGCGCGTAGAGAAATGTTTTTAGTACTCAAGACGATTAAACATATGGGTCAATGAAAGGAATTAGATATGGCCGGAACTAATTTTGTGGGCAATGTGACCATTGCAGCGGGGGCGACAGTCAATCTGTTCACAGCCGCAAACGGTGGGACAGCGGTACCGGGAGTGTTCTCATTTTCCGGCGTCAATAACGAGGGTGGTCTATATCAGGTCAACTCGGCTACTCCTAACACAGGTGATCCCTCATGGCCGCTGACTGATGTCGCTTCACTGAATACGGGAACGGCTCCATTCTATGTGGAGAACCAAACGTCCGCGTCCGTGACTTTCCTAGTCAGATTTGTGAGTAATGCATGAGTTACAAGAAGTTTCATGACAGAGCCATAGAGCTTGTATACGCATACACTACAGCAGCCGGATTCGGCTCTGGTAAATTGGCTATAGAGGATGTAACCATTGTATGGTTTGCCAAAACATTGCAGAATTGGAAGGCTCTGGTAATAACCTACACTCCAGATAGCATGTACTACGAAGTCACGTACAATGGAGACAGAGGCGAAACCTATATTGATGCGTACAAGAAATTCGACAATGTTTGTGTGCGGGATGATGAGAGATGATGTAAATATCCCCGGCACTTATGCGACACTGAGTTCCAATACATCAGGTCAGATAAGTGCCGGGGATTTACTATTCAGGGAGTATGGTTGGATGAGATCCAGAATTTTCAATCCACGCCTAGAACCGAGACACCTGGAAAAGCAGACGACTCCGAGTGGGAAGATCCTCATATGGGATAGTACTGTCGGAGAGTGGTTTAATTGGGAAAACAAGGGTACTGGGGATAGTGCGGAGTCTCTAGACTCCGAGTGTCCTATAGAGGGCAGTCTTACCCAACAGTAACTTAAGATCCATTCTAAGAAGATGATCATATGACTCCGACAGCAGTAGCTGTTATAGTACTATGCGCAATTACCATGTATCTAGCTGCCACTGTTCAGCAGTATGTATTTGACCGCAGACGTGATGCTAAAGACTTTCTTGAATTGACTAAAGCTCTTTCCGATTCGAAGGGCGTTATCGTGATGCCTTCCTCTTCTGAGGTTACCGATCTCACCAAAGCCATTCACGAGAGCTCAGAGAACGGTAAAGACCAAGCAGCCAAAAATGGTAAGCCTTAGAAAGCTCACAGAGCCAGCGTGACAGCCTTGCAGGAGAGTTATGGGCACGAGTGGCTAGAAGCACGGCAAAAGCCCCACAGGGACTCTGTGGGGCTTTCTTATGCCTGACTCTCAGTCTTCCTCAACTACGCGAATATTTTCAATCTCGTTGTTTCCGCCCCTGCTGATCAGATTCAGCTTGTCGGCAACATCCTCAATGGAGTTCCCTGTCACAGTAACAGTGTGAGGCTCTCCACGACTGTTCTTACCGTGAACTCTGGTTACTTCAGCCTGGACCTGTACCTTTTCGTCTCTGTCTTTCTTACCCATTTTCCCACCACTTCCAACTGTCTGCGTCCCCATCCTTGGCGAATACTGAGGCATAGACACGACGTGCGTTAAGGGGTGCCTCATCGTTTAGATTGCGGATACGGCGCTCAGGAACGTTAGCGCCCTCCAGAGCCTCTAGAATGCGTCCTAAGGGCTCTCCATGAAAGGTCAACGCTCCCGCGACATGTGCTAGCAGGAGTTCCTTAAGATACCCCGCCTCATCTGCATCTAGATTCAGGCGGAATCCCGGCTTTACCGGCTGTACTCTCCAAGCTTCAGCCATCAGTTCCCCTCACTTTCGAATTCCATATCGTAAAGTCTATCTGTCACATCGCACGCCTTGAGGAAAGTTATGTCCCCAATGCTTTCTGCGCATCCCATAGCTCTTAGGATAGTGTCACGCTCAGCAATGGATAGCATGACTGGCTGACGTTCGGTCCAATTATCATAGAGCCATTCCACAAAGGCCGGAATGTTATCGTCCTGGTAGTAAGTGTCAAGCTTAGAGTGCTTGAGGACCGTCTTGGAAAGGTCCGGACGGACACGATCAATAGCATTCGCGTATGTCTGACCGTTTCGCCAGCTGGGAAAAGCTGATTGAAGATTCCCGCAGTAGATCCAGAAATCGTCAATCTCCTTCACAGAGATACGCTCATTAGACAGGTATGTCTTCCTTACATCATCCCAGCTCATGATCAGTCCTCGTCCTCATCGTAATAACCGTAATCGTCGTACTGGTGATCGATGCAGTCGTTACGGCCATCCTCATAGCCAGCCGTCCAATAAGCCATCTCGGGATCAGAGAGGCCAGACGGACGTTGGGGAGTGTCATAGAGGCACTCAGGAGCGTAGGCCAGAGCGAAATTCGCGTGGTCATATCCAGCGTTCCAGCCCTTGTCTCCAAGGTCATCGAGGTAGTCACGAGTATTGTTTCCCTGCTGCGTCGTCATGTCTTTATCCTCTCACTTAGTACAGTGAATGTCAAGCGTAGATGCCGAGTCGCTTAGCGGATTCCAGGAAGGTTGCAAGTGTGAGTGATCTTCATGATTCCCCTTCCGTCGTTCCTGCTGTGACTTCAGTCTCTCACGACAAAGGGCAGGGTGTCAACCACCCTGCCCAAGATCTTTTACTTGTGGCTCCACTTCGTGACGCTCTCTACTACTACAGGCACAGGATTCTTATCGTTCTCGCCTTGAACGTGGACGATGAACTCTCCTCCTGACGTCACGCGCTTCTCTTCTCCGTCAACCTTTACCCACTCGCCAGCATTGAACTTGTCATGAGAGCCCATTTGTATTACCTCTTTCACTGATAGTGTATTGGCTGTAATCCTAGCCATTTATCCTTATGAGGACGACCTGTCTCCGACCATTCTGCAAATGCAATTCCTCCATCAGGCATAAGCAATTGCCCGTTGGTCCATGAGAACTGTAGATAGCCTGGAACTAGAGTCCATTTCTTGCCGCATTCATTGCACTCGATAATAGCGCCTAGCCTGTATTCAGGTTGCTTATGCCTATGATAAGGCAACTCGCACTCATGAGTCTCAGCAGTCGGAGGGCCGTTAGGCCTAGGATCGGGATTACTTACTGTCTTTACTTTTGGTTCAGGCGTCTCAGTGGGGATTGTATCATTAACAACTTTCTTTTTAAATAGTCCCATTCCTTTCCTTCTTACTGTGTCGGCATGGAGCAAGAGGCAGCGATAGCATTCACTACCTCATACCCTTCCGCCTGAGCTAGCTTACAAGCCTCTCGTTCGGCCGTCTCAGGCCTGAGAGAACGTATGGTGTACTTCTGTAGGCGGATCCATGGCCATGGCCACTTAGAGCGCGCTACAGCGACCACAACAACCCAATCCAGTTCCACTACAGCACCAGCCCATCTAAGGCGTGTAGACAGGCCATAGGCACGTTCACGGTACCGCGAGAGCCCATGTCCAACCATGCTGAATGGCCGCTGCTGCTCATCTTCAATAGCCGAAACTCAGTATCAGGGGAAACCTTCCACCAGTCGGCATAGAATGAATAGAACTTCACTCTCATTCGGCATTCCCTTCCAGGCTCTCAGCATAGCGTTTCTGAGCTATCTCATCGATAGCATCATACCATCCGGTGAGATAAGCATCCCAGTCAGCCAGAGAGTCAAACCAATGACTCTCACGCGGCTCAATGCTAATATCTCCGGAATAAGCAGCGCCGTAACCTTCCTGCTTACCCAGTTCGTAAGGAGTGTCCATTAGTCCTCATCCTCTTCAACATTCTTAAGAGCGTGCATCACAACGCCATGATTAACAGCTACCATGGCATGTTCAAGAGAGGCACGCGGAATGACCATAATGGTAGCCTTATCTCCTGCCTCTTCACACATTTCCGCTGCCAGCCTCTCAGCGTCGTTGTGATCCATCCAAGCAGGGGAGGGAGTGCCCTTGAAAACAAGGTAGCACTTTTCATCAGTCATAAGATCCTCAAATTTGAATGCCATTGTCATTCCCCTTTCTTTTGTGGAGCGGTATTCAGAGTTTCGAACTCTCATCCCAGTACTAGAATGCGTCCCAAGTGATTCACCAAGATGGTACTATCTTGGTTTAACCTTGACTGGAATACCGACTGGGTAGGCTCTCCCTAGTTTGCAGAATCTGCCGTCCAGCTCAATGACTGGCATCACCCGAGGAGTATTATCTGATTCTTGGCCTTTACTGCATTTCTAACGGACTAGCTCAATGAATTCAGCGAAGTAGTATTCTACCTCTTGCAATCCCGCTGAATGCCCGTGTTCCCATGCCAGGTGAGACAGGAGTGAGTATTTCGGATGTTCCGGAGAGATATCATACTCCTCGCATAGATCAGACCAGAACAGTTGGAGCAAACGCCCTTCCTCAGCGTCATACTCCCGACGCATCTCTGTCGCACTCTCCATTCCCCTGCTAGGAAATGGCTTTGAATTCTTGTATTTCGAATAGTCCATTACGCCACCATTTCCATCAGCCAGTGTGCCACGGTCCGGAAGGAACGCGCGTCAATCGACCAGTCAGGCACTCCGCTTTGCAAGTCGAGTCCGTCCCGAGAGCAACTCTCATAGCCCGTTCCGACCAGCGTAGAGACGTAGTATGACGCTCCGAAATATTGACCGTTGGGAGTAAAGTCAAAACGCCGGTCATAGAACTTGACGAGAGGCTTACCGTTGTCGGCATCATGCGTCAGCAGTGCGCGAAAGGAAACACCATTGACCGCAATGAAATCATAAATCTCATCCATTGTATTACCGTCCTTTTCTTTAGGCAATTGAACCGGGGAAGGTAATTCAGTTAGTCCTGATCGGCCCAAGCATCGAACACGAAACCCTCACTTTTGAGGCTGTCCGCAATCCTCTCTGCGAGTGTCTGAGTAGGAATGTCGCAGATGAACACATACGCTTCCCCTTCCGGCTGCTGCGGCTCTATGAGAAAGTAAACGGTCCACATAGTGTGTCCTCTCTACCTTTGAGAGCCTCTCTCAGGCTCTCAGAGCACGTGAGTGGAGGTATGACCCTCCTAGCCGCTCAACAGCTCTCACGCTCCCTCTGTGAGGGTTAGTCCCGGTTCATTACCAGCGCGTAGATTTCACGCTGCTCATCCTCGGTGAATCCGTACAGATGAGCCGTCTTCTCCGTGCGCTCTCCAGTATACACGTGGATATCCGTCTCCTCAATGTACCACACGTTGACACCATCCGTAGGCTCAGCGGACGTTTCCGATGCGTAGAAATTCTGTCCGTGGCCATTGAGCAACTGAGCAGCCGCATAAACGTCCGTGGCAGGGATCCACGTACCGTGCCACTCTTCCCCATCATCAAAGCCGGAGTCTTCCGACCAGTCCCCAAGATCTTCGAGATAGTCAGCCGTATCGAAGTCCTCGGAGTAGGAATCTTTCAGATTGGGCTCATCCTCATACCATTCCCAAGGGTCGAACTTGCTGATGTGAACGGTGATCATGCCCATGATTTGATCTCCTTTGTTTGGTCCGTCATCCCTTGCTATGTCTCTATCCTCTCAGTCAGCCGGACCCATGTCAAGCGGTCCGGCTGACCAGTTCCAAGATCTTTAATACCGGCTGACTTCCTTTACAGCAGCAGCCAACTCGTCAAGATCTTGATACTGACGGATGTCATCCCACGCTTGCTCATGGTTCGAATCCCAGCAAAGCAACTCTACAGAGTCGTTGTCCGAGTAGCTACCATACCCGAACTGCCTCACAGACAGTGTATAGCCGTTGGGGAAGTCAAAGCACCAATAGCGCTCGCTTGAAGGGTTGCGGGGGATGTAGCGCACCCTGTAGGTAGGCATGCGGCCCGAGTAGAGCTCTGCCACGTCGCAGAATTCATGCCAGTCAGCAGCACACGTCACCAGCGGATACATGGGCATGCTGATCACTCCTCTCTGTACCCATTGTGGATAAAACTCTGCTCCTATGTGAATGTGAGTCTGACTCATGATCAGCTTTCCAGAGCGTGAGTGGTGGACGTTTCCAGGGATGACGGGAGAGACGATACCTCATCTATCGCATCCATAATCTCACTGAAGCTCTGGTAAGCGCGGACGTCATCCCAGAGGTAATCACGTCCCTTACCCCATGCCCAGAGCTCTGCCGTGTCCTCAGTGGAGTATGCGCCCGAACCGGGACGACCCCAGAGAACAGACAGGGTGTAGCCGTTGGGGAAAGTCAGTTGCCAATTGTCCGCACCTAGCGGGTTTGTCTCGTGCTCCACAGTGAAGGGAGGCAGCGAACGGGAAGACAAGTCGAAAAGCTCAGGCAGGTTCTCAAACATGATCCTTTATCCTCTCTGTACCCATTGTGGTGTTCTAGTTCTCTCGTTTCAAGTTGGCGATGTGCTCGTCTACAGCTCCATTGTGCAGCACCGTACCATCCGAGCACAAGTGGTACGGGTCAAAACATTTCTGACACGCCCTCACATGGCTGTTGTACATGTCCTTACGGGTGATCCGAGGATAGTCCGTCATCGTGACTCACCTGCCTTTCCCAAACAGCCTTATGCTGGCCGTCCCACCATCCGTCTATGTACTGTTCCCACAGCTCTTCATTGTCGAAATCAGCTTGGGTTCGCTTCGTGAATCTTTCACCGGCTGCGAACGCGGTAAAGCTCTCACCAGCGCGGGCCTTCCACGCTGCATAACCCTCTGACTTGCCCATCTCATAAAGCTCAGGCAGGTTCACAGACATGATCCTTTATCCTCTCTATTTGGGGATTTCCCCATTGCACGGACAGTTATCCCACACCACGGGTCAACCACTCGTCAAGATCACGGTTATCCCACGCGTCGGGTACGGATCCACCACGGGTCAACCACTCGTCAAGATCTTCGAATGCCGAGATAGCATCGATGATCCATGCCGCGTACGACTCTGCATCGTTCTGGGCTTCCGCAGTAGCGATAGCCTTACGGATAGCCTCTAGGGTGGCGTTAGGGTCCATTGGGTCATCCTTCCGGTAGTCTGTGCCAGGTAGGGCGGGAAAGGCTCTCAGAATCGCTCTGTGAGGCTCTGAGAGCCAATCTCGTTCGGCCTAGTGTTGCTACATCTTGGTACCGCAGTACAGACACACGGTGTCGCGTCCCTGCTTTACCGGCCGACATCCCAACGTCACACAGTCGGGCGTAGGCAGGCTGTTGAGCGTGTCATGATTCTGCTGAGAGAGTTGACCCTGAATGTGCTTGTCTCCTCTGTGCTTTCCCTTACCGAACATTTCTGTTCCCCTTTCAATTAGACATCACTACGGAGCAGATTCTCAGGATCGGACTGCTTCCGGATCCCAATCTTCCGACTCATCCTCTGAATCGTCGTCCGAGTCCTCTTCTCCGTCACCCCACACGGCTTCAGCGATCGTGTCCCAGTCAACCGACCCCATGAGGTCAGTCAGAATGGACCACGCGAAATCATTGACGCTGTTCTCGTCACACTCCATTTCGAACCACTCACACAAAGCCGTGCCAGCGTCCCACGTGCGCCCCGCCCGCATGTCGTCACGGATGATGTCCCGTGCATTCTCGTAAAGCGCTTCGGTATTCTCGATCCAAAGGCTGATCTTGTCAGTGGCGCCATTCGACATGTTAGTTACCCTCCGTCACGGTGCCCAAGTCATTCGGGAAAACATTGTACACATAGCCGCCCTCCGTGATTTCACGCCTGATCAGGCTAGCCGCGCCATACACCTTGTCTGCGAGAGCCTGAGCAACTTTCAGGTGAGCGTCCCGTGCTCCGTGATCGTACGGCAGGGTCAGTTGCCTGCCATCATGACGCGCAGTGATCTTGCTGCCCTGAAAGTCGATGGGGCCGTAGTACCGGGTGCGAATCGTCTTGGCCATGATCTAGAAATCCCCTTCCGAGAAACCCTTGACACTGTACACGTCGTACGCGTCCCCACACCCGCCCAGTTCGGTCACATAGACTTCCCAAAAGCAGGTTTCCAGCTCTCCCGAGTCTACCTGACTCTCAAGCAACTCCGCAATCCAGTCGGCGACATTGACCGCGTAATCACGTCCAATCGGGAACGATTCGTCAAGCGCGCCTAGGTAAACCACGTCCAAGGTATACGCGTTAACAGCGTCCGACTCAAGGTCGATACGGTCCAAGACGTTGCCCTCACGCGCCCGCATTTCCACATACGCCCGAGTCTCGTTACTGATCGTGCCGTACGGCATTTCGTGGTCTCCCTTGCTCTAGTGGTCCAACACAACCCAAGTTACTCCCTAGCCGTTAGGCTGTCAAGTGGGGTTTCCTGGGCTCTGCAAAGCCTCTAGCGCTCAGTACTCGATTTCCTCAGCGAACATCTCACGATAGCGATCTAGCACTTTCAGAACGGCTGTCAGAGACTCGATATAGTCTGTGTACGTGCGCCACATGTCGCGCGGCCAATCATTCCCACGGATGCCGTCCGGCTGGTAAGCTCTGAGCGTCTCAACAGCATACGTGTCTTCCGGCTCAGTGGCGCACGTGCGGAACTCAGGCATCCACACGTCACAGTCAAAAGCTAGCACTTCGCACAGAGCGAAACGCCACTCTTGGACACTGGCGAAATTGTCGTACTCGTCCCAGTTCAGCTTAATCTCATCCATGATATTTTTATACACGTCGCTCATGGTTACAACTCCTCAGAAACTCACGGTGCGCCAACGGTTCATACGCTCACTCGGACGGTACATCAAAGGCTTGTGGTCCGTCTTCATTTCAACCGACTTGACAGCCTTGCCCGTACCGCGCGCTGCGCTCTTAGTGACCTTGACAGTGGTACGCACAGTGACTTTGACGCTCTTGCGCACAGTCTTCCGACCAATGCGGCGCGCGGTACGGAACATGATCTCTCCCTAGTGAGTGCCTTTGTCCTTACAACACCCATCCTAGCCGGTCACGGACACCTGTCAAGTATCCGTGACCAGACCGTTATACTAGACGCTGGCCAGCGTGAGCGCATCACGGGTGAGGACCAGCCGACGCGCGGACCGGCCGTTGACCATCGTGCGGGAAGCGCCGTTGACCGTGATCAGCCCAGCCTTACGCAGAGCCTTGACCGTGGCGGACGTGATGCCCTTGACGCTGGTCGCTCCGCTGTTGAGCACGTAAACCCGCTCGCTGTTGATCATGTCGAGAGCCTTACGCTGCGTGTCACTAACACGGGAAGCCATGGTGTTAACTCCTTATGGGTTTGAGGTCACGTTGTGTGTCCTCTGAGTGCGTGATAAGACTTTGACATCTTATCACGCTGCCGCTTAGTCGGTAAGCGGCTCAACCGTCAGATCAAACACATTCGCGTAATTCGTATTACGGTAGGGAATCCCACTAGAGTCGCGCTCCACTAGCACTTTGGCACTCTTGCCCAATGACGGACCATTGAGTACTTCGATGAATGTAGCCGTGTCCCCACGAAAGTCCGTCACCGTGTCGCCGGTCAGAACGACCCTGCCATCCTTGTCAGTGACCAGGTAGACCATCAGCGCGCATCCGTGGCGTACTCGACAGGCTCAGCCGGAACGGTGACGCTCTCGCCAGTCCCAGCCGGGTACAGCTTAACGAGCTTGGCCATCTCACGCTCGCGCTTGCTGCTCTGCGGACGACGGACAGCACTCTTACGGTTGGTCATTTCAAAGCCTTTCGACGTAGTTACCCTGTCGCATGGAAGCTACAGGACAACCCGCACGACGTCAAGTAAAGCGGTCAATCGTGCGGGAAGTTCCGTATCCTCAGCAGTATTGAGCCGAGTAGTCGTCCGCGTCCACCATGCCCACTAGACCATAGCGCGTGGTCTGATAGTCCTCCTCGAAACCAGGATAGTCGTCATCCTGGTATCCGTCATCATCGAACGTGTCTGAACCGTAGGGGTCGGTGCCCATGGCGTCGTAGTACATTTCCCACTCGCGCTCACGGTCCAGCTGATTCATCCGCAAACAGCTTTCCGCCGCATCGCCCAGAGAGTAGACCACAACATCCATGGCCCAATCTCGGATGTACACACCTTCCACGGTATCACGGATTACAAACCCGATCAGCCATGGCCTGATCTGATAACGCCCCATTCCTCACCTTCCGTAGCAGTCGATGTACTCACTGTACTGCTCACTGTCGCGCCGGTCAAGCTCTGAGACAGACAAACCTTCGTACTCTGCCTCATGCACTCTACAGAGCGATTCGTCCCAATCCTCGGCATCGGGGTCGGTACACCACGGGCACATGTTCACCTTTCCATCCCTTCCGTCGTCCTTCCCTGCTGAGAGCAATACTGGCACAGGGTCAAGGGGATGCGCAAGTCACGGTTAGGTAACGGCCCTAGACCTCCCCAAGGTGAGCGTACGTGACGCGCGATTGTCCTCCGCATACTGACAGCTGTCAATACTTTGGACTGAGTTTCTTATTACCGTAGAGTAATAGCCTCTGACCTGCATGTTTCGTATAGAGCAGGGGTGACCTGGGGTACCTGGGAAGGGGGTCATAGCCTCTATGGTGCCTCTCTGGCCTTTCTCAGGCTCACTACTCAGAGTGACTGATTCAAACTGCTATACGGTATGGTGCATATTCATACAGCTAATTAACTATGCAGCTTGATGCATGATCATTCATAAGGTGCCACTTGTGATCTTGATGCCTTAGGGTGTAAGCTCACAAGGTAAGCGCAACTGTTACGGCAGAAAGGATTATCATGGGAGAGCGAGAAAGGCCAGTGCGCAAGACTCCGCCACGCGCTGTGAGCGGACAGTTTGAATCCACGGATGTCATTGACGCTGAGATCAATTCTGTGTCTGTAGAGCGTAAGCCGGAAGGGGAGAGGCTGTTAGATGAGACTCTAAGCGCTGTGCGTGACTATGTGGCTATCGGGGATGCGGAGTCGGTGGCTATGACGCTCTACGCTGCTGCTACGCATGCTGCTTCGTCGTTCCGTGCCTTTGGTCGACTGTTGTTCAACGCTGAGACTCACGAGTGCGGAAAGACTGTAGCCATGATGACTACGGCTCACTTGTCTGCCAATCCTGAGGATTGCGATGGTACTAGCTATGCAATTCAATCAATGTTGGCTGAATATGCAAATGCTCCTGAAAAGGGCCGTCCGACTCTCTACCTTGATGAAATCAATCAGGTATTTGGTAAGTCTGGCCTGAATGGCTCTAGCAATCCTGTCGCTAACATTCTGCGTAAAGGTTACAAGTCTGACGCTAGAGCCAAATGGTCTGTGAATCGCGTGTCTGAGGAGTACTCTACCTACACGCCTTTCATTGTTGCTGGCAATGGTAATTCTGTTCCGGTGGACATTCGTTCTCGCGCTATTGTTATTCAGTGCGTGCGTGGTATCCCACGGTTTGAATTGGAGGATTACGGCTCTGAGGATAGGCTTAAGCGTATTGGCAGGTCTCTTGGGCGGGAAGTGCCTAGGCATCGTGGCGCGTTAGAGGAATTCCGTGTTCCCCGCAACGAGATTCCTGGAATGAGTGCTCGTAAGGCTCAAATTTGGCATCCTTTGATGGCTGTCGCGTTGCACGTCGGTGGTGAGCGTTGGTTTGGTATGGCGGTTCAATCGTTCCGTGATCTCAATTCAACAGCGGATGCATCGGAAGTCCTTTCGGCCGATCAGCAGACTCTCAAGGAATTGTGCGATTTCATTGCTGAGTACGGCTATGAACGTAAGGATTTCATTCCTGGTCTTGAAATGGCTGACGAGTTGTGCCTGTTGAGCCGCTTTGAGGGGCGTACCGCTTTGAGTGTCACGCATGACATTGCTCGCGCAATGCCCGTTAAGGCTATCAAAAAGCGTCCCAACGGCAATGACGCTCCCGCATGGGGCTACTATGCCGCATGGGTTATGGATGCTTGGGAGGCTCAGCGGCCGGTCGCTACAGCTCTCAGCGTGAGCTTTGTAGAGCGTGGCGCATGGGGTGAGTAACCGGTACATCCGGTACATCCGGAACATGCCAGGTCAGCGCATTGATCGTTATAAACATCCGGAACACCCTGGAGATTCTCCAGGGTGTTTTTATCATGATGGATGATGATGCTGACCGGCTGAGACGTGCTGCTGACTACCTAGAGGCCCTGTGAGCGATTCTGAGAGCCTTACAGCCTCATCCTGGCACTTGGGTAGGCTTACCTCATTGGATCTTGCTAGAACGGCTCTGAGAGGCTCTCAGAGCCAGTCGGCGCAGCAGACTGCCAGCGGGCATGCCAAAGAAGCTCTGGGGTAATCCCAGAGCTTCTAAGGGGTACTGCGGTCGGTTACGTTAGATTGTCGCAGCAGGGAAGGAACAGAGACGCGTAATCCGCATTGGCGTCGCACTCCTCATGCCATTCGGGAGTACCGGACTCGTTGTTGTCGCTTGCCACGTCACCCCAGACAGCCATGTTCACGTCATGGCGGTTGTCAGCATCGATCATCCACGGGTCATCGTGGAAGCGCTTAGCCTCTCTAAGAGCCTCACAGTGCCTTTGCGGCATACCGTCAGGGTCACGGTCTGTGAGGCTGTTACACTAGCTTACTCGTAATGCGGAGTGTACTCCGGGTAATCCGCTCCGGGCGCGTCATCGATGCACACGCTGTAGTCGCCACCCGAATAGATCACGGATGAGGACTTGCCCGTGTGCGGGTACTCGACTCGCAGCGCGTCACGCACAGACTCAGCGTCCGCAGTAGTCACCTGACGGCTCAGAACGAGTCTGCCACAGTCGTACCACCATCCGCCCTCTTCCGGACCGCCGTACGCACGGTCAACCTCATAGACGTTCACGAAAGTGAAGCCGGGCGCGTACTCAACCGTGGGACCGTCTTCGGTCGATTCGCTGTAGGAATCTTCGTAGTCAGCAATGTCGTCATACTCGCTCATGATGTTCCTTAGGGCCGTAGGACGCTCCTATAGCGCCCCGGAGTGTCTGAGTGAGGGTATGACCCCTCTAGCCGCTCAACGGCTCTCAGACAGGCTCACAGAGCCTTAGACGTCGTATGCGCCCCACCGCGTCTCAACGGTGCCCAGGTAGTCACTCGGAGCGCTGTTGCGGCCCCAATGCACTCCGCAGATGTCCTCATGCTGTCCGGTGTGCCCGTTGTCCAGAATGCACGCAGCGTCGTTGCCCAGGTAGGAATGCACCGAACGGCACCCGCTGTTGCGCGCATGGCGCGTCAGATTCCTGTCATACGCTGCCTTGACCTCTCCGCGCATGATCTTCCGGCCGTCACCGTGGTACGGAAGGATCATCATGCGGTCGCGCGAATCGCTATCCCATTCATTGATGTACGCACGCGCGTCACGTACAGTCAGGAATGAGGCACACGCGCCACCGGTCCAATCCTGCACTTCGAAGCGATAGCCGACCGGAAAAGCCAGCGTCAACGCGTGATCCATGATCTCAACGTCACCAGCCGGGGCGTTCACCTGGTCCCACGTGCCCAGAGCCTTACCGCAGTAAATGCACGCCTGAGAGCCGTCCGACGCTTCGAAATCCTCTACGCCTGTGGACGTGTCCAAGCATCCTCCGCAGTAGTACGACGCTTCAAAGCCGTTCCACTCATTGCTGACGCGGTAGCCGAGTTCCATGATCTTGCCTTTCAGTCGGTCGGTGCTGGCAGTCCTGAATCTAGATGCTGCCCATAGGGAGGTCAAGCTGATTCATGAAACGCGATAAGACTGTGACCAAACCGCAATCTTACATGCCAGCCAAGCTCGCAGAGCCACGCTGAAAACCTCACAGACCATCCCTAGCCCAGATATGCCAAGAGGCACCCTAGAGCGTCTAGGGTGCCTCTCAGAGCCGTACAGAGCCTACGCGAAGCTAACCCGCGCCGTGCGCTCCGGACCGAACACGTCCGTCATGCGCTGCTCATGCTGAGCGTTCAACGCGGCTTCTACGTCATAGGCCGCTTGCTCGGGACTGTGATGCATGATCTGTCCGGCCGCATCCCTGACGTAGCCCCCTGACATCAAATCCCTTATCATCCACGTGCCATCCTCCGCAGCGTCCGCGCGGTAGCGAAACCAGACCAGTTCATCCATGATCGGTCCTTTCCGGTAGGGAGCCATGAGCGTCTCACAGACCCCGCCACAGACAAGGATGGTGTAGCCAACCGAAGCATCATCGTAATCAGATCGTTATGATCGTAAGGTTCTAGGGAGGTCAACGGCTCTTACTCATCTGGTGAGTAAGAGCGGCTAGATACAGTCATCAGAGATCTGATATCCCCATGAGCAGCGCTATTGCACTATCCATGTATATCAATGAATGAGCACAGCTTGTATCAAGAAACGTACATAGTCCTAGGTATGAGCACAAGTCATAGTTCTGGTATGTTTTCAATACCATTGCATATACGAATGTGATATCACATTAAGGTGTATTGAGCAGAGGTATTCAAACCACTACTAAAACAGAACCCTTATGAGCACAGCGCTATACATATAGACCTAGATATAGACCTATCCATAGACATATACATGCCCAGTGAGCAGCCCTGACAGCCTGCCCTAGATATAGCCCACGCGCCTCGCGCGCCCATACAGAGAGCCCGTCAGCACAGGCATACACACGCTAGGGCTACACCTAGCCCTACACCTATCCGCACCACCCCGCGCCTTACCTACACCTATCCGCACCACCCAATAGTAAGGCACATCAGCACACTGTCATAAGGCCATTGACCACTACATATAGATCCCCAGCACATACAAACCACTACATGTAGTCATTGACCAGCCACTGTGTACATTCACACCTATATATACTCACTGCATACACACACTGAGACACCTATATACATCAGCCTACTTACATACACTCCCGAACGGTCGTGAGGTACACACTCTCATGTCAGCCTGCTCATACTCTGCTCATCTCATCACCCTTACACTCCCGAACGGTCGTGAGGTACACACTCCATACAGCGCTAGCGCTACATATTCTTATATCCACATCCATACATACACAGTGTGGCAGTACCATGGCAGGGCTAGGATGTCAGAGGGTTGACGTAGGAGGGGCTTATATCAGGGTCCTGAGCCCAGAGGGAGGGGCGGTTTTAGCCGCCGGAGTATTTTTAGGATCTTGCTTCGATTGATTTAGGTGTAATTGTGTATATTAGGAACTTGATAAAATGATTAAGATCAGAGCATGAGTGTTCTATTATCGAACAAAACCATTGAGAATTCGTCTTGTGCACTGTAAAGTATAGGCTAAACGTTCTATTATCGAACACCAGACTGCTATTTAGGCTTAAATCCTGAAAATCTGCCCCTCTACTAGGTTGACAAATGACAAGCAGCTGTGGTAGTCTTGGAGCTTGGACAGCTGATAAGGAGGCACTGTGAGTGGTGTAGGCGAGAGCGACCTGCGAGAGGTTGAAGAGGCTGCTATGGCCGTTTTGGAGGTGGATGGCATATCTGTGGATTGGAATACTGGGCAGTTGCACAGGGCTGGCATGTTCTCTGTCAAGGAGGATGTCTTGATGACTGGTGATGCCTATACCAGCGATGATTTAAGCATGGTTCAAGACATGGAATGGTTCTATGAGACTTCCCCGCTGGCATTCGGGGCTTTCGACTGCTATGAAGAGGCCAGATTTTGGAGCCATCCTTGAAAACCGTGCATCTTACTGTCCTGATCGATAGGGCTGGGGACCACTACTACGATAGTCACTATTGTGACGGTTGTGTCCATAACTGTCCCCATGACGGCTGTGCTGCTATGAATTGAGTTGACATTATCCTCAAGGTGTGCTATAGTGGTATCAAGAACCGGATGGGCCTGGGAAATAAGACAGTCCGAGGATACTCGTGGGTATTTCCATCACAGCCCTTTGGATAGGGGCTTCAGCAGTAATTTATTGGCTGTGTGCTTCAACCGGATCCCCCCTACTGAGACTCTATGTCTGGCTATGGGTTAAATCTCACATGAGACTATGGAATGCCCAGTACAGGCACAAGCTCGCTTATCAGGAGGAAGAGGATGAAAATGCCTGAGACTATTGACTATGTAGCGTTTCTCCGATTCGACCGAGATGCGTCAACTACCTCTGACGAATTCATGGCCAAAATTATCGTGACAGCCAGTATAAACAAGGCTGCCTTAGGGGTTGGCCTTAAAAGCGGGATCGCTGAACTTGACTTCAGCATTGTTGAAGGCCAGGAATGGAACGAGATCAAGCGTATCGCTTTAGAGACTGGCGGAGTCGAAATCATAGGGATCTATCGTAAAGATGAGATCGATGAAGAAGAGATAGCAGTCTACAATGGCTGATTCTACGAAGGCGTCTTGCGGCAGATGCAGTTCGAAATGGACTGGGATGGGACGTTGTCACTGTGGTGGCTGCCATCAGACATTTGCGGGACTGAAAGCTTTCGATGCCCATCAGGTTGGAGGCAGTCCGTGTGTGGATCCAGCCCTGCGGGGTATGGTAGAAGTAAGCAAACCGTGGGGCATTATGTGGAGCTTGGGTTCCAACCCTTATGAAAGACTCAATGAAGATTAATTGGAGATGAGAAGTGAAGAAGCTTGTCTACAGACTCATCTTCATGCTGGATTACATCCCCCGCTATGGACGTACTTACACTATGCGGCCCGGGGATGAAGGAATAAGCTTCGGCAAGCCTGTTTGGAAATTCATGGGCACTGGCCTATGGGGATACAACATGCTTGACCATTTGAATCTTCTCGACGCGGCTTTAAAGCAATTATATGGCTCCGTTGATGAAATAGACGAGGGGAAGGCGCCTTCCCCCATTCCTAAAAAGGAGAAATAAAACAATGTTCAACACTAAAGCAATCAAGGCCGATCTGGAAGCCAAGCTGGCTCAGGTCAAGAAGGATGCAGAGAAGGCCGCTCAGACTCTGAGGGACCGTGTGGCGAACCTGGAGAAGACAGCTGAGGCTCTTGTCAAGGCCGATGCTCCAGTTGTGGCAGCCGATATTACCAAGATTGCAGCCGATCTGGCAGCCGTCGTTACCCGTGTAGAGGCTCTAGAGGCCACTGCCAAGGTTAAGGGCCTCCAGGAAGCTGCAACAGCCGCTGCGAACATCACTAAGGCAGCCAGCAAGGCTAAGGCAGCCAGCAAGGTTGAGGTAGCAGCACCAGCAGCAGAGGCTGTAACCGAGAAGGCCTGATATTGACAACGGAGAAGGTCCCTGGTACCCTTGAGGTACTGGGGATTTTTCCTTTTAAGGAGCATGATGACTGACAAGAGAGCCCAGAGCAACAAGGTAAGAAGTCTTGAGAGCAGAGTGAAGACCCTGGAAAAAGGAATGCAGGCTCTAGCAGAGGCGTACTGGTCTCTCTATAGGGCCTACAACGCTAATATGCTGTATTTGGAGAAACATGGCATATTGCCGCCATCCCCGCCTCCAGCTATTCACACTCCTGCCCATAATTAAGGAGAAGATATGTGCTTAGATGAAGAAGTTGTAATACTAGATATCCCAGAAGCAGAAATGCTGAAACGTTCAGACGATCCCTGGAAGGATGAGGAGAGATCGGACGGCAATTTCGGCCACTGTGGAGCCCACATCGTACACATCTACAAGATTCCAAAAATGATCCCTATCGGGGAACCCGATAAGGTCAACGGTATTCTGTGGCAAATGTCCAAGGAGTCTGATACAGAGTTTGAGTATGAAGTAGATGTTCTCAAGCATCACTCTACTTGTGACGAGCTTCCGTACGACGTAGAATGCGCTTTAGATGCTCACCTGTGCCACGACGGTTGGCGTGAGCTGTTGGAGTCAACCCAGTTCATGGAACCCTTCACAGAGACTCCTGAGGGCTTCTGGAAGGTATGGGTGTGCTGGGAGAAGTCTTGGGTGGACAACTGGAGTCACTGGGGATGGGACTATAGTGCGTACCTGGACTTCACCAGGATAGACGGCAAGGAATATGAAGCCTATGTATGAGGAAGTTACAGGAAGATCAGATGATAGAACTCCCAATGAGCAGGACATGCTACGTTCTATCTATACTGAGAACCATCAGTATCAAGTGTGGGTGCACAGAGAGATGAAAGGCAACTTCTTACATGAAGAAGACGCTAAAAAGGCAGCAGCTCACATCTGGGAACACAAGGGTTACGATACAGTAAGATTCAGGTGGGAATCTCCTGTCTCTAATATACTATTACTGGAGATCCAATCCCCTGCTGGGGACAGATGGATGACTTCAGATACTTTCATAGTACAGATAGACGTGAAAGTCTACAACTAGCAAAGGACCAGCTGATATCAGCTGGTCCTTTTACATCTTCATGGGGTTCCATCGGGATTAGCCCAAGAGAGACTGCTCAAGACAGTTGATTTATAAGACACTATGGCCTTCTTCGTCATCATCTGCCCTGTCCATAAACGAGCAAGTTCCCTACCCAGGGCATTAATCTCTTCCTGGGTAGGGTCCTGCTCTGCAAAACTGTCCACTGAAAGCTGCATCACCATATAAATGGAAGGCAGCTCTTTTGCTACATCTAACTCAGAAGTTTCCATATTCACTACTAACTAAAAATTACCGTACCCGACTTGTAGAGTACGAATGTTCATTTCTCTCCACAGTCTTACAATCTGATCACGATCATCCAAAGCGAACAGTACATTGTACTTACCGCGAATATGCTCATTGAATAGATCGTACTTTATGTTGAAGTCTGGCCTTTCACCATCTTCGTCTGCCCTCATGAGCAAGGTGCTGTCCATCTCGTCCAAGAAGAAGGCTTTTGCGAGCCACTTCTCAGTCTTGGCCTTGACAGAAGGAGTTCCTTTACGCCCTGACAGGAAGAACACCTTGATAGGCGCGCCTCCTGCATCACGATAGGCTAGATCCAAAGCCCAGACTATCGAAGATACAGTGTTGTCTACAAGATCCGTGTCGCATTTTTCGGCATCATAGGGATCTCTGCCATTGTGAATAGCCAAAGTACCGTCCAGGTCCACAATAATGGCATCAGGAAGGCCTCTAATCTTGCTAACCTTCTCCACCTGAGGCCATACGTTCATGTAAGCCTCTGACAGCTTCCATTTACCTATACTCTTTGCCATACTCCTGATGACAGTTTCCCCAACGGGATTGTCTCGGAGAGCGTCTTGCTCAATGCACTTCTCGACGTTAACGTCAAGCAGACTGATCACCTTGAAGGAAGCTCTGCCGCCAATTCTGCGCCTGAGCAGTCCAGGGATCTTAGCATGCAAGTGTGTATTGTCTACGACAACATCCTGACCCTCCTCTACCGCAGCTTCTACAGCAGACAGCATCGCCTCGATAGCGACCTTCTCCTTCTGCTTCGACCAAGATGCTTGACTTGTCCAGCCCATCATCTTGCGAGTGTCGTCAAGATTCACTCGCAGTGCGTTAATCTTCTTAGCCACAGTACTCTTTCCAGACCCAGGCAAACCGCAAAGCATAGTGATTTCAGGCTTAGCCATTGTTTAAGTTCCTCTCTGCTACAGCTAGACACATATTTATAAAATCTATTAAAGAAGGCATAAAGAAAGGCCTGCCATCACTGTCACCACTGGTTTCTTGTTCATGGTTTCAGTATAGCAGGCCTTCTCTGATCGGTCAACTGTCAGCTGCGAATGGCTTGGTAGCTGCTGGCTTGAACAACTTCCAAGCCAGCTCTTCCAATTTCTTGTTATTCTGGTCTAGAAGGAAGAATAGTCCAGGCCTTACCAGGTTATATTTACTGGCTACTAGAAGAGCAAACTCCTTGCGATATTCCCCTGCCACAGGCAGATGGTCTCTATTGAAGTCAAGCTCTTTCAAAATATTGTCGAATGTTTCATTAACATGATCAATGTAGTCGTAAACATCTTTGATAAGACTGTTATTTACACTTATTACCCAGTCACGAAATTCATCTGGGACATTCTCAAGGTATCCATAGAGGTCCAATCCTTGAGATACAACTTCCCAGATTGTTCGTTCTGTGCACCCTGTGAGTACTTTGTGCAACCGGAGGTAGTCCCCCAGCTTAATCTTACAGCGAGTACCGCTGCTGAAACGGATAACATAACCTTCTGCTTCAATACCAGAAGTGGTTTCGTCATAATCTGATCCTTCACCAAATAAAATGTTTACATCGGCCATGGTTTGAAGATCGTCTAGACTAACACCTTGAGGCTCGAATTCAGGAACACTGCTGCCTATAGGGTTCCAATCATTCTTGACGACTTGATTCAAGACCTCCTCCCCTGTAAGATTCCAGTAAGAAGTTATAAGAACCAAATCTTCACGGCTACCATAGTCTACCACAATGCGATTGTCTGGATAGATTATCTCACATACATAAGTGTAGTCTACCAGCAAGGGATTGAACCAGCACCACACACAATCCGGGGCATTACCTTCCCCAGGATGTATGCAGCAGCCAGTAATTATTTTGTCCCTGAGGTATTTAGTAGCCCAAACAGCTTGATCGGAATGGAAAGAACCCTTAGTGGCGACATGCCACTCCCCAGCGTAGAAAAAGACAGTGGCCATAGAGCCGTCCATCTTAGAGAAGATCTGAAAATCTTCAGTCAGAGGAAGTCCTTGAGCGTAAGACTTGCCGTTAACATACTCTGAGTAGTTGAAGAACTTAGGCATACAGAACGCAACAATCTCTCCTGAGCTGTCAACCACAAGCCCCCTGCATTTACGAGTAGCATCATTCCACACTGCGTCGAACTGAGCCAGCTCCGCATAAGTATACAAAGTCAAGGGCAGCTCACTATGCTTGACTACTCGAACCCAACCAGCTTCGATGGAAGCCTCAAGCTCTGCTACATCTAGGTACTCATCCAGCTGCATGGTGACAGTCCTCTCACTTGATCTTAAGACTAACATCTGTTAGGGTTTTTCTTGTATGGTACAGGAAATGAAATGCGCCCCCTACCCCCGCTACCCAGGTCAGGGGCATAACCCCTGCTGGACGATAGGTAGGAAGCCATTCGAAATTCCTTGTCCACATGGACTTCGAGGTGTTCCGACGATGCCCGCCCCCTGAGGCCATGACATCAATCTTTCGCTCTTATGGAGCCTGGCTATGCGGTCCAGATACAGAGTGCTCAGGTTAAGCCGAGCAGACGTACGTGAGTAACTCTACCGTACTTGGAGCTGATTGTCAAGTAGGCTCTGAGAGCCATTTTAAGGACTTCGTGGCCACGCCTGGCTGTACCTGTCGGCTACCTTGCCAAAACGGCTGGAGAAGGCCTTCTGTGCCTCTTCTAGGCTCTTACAGGACCATAGCGTCCTGAGTCCTACGAAGGTCGATTCTAGGAAGGCATCCGCTATCATGAGTATCATAATCAGCACGACGAAGGTGATGACGAAGGCAGCAGCTCCAGCTACAATAGCTAGTGCGGAGGCTGCTACTGCTCCTAAAGATAAGTATTTTATAGTGCGAGATAGTAAATAGATCATAGTTCCTCCTTTCTATGACTCAAACCTACCACGAGAGTTGACAGATGTCAAGCGACAACAAGAGCAATGAGCAGCTTTCTGAGCGTCCTACCTGTGCAGGGTGTTCACAGTCCATTTGGAGTGGCATGTATTATATAGTTACTGTGGGCTTCATTGATGATATTATCTCTGCTGATGAGGAAGAATTGGACCATTACCATCTTCATTGCTTGGATCCTTACATTGTCCTATTCGGCCAGCTGCCTGGGGAGACTATTGCCATTACTTTGCACGGGGATTGACATTTCTTTATTGAATATGGTATGATGTCTATACCAACCCTTCTAGGAAATAGGTATTAGGTTGAGCTTTACAGATTCTGAAATAGATGCTATACTGGCCCAATACGAGCCATGGGCACGTTGGAAGGCTAGGCAGTTTCCTAAGTTTCCCGCAGAAGACCTGGTTCAAGAAGCTCTTATAGCTATGTGGAAAGAGCTTAAGAAATATGATCCTGATAAGGGCATACCTGTGGATTACATCATGAAGAGAAGATGCTCTTGGCGAATGATGGATATAGTAGCAGGCAAGCCTTGGACCTCTTCTGATCCTTACTACAGGCACACTGGACTGAAATTCACTGCTACTCCTATGGAAGAGATGTCTAGCCAGATTAGAGATCCTTCAGCAGAGCAGGCTTTTGATTCAGCAGAGTTTTCTGCACATGCTGGAGAAATAGCTGATGCTCTTAATGGACTGACATCTAGACAGAGAGAATATGCCGTAGTAAGATTAATGTATGGATTTAAACAGTCAGAAATTATAGAACATTTTGGTTACGAGGCTCACGGTCTTCTGACAAAGAAGCATAAGGACCAACTTCGTGAGTCTTTATCTCATTTAGAGAGTTTGGTGAAGTAGATGCCTCAAGGTGGTGGCAAGGTAAGGGTAAAGCCTCCTGCATTCAAGAGAGATTCCATTGATCTTGGACGTCATGGACGTACATGGCAGACTCTTGAAGCTTATGATTTAGAAGTGGGGGATATTATCCAAGGAAAAGGGCTTGTAGAGTCTATCGAGTCGTCCGATCTGGGGACCGCCATAGGTCTGGTGCATATCAAGCTCATTATGGGAGATGTGCTTCACTACAGCCCAGAGGACAAGGTAGAAGCCTTCTCTAAGAAGCAGATCTTGACAGACGACAGCAAGTAGTGTAGTATAGCCCCATGGTCACATTTAACGGATCGTCACTAAATTTTAATTAAAGGTTGAAAAGGAGGTAGCGTGTATGTGGAGTCAGTTAACAGAAGCTGAGAAGTTGGATACTGCTAGAGAAGTTATCACAGCACTACGGGCAGCTGGCGAGAAGATCACTGGCCGAAATGTAGCAGAGCGTGTAGGGGCAGCTGAGAGAACAGGCCGTTCTTATCTCCAGAAGATTAAAGAGTGTTCAGGTGTTGAGGATTCTTTAGTTGGAACTCGCGATTTTCATAAACTTGAACATGTTAATTCAGAACCATCTGATCCTCAAGTTGCTTTTATTCTTCCTGACTGGCAAGTTGGCATGCATGATGCTGAGATCATTGAGAAGTCTTTGGCTCTTGCTGAGTATTTGCAGCCAGACAAGATTGTACATGTAGGCGATGAGAGTGATTGTACGGCTATCGGCCGTTGGGCTAAGGGCACCAAAGATGAGTGGGAGAGCAATCTGCAAGCTGAGATTGATACTACTCATGATTATTTAAGCCAGTTCCGTGATGTTTGTCCTCAGGCAACTTTCGATATCTGCTTCTCTAATCATATGCAGAGATTTGCAAATAGCATTGATACTCGTATTCCAGGCTTTAGAACATTAAGAGCCTTGACTATTGAGTCTCTTTACGGCCTTCCTGAATTAGGGATCGAGATGCGCTACCAGCCGTTTGATCTTTTTCCTGATGTTATTGCAGCTCACGGGCATCAGTATGGCTTAACTTCTGCCGGACAGTATCAGAAGGGTTCTCAAGTTGTTAAGACTGCTGGCAAGAGCTTAATTGCTGGACATACTCACAGGCCAATTCTGGCTTCAGTAGCCCGAGGTTACAATGCTGACATGAGCACTGACTTTTACTTAAATGTAGGGTGCGCTATGGACTTTGACTCAGCAACATATATTTCCAGTCGACAGCCCGAGTGGGGCTTTGGCCTAGGCATTATTAGGCATGAGAATGGCATCAGTTATCCTGAGTTACTTATCGCTAGAGGAAGAAACTTTTATTACGACGGTCTTAAGTTCTAAGAGAGGTAACAGTGGCTTCTGCGGCCGAAAATGCTCGCACACTTTTTGCAGCTATCGTTCCCAATAGGCGAGATTTACTTGAAAAGGCTATTGCTGATCTAAGTCCAGAGCATTTCCATGATGAGACATGGCGAAACATGTTCATTGTCTTTCAATGGTATTACCAAATTGCTGGGGATGTACTTACTAAGAAGGCTCTTTCTGATGCTCTTGCTAAACTTCCCAGTAGTGATACTGGGAAGGTTCGTACTTATGAGGCTATTTATGATGGGTTAGAAGCACAGAGTGCTTCTGAAGCTGACTTTAGATGGTCTCTTGAGCAGATTAAGGATAAGTACGCTCATAATGCTACCCGAGATGAAATTCTTGAAGCCATGCAGGTATTACAACATGGTATTCAAGATTCCAAAGGTGCGGAAATTAAGGGCCATGCTGCTGCACGAGAACGTCTTATGGCCAAGTTCGGACAGATTGATCTTCGTCTTAATGTTCAAGAGGCTCCTGATGGAGATGCTAGGGATGAAGAAGATGACATTCTTAAAGATTATGCTGATAAGAAGGCAATTCATCTATCTGGAACCAGTCCAGGTATTCAAATTGGCGTTCCTGCGCTAGATAAATACGTTGGAGGATTTCAACCTGGAGAACTTGACTTCGTACTAGGATATTCCAGTTCTGGCAAGACGAGTATGTGTGTTCAAATTGCATGGTGGGCCTCTATTATGCAGAATATGAACGTAGTTTACGTTACAACTGAAACTCTTAGGCCTCAAGTACGTAGAAAAGTAATTTCTAGACATTCAAAACTGCCTAAATTCGATATTACTGACGGTTTGAACTCTATAGATCTTAAGAGAGGCACTCTTTCTTCCTTGGAAGAGGATAAACTAAAGTTAGTAGTTAATGATTTCGCCAATAATCCAGAATATGGCGGATTTAGAATCATGCAGGCTTCTGAAGGAATGTCTATATCCAGTCTTAAGGTTAGATTGCAGGCATTGCAGACTATAAAGCCTATTAATCTTGTTATTGTTGACGCTCTGTACATTTTAAAGTCCAATGAGCGAAGGCCTAATTCTAGAGATGAGCTTAATGAGACTATTCAGTCAGCTAAGAATCTAGCAACAACGTTTAATAATGGTAATGGTGTACCTATCATAACTCCGTGGCAGACTAGTCGAGAGCATAAGGAGCGTGCTGACAGAGATAAGCGTTACTCCATGGCAGCCATGGCAGAAACTGCTTATGCAGAACGCTTTGCCGATGTGGTTATCAGCCTGCTGGAACCTTCTCAGACTTCTAGGCACACAACTTTGTCAGCAGCTGTCATTAAGAATAGAGATGGAGAGCAATCTCCTAACATAGATATTGATGTTGACTATGCCACCAGTCATTTTACAGATTCTGGAAGAGTTGCCAATATGAGTACATCCAATCTGTTAGGCTTCTAAGTCGATTGTCCCCTAAGAATCATTTATTTTCTTAGGGGACTTTTTATGTCTGAAAATACTAAGGCCGACCTTGAGGAAGTCCTAAGACTTGCCGCAGATGGGGCAGTAGCAGTTCAATCTTACCAGAAAACATCCACTTCTGGTAAATCTTTCCAAGTTAGTGCTGCCACGCGTGGTGCCCCTGGCCCAAAGAATGGTATTACCAATCCTGGTGGAGGCATTCGCTCTAGTCTGTCTACTGGACGTTTGGCTAATGAGTCAGGCCATGAAGTAGGCGAAGCCATGGGGTCTCGTAATACTGTCACTGTTGGGTCTTCTGGCATTGGACGTTCTCCTTTGTCTCCATACGCTGCTGCTGGCGTTGCGACTCCTCCACATACTGCTGGAGCACTTGCAGCCGCCGCCAATGCTGCTACTGCTGGAGCGTCATTACAGGCTACTGCTGTGGCCAATCAGGCAGCTTCTGCCGCTTCTGCCGCTTCTCGCGCAGCTACTGCAAGTTCAGCATCCAAGCCTTACAATTTTGTGAATTATCCCAGTACTGCAAAAACAGCTAAGACTCCGTACAATTTTACTACTTATCCTAAGTCTTCAAGTAGTGGAAGTTCCTCATCGTCATCTTCTGGAAGCTCTAAGTTAGCCAGCGCTTTGAGTATTGCTACTATAGGCATGAGAGCTGCTCGTCTCGGCCATTCAGGACTTGCTGGAGGGCATGGAGGTAACGGAGTGGGGAACGCTTTGAGCAGCATGGCTCAGAAGGCTCACGACACAGCGTCTAGAGATGCCAGTCAGACAGCCTCAGAGCATGCTAGCGAGACAGCATCACGCGATGCCCATGAAACAGCCTCTAGAGACGCTTCTAGGACCGCTTCAGAGCATGCCAGTGAGACGGCTGGGAGAGATGCTAGAAGGACTGCATCAGAACATGCCAGAGAAACAGCTTCTAAGGATGCCAGAGAGACCGCTGAAAGAGATTCTCACAAAGCTGAAAGCGAAGTGACTAGTCTGACTATATCTCAGATTATTGACTTGCAGATTATGCTAAGTCGTAAGGGATATCCTGTTAAAGTAGACGGCCGTCTTTCAAAAGAATTTATTGTTGTGGTGGATGCTTATCTGAAGGCAGCAAAATGAGTATATACACAGGCATGACCATAGCAGTTACAGTGGGAGCCTTTGATCAGGTAACTAAATTTCCTGTGTCAACTCCTGCTTGTACAGTTAATTTTTATGCTCCTCCAAAGAACCCAAGGCTGAATCCTACAGATCGAGTAGCCGATTATACGACTACTGGCACTTTCGATCCCAATCAGAATGTGTATGTAGCTACTATAAACACAACTGGTTGGGTTGGAGGCACCTGGTACTACCAAGGCTTGTTGGACGATGGCGTTAATCAATCTTGGGAATATGGAACTTTCAATCTAGTTTCTTAGGACGTGTCATGGGACAGCAAGTTAGTTACATTGCGTTAACAGTTAGGCCATACTTCGTGATCGAACTAGCCATAGTTGCGCTCACGTGAGAAGTCTGGTAGTATAACCCCTACGTGTCCTACCCGCCAGTCAACAGGGACTGGCACGCTAATTGAGGAACAGCATCTCCAGTAGCACAACCACACTGTAGCGTATGTAGGCCCGCCGCTAAGGTAATCAACATATGTTGAAGTCCCGAGCTATCAAGCTAGTATCCGTCCCTCTCATTGCTGGCGCTGCTGTTCTAGTGTCAGGCGCTGCTGCTTTTGCAGATAGCGTAGTAGTACAACCGGGGGACACTATTTCAGGTATCGCAACTAAGGAAGGCATTTCCAACTGGGATCTCCTATACCAGGACAATCTTTCAGTTGTAGGTGCAAACCCTAACCTTATTTTCCCAGGTCAGGTTCTTCAAATTCCAGGGACTGGCGATACTTCAGCACCAGTAGCGTCAGTTGTAACAGTTCCACATGTTCATCACACTCAGCATACTAACAATTCAAGCAATACAAGTAATACTCCAGATCCAGTTTCTTCAATTAACTGGGATGCAGTGGCTCAGTGTGAATCGTCAGGGGATTGGTCAATTGACGATGGTAATGGTTTTTATGGCGGATTGCAATTCACAGAGTCCACTTGGCTCGCATATGGAGGCGGACAGTATGCATCTTATGCTAATGAAGCTTCAAAGGCTGAGCAAGAGACTGTAGCGAATCGCGTTCTAGCAGGTCAGGGCATTGGCGCCTGGCCAGTATGTGGGCCACGCGGGGAGTGATCCCTGAAGGTTGACAAATGTAGCTGAGGGAGGTATACTGCTGGCATGGCACTTCCACCTTATAATCCGCTAGCAGGCACCTCCCTCAGTGACGTATGGTATCTTAAGCGCAAAGCCCCTGCTGGTCGAGTGGTACATCTTATCGATCCGATCGGGCTGGGACCTCTCTGTGATATCCCTTTGCGCAATGACTGGATTTATATTCCAGAAGAAGATACTATGCGTACTTGTGCAAAATGTAGAGGTGTAGAGTCGCAACTGTCTCAAAGTCAGGAGATAGACAATGAAAGACTCAGATAATACAGATAATTCTCTTACTGTAGATACAGCTACCACGTCAGAAGTGGTATCTGCTCTTCAAGAAGAAGCTGATAAAACTCATGAGAGTTTTAAGCTGGCTCTTAACGATGATGATATAGATGCAACTGATGCAGCATACGTTACCTATCAGAATGTAGATAATAAGAGACTGCAATTCGATAGAGCTGTAGTAGCTGCGAAGGAAGTCCTTGATCCGTCCGAATGAGTCAATTATAGACATAGCAAATAAGATAGTCCCACTGCGAATTGTACTTGGCATGACTAATATCTATGTCTCAGAATTCACTTATGGCAAGTCTATTAAAGCTCGATGTCCCTACGCTGATATCTACCATCTGACTGAAGATGCTGGGAAGAGCATGAGAGTGTATTCTGATACTAATACTGCCTTCTGCTATATGGGATGCGGCGTATTGAAGCCTGTGTCTGTATATGCTAAGCTTAATGGAGTCTCTTATAAAGACTCCGCGAAGTTTCTGCTGGAGAAGGTAGGACATAAGCTCAAAACCTTCGATGAGAAATGGGCAGATGCTGTAAGTGATACAGGTCCCCTTAAGTTGGAAGGTTATAGAGAAGCATTAGACGAGATATGTCTCCAGCATTCTCAAGGCCAGTGGGGGCATCTCAAATATATGAGTTCTATATCGTCCTCTTTTTCTCAATTGTTGAGTATACTAGATAAAGCTCAATCTTACGATGATGCAGATAAGTGGCTGGACATAGCTAAGCAGCATATGTTGAAGCAGATAGACAGGGAGAAGCATCTTGAACTATCCGAAACTTAGAAGCTGGCTGACAGTTACTGAAGTAGCAGGAATACTTAATGTGTCACGTCAAGCAGTGCATAAAATGATTTCTGAAGGATCTTTCAGCACTGTACACTACTTAGGTGGCATTGAGAAGCCTATCTATGTAATTAGTGAGCTGGATAATCTTCTACAATCCAAGGAGGCCAAAAGAACTTGAAGACCGTACTTAGTGTAGGGGATGTTCTTGATAAGTTAAGCGTGAAGGATACTGTGGTTACAGCTTCTCTTTTAGGCCTGGCCTACCATGCTTATATATGCCATAACACACTTAAATTTACAGCTCATCAGCATAAAAATGGGCACGCTACTGTGAGTCTCGGCCATACTCAGGCAGATATTCCTTTCGGGTTTAGTGCTGGGGAGGGCGATTAGTGAGAAGTAACTCAGATATAATTGATTTTCTATCTAAGCATCACCCATTCTCGTTGGTAAGCGGAGATATTGACAGTATTACAATAGATGATGTAGTAAGTAAGTGCAGTACTGTCCTTTTAATAGAGCCAGTTGACCTTCTCGTAGTAACTGAACTTAATCAAGCTGCTACAGAAGAAGTTTCTCAGTTTTGCTCTACTAAGCCGTTTGGCTCTATGAAGCTTGTGGTTATCAATCTTAATGATGCCACAGCAAAAGCACAGAGAGCTCTTCTTTCCATACTGGAAAGTGTTAATGGGTATTTAAAGATTGTATTGTTTAGCAATAACTCATCCATACCTGGTATAGAATCTCGTTGCCAGGTATATAGGTTAAATGATAGACATTTACCATCAGAAGATTCAAAGACCAGAGTCTTGAAAGCCCTTGCCTCCACTTCTCTGGGGGAAAGGGCTATGTTAGAGGCTGTAGCTAAAGAGTGGACTAGTGAGGATACTCTAGTGCTAAAGGATTGGGCCTGCGAGCGTTTGTCTGGTAGGTATGTGGCATTTATGGAAGTTGAAGTAGAGAATATAGGACTGTCAAAGGATTTTGCACAGTCCCTGCTGGAGGCTTTAGCTGTATTAAAGGCAGTTGAGCCTAGAAAAGCAATAATGTCAGTAATGTTAGCCTACATAGTGGCGTCTAAAGGAATATAATGACTGATAGTGAAGTTCAAACAGCTGAAGAGCTGCCTGAAGGTACTCCAGAAGAGCTACAAACTCAATTAGAGACTCTTTTAAGTAAGAATACTGAGATTGAGCAGAGAATGGCAACTACTTTCGGTGCTGGAATGCAGCCTGCCGACAAAGTTAATATTCGTCTTAACTGTCTTATGAGTATGGTACTTCCCCCAGAGTTGAGGGTGAAAGTTGAAATCATGACTCAGACAATGCTCTTTACAGTACTTGAAAATATGTACACTGAAGTAGAGAAGCAGTTTGAAGAGTTTAAGAAGCAACAAGCTCAGCAAGATCTACTTCGTGGAGTACGTGGGGTTGACCCCAGCGCTACAGGCAGTCCTCTAATTGGCTAACTATGTTCAGTGGAGCACCTCCAAGAAGCTGGCTAGGGCCATCTGGGTTTACGGTTCAGAGGAAGCGCTGAGGCTGGAGGTCTCTGAGTACGTCAGGGACTCTGTTAGAGCCTCAGACCTGGATAAATTATCGTTCGATGCTTCCTCTAGTAGTGAGCGTAGAATCTGGGAAGCTTTGTATGAGAAGTCCCTGTCAGATGATTCCTTAAGGCTTATTGAAGTATCCAATGCAGACAAGTTGTCAGATTTCTCTAAATTAACTGAATGGTTAGCCAATCATTCAAGGCATAGTACAGAAACTACTATTCTTTTTACTTCAGTTGAAGATCCTCCAGTAACATTTAAGCCTCCTAAGGCCATAGCAGTTAAATGTATTATGCCTAAGTCTGAAGATAGGCTACAGTGGGCTATGGCAGTCGGAGGATTGTCAGAAACCTCTGCAAGGAGGTTGGTAGAGTATAAGAATGGCAATTTAGAGGGAATAAGAGATGTTTGCCTTAAGATTAAGAGGCTACTTCCAGATCTAGAAGGAATAGAAGTCACTACTGAGACTCTGGAGTCTTTAGACGAGCAAACTCCGGCAGGATTAGTAGAATCTATACTTGAGAAGAACAAGGCAGAAGCATTTGCAGCAGTTGCCAAGGTTCCCACAGATGGCATAGGCAGAATTTTGTCATCTCTTGAATACAATATCAATCTTATAGATAAGCTTAAGCCTATTATAGCAGCACTGCCTAGAGGTTCTAAACTGGAACCTATTACAGGGTTTCCTATGTCAAGAGTCTCTGATATAGCTCCTCTGACTAGAATATACGATCAAAGAGAGCTGCTCAGGAGCCGACAGTTAGTAGTACTTATGGAGTCATACAATAGACAAGGCATTACTGAGGGGATCTTGGAATCCTTGATCTCTTTATGGTAAAGTCGATGGTAAGTATGTAGCACCGTAGTACTAGACAAGTGGAGGCCAGTATGGTATTCTGTTCTAGTGGACTTACGTCCCCCATCCCGGAAACTGTGGGGAGGTTGGGCCGAATGGCGATTATGCGTAGCATGTATCCTTCGGCTTAAGGGGTGATCCGCATATCCGCTGCGGGCTACGCTCGCGGTCGGTCTTCAGTGGTGTAATTGGCAGCACGAATGACTCTGAATCATTTAGTGGAGGTTCGAATCCTCCCTGGAGAGCAGTTAACCTTGTAGGGAATCTCATGGCAGTGGACATCGTTACTCTGGCAGAAGCCTTGGGCAGTTCTGGCCTTTCTGTGCTTCTCTGGAATTTGTGGAACTCCAAGAGAATAGAAAAGTCGGCACGCAAGGCTGAAGCACGCAATGATAAGCGTGAACCTCTTATTGAACAAAGCATTAACCTGGGCAACGTTGTCAAGGTTACTGAACTCATGCGTCAAGGAATTCAAGAACTCGAAGATTCCAAGCATCGTCTGTCAGATGATATGAAAATTATGCAAGGTAAGTTTGAAGATCGCATCATAGATCTTACTAATGAGAATGCTCGCATAAGACGAGAGTTTTTGGAACAGCATACACTTGACAGAGATACTATCAAGGAACTTCTATCTCAGATTGACAAGCTTAAAGCATTAACAACAGTAAACGCTGAAGCAATAGAATCAAATAAAACAAAATTAGAGCTTCTGTCCTAAGGCAGACTCGAATAAAACTAAGGAACATCTGTGATTAAGGACTATGGATTAGTAGAATCTGTAGATGAGCTAAAGTTTTTGATGAGCAAGTTCCTTGAAGAAGGAACTCCTGTAGGCCTTGACATTGAAACAGGGTATGACGGACCAGATAAGAAGAAGGCGTCTGTACATCCTGAAGAGGCTTACATTGTAGGAATTAGTTTCACTAATTCTCTAGATTGGGCACGATATGTGCCTCTTCGCCACGACTTTGAAGATAATTTTGATAATAAGGTCGTGGCTGAACTTATGTGGCCAGTTCTTAAGTCTGGCTTAACAGTAGCACATAACGCAAAGTTCGAGCTCAGCTTCTTAACGCCTTGGGTAATTGAATTCCTAGGTGAGGAAGTAGTTGGAGATGGCAGCTTTAAGGTTCTTTCAGATACTATGATTGAAGCTGCAATTACCTCTAACTACCGCAGCAATGGCCTGAAGGATCTTGTAGAGATTATCTTCGGTCATACCATGAAGCACTTCGTAGACCTTTTTGAAGGTGCTGGGGAGTCTCGTAACCAGTATCTGCGTTTCAATGTGCTTCCTCTTACTCGCGTCAATGTAGATTATGCATGTGAAGACGCTCTATGGGCTTTGGCCCTTCATCAGCTGCACTATCCAATGGTTAAAGACAGCTTTATTTACCAGCTTGAAATGGAAGTACTGTATGTTATTCTTGACATGCAGACTACTGGCGTGTGCTTTGACTGGGAGCTGATGCGAAAGTACAGTGAGCAGTGTAAAAACTTCATGGATATTCAGTATGCTGCTATTCAAGATAAGTTCTCTGAAATGCTTGGCGAGAGAATTGAGATTAATCTAGGATCTCCTAAGCAGGTGCAAGAACTGCTGTATGAAAAGTTGGGATTCTCTACTACTCGTTATACTAAGAGTACCAAAGATTCCGACAATCCTAAGATGTCTACTGACACTATTGCTCTTGAGGCTTTGGCTAATAAGCATCCTGTGGTTCGTATGCTTGTGGAATATAGAGAAGTTAAGAAATTGGTAGGCTCATATCTTGACAAATATGAGCGTGACTATGGCTATGACCTTCTTCGTGAAGGTGTTGTACATCCAAGTTTGAATCAGGTTTTCGTAATCTCTGGACGATTCTCCGCAAAGGATCCTAACTATCAGCAACTTCCAGGCGGTAATAAGGAGTATCAAGCTCCCGATCCCCGTGCTGGAAAGAAGATGACACGTTATGAAGTTGCAGATGAATTTCTGGAGCTTTGTTTTCGAGACGTGGTAATTACTCCAGAAGGTTATTACGCTGTAGGCTTTGACTATGGTCAAGCTGAGCTTAGAGCCATTGCTGGAGAGGCTCAAGAGCCTTATCTTCTTGAAGCATTCGCTGATGGAGCAGATATTCACACGCGTGTTGCTTCTCTTATGTTTGGCGTACCTGAAGATCAAGTAGATTCTCCTATGCGTAAGAAGGGCAAGACTCTTAATTTCGCTTTGGCATTCCAGATGGCAGCAGATTCCCTAGCTGACAGGCTTGGTATTTCTGTGGAAGAGGCTGAAGAGCTGTACGCTAGATATTTCCAAGTACTTCCTAATGTTAAAAAGCTTATCCAAGACAAAATGGATCTTGGTCGAAAGAATGGTTATTCTGTAACTAAGTTCGGCCGTAAGATGACCATTTGGGAGTACCAGGACAAGAGAAGGTTTATGCAGTCTAGGGCTGGACGTATGGCTTTCAATACTGTAATTCAGGGGTCTGCTACTGGTGATGTGCCTAAAATTGCCATGGTCAGAGCTGTGAAGGCTTTGAAGAAGGCTGGCCTGTCAGATAAAGTTCATCTGGTAATGAATATTCACGATGCTCTTGAGTTCTATGTCAGAGATGATGTGGATTATCAGACTGTTATTGATGTACTTGAGCCAGCAGTTATTTTCCCAGTGCCAGGATGGCCTTCAATGGTAGCTGACTGGCATTATTGGAAGCGTTATGGATCATGTGTTGAGTTGAAGAAAAATGAAGATGGAAAGTGGGTAGAGAAGCACTAATGAGAATACGTACAGGATATTCAGAGGAATTACAGCATAATAGTTGGGCAAAAGGTGACATAGATCTAGATTCTAATGATTTGGAAGGTCTTGCTGTAGAGTTTGACTTCAACCTAGCAGACTTGACACATACTCTGAAGTATGATATTCTATACTCAGAAGCCGAGAGACTGTTAACGATTAAGTACATCAGGGATGTGCAGCTTAAATCTCCTGGATCTCGTGACATGGATATTTTGAAAAGAAGGCTTGGTACTGTAACGAATTTGCTAGATAAACACGTTCAACTAGCTAAGAGGTTGTCGCATGGAGGAGATAGAGAAGAGGATAGCTGAGCTCCTAACAGAAGCTCTCAATCTACGCTCAGAATCGTCAATGCCTTATTCTGAAGCTTCTCCTCAAGTTGTTTTGAACTCTCTGCTGGACAACCGGCAGAGAGTTGATAGGCTTGAAGGAATTTATCTTCAAGTGATTCAGATTAGAGCACGTTTATCCAGAAAGACTTCAGCTGTAAAGGCTGAAGCAGAAGATTCTTGGGCAGAAGCACTCGCTTCAATGAAATCCCAAGGATCTAGAAACAGAGATCAGTATGAAGGCCCTCGCGAAAGATATGCAGAGGCTGATCTCGCTACGTTGGAATTGAAACGTAAAGCCAGAAAAGCTGAAGAGCTTCTAGGCGTTGCAGTTGAAGCTGACGATGTTATAAAAACGGCCCTTAGAGGTCTAAATGAAGTAATTCAAGATCACCGTATATGGTTAAGATCACTACAGTTTCAAACATACTTAGAGAAATAGGATAACTACATGTCTAGAATTTCATTCACAGATGAAGTACCAGCCTCACAGCGCGGTGGAGATGTTTTCCCCAAGCTCAAGCTGAAGATGGGCGAGAAGGCCCGTGTAGCCCTGTTAGAAGGTCCAGAGCGTGTCTACGTTCACCAGTTCTACGAGCCAGTTATTGTGGATGGCAAGGGCGTTGAAGTTGAGAAGGAACGTCGTGACAACAGTAAGTACAAGAAATGGGACGAGAAGTTCCTGAAGATTTTCCAGTGCCTTGGAGATGAGGGTACTCTCAACGAGAGCGGCGCAGACACTAAGAACTGTCCAGCTTGCAAGGCCTCAGCACAATTCGATTATTTCAAGGCTCCAGTTCCACGTTACGCTCTTAACGTGATCAAGTACACCCTGAAGCCAAACGGCGATATTGCTTCTCCTTATGCTCCAAGTGTGCAGGCTTGGGTGTTCGGTCCTCAGAAGTTCGAAGAGATCCGTAACATTGCCAGGGAAGGGTTCGATCTAAGCAAGGTGGACCTGGTTCTAGGACCATGTCAGCATGAGGATTTCCAGAAGTACACAATGACTGTATCTAACAAGGCAGCATGGCTGGAAAGCAAGGAGACTGAGAAGATCACTAAGGAGGTCTTCACAGAGAATCGTATTGATCCTCTAGATAAGGTTGTAGCAGCTCAGCTGGACTCTGATATCATTCAGACCTATGTTGACCGTATCAGCCATGCATGGGGGATTATTCACGGCACTGTGGTTAGTCCAACAGAGGCAGTTATCGCAGCTTCTGAGTTTGCAGCTAATTCAACTCCTTCAGTGGACTTTGGTTCTTCATTTAGCGTGTCAGATGAGGTCCCTGTTCCAGATTTCGGCTCTCTATTGGATGGTATTGAGATCTAATGATTCTCGCGGTTGACTTGGCTAGCAAGTTTTCCGCAGCTTGTATGATGAATGCCCAAGGGAGTGTCACTGCTGAGTGGCACTCCTGGGGCAGTTCTGAGGCTTCTTGGGTAAATTCTCTGGTCGTCCAATCCAAGTTTGCGGACATAGTTCTTATAGAGGATTTGCCCTTTAGCTTGCGCATTTCTAAGACAGTTCGTGACGTGTACCGGTTGCAAGGCAGAATTATAGAGCAGATGGAGCAGCATATGTTCCACACACGTAAGATAGTATTCATTCCGCCCAAGCTATGGCAGGATTACTTCAAACCAGATGGAATGAAATCTGGGGATAAGAAGGCTGCTAAGAAGATAGCTGAGGAAAAATATGGATATGTTGCTACAGAATTATTGCATAAGGAATTGCATGGAGTAGATCGCATACACGCTAGAAAGAGTATGGAAGATCACATTGATGCGTTTCTTATAGCACAGTACATGTTAGAGCAGTCTAGAGAACATGGATCTATAGACCAAGCAGTAGACAGCATTCCAAGGTTGGAGCGTTTAAATGCCTAAGGCTGCACGTGATGAAGTATCAGAGATTATTAAGAAATTCTCCAAAGAGATAGATATCGGCAGTATTGAAGATGTGACAGATCACATAGAAGGCCTTCCCACAGGTAATTTGGGGATTGATTACATCGTGGGTGTTGGAGGTCTTCCTGTAGGTCGAGTAGTTGAGAGTTATGGAGCTCCTTCTTCAGGAAAGACAACTCTGGCTCTTCAGACAGCTGCTGAGCTACAGCAGAAGATTATTGCCAATGGTAGTGATGATTTCATTCTGTACATTGACTTTGAGCATGCTTTAGATAAGAAGTATTGCAAGTCTCTAGGGTTAGATCTGACTCATCCCAGTATTAAGGTAACTCAGCCTGACAGTTTAGAGACTGGCGCATCAATTGCTCGTAAGCTACTAGACACAGGTAAGGTTAAGCTACTTATTTGGGATTCTGTAGCAGAGGCTCAAGTAGAAGCAGTGAAGAAGGCCGAGACAGGGGACTTTGTTCCGCCAGTTAAGGCTAAGATTATGAAGCAGTTTTTAGAGCAGATCAATGATGTGCTGTACAGGACCAAGTGTACAGCTATTTTCATCAATCATGTTCAGGAAAAGATCACTATGAGTGGTCCTGCCCGTGGCATTGTATCTCAGACCACACCTGGTGGAGACGCTCTCAAATTTTACAGCAGTGTGAGACTTAAATTTACTCAAGGTAAGAAGAATCGTGGTAAGAGGTTCAGTCCTCTTATTAATGATTATGAAGAGTATCCAATCTCTACAGAAGTCAAGGTTACTGTAGAGAAAAACAAAGTTGCCGATCCCCATAAGTCCTGCATAGTGCTAGTAAGGTATGGCAGAGGATTCGATAACTTCTGGCAGGCTGTTCAAGTGCTAGAAGCTCATAAGAAGATCACACATAATGGCTCCTGGTTCTATTTTGATAGGACTCCAAGTCTTCTTATGCCTGGTCTTCCAGAAGCAGCGGGAAGATCTGGAGCGTTTCAGGGGGAAGACAAGCTTCTGAAATATGGGGAAGCAAATCCCGAATGGAGAGCTCATATTATCAATGCTGCTATGGAAACTGTTAATTCTGCGATGCCTGGAGAAATTGAAGACATTGAAGAAGATGAAAGTAATGATATCGATCTAGGCGCATTTGTGGAGTTTTCATGATTACTGTAGATCAGATGAGATCTACGCTTATGACAGTAGATGAGGCTTACGAGACTTTATCTAAGTCAGAGCCTATAACTGAATATCCTTTGGAGACAGGAAATTCTGTATTCTATCTTGATGATGCTTGGAATCATGGCCTAGATGCTAAGGATGGCAATGAGCAAGTAGGTGCTTCAGTGGTCATCGGGGGTCACGAGGTGCCCATGACGAAGGATGCGATACTTCAAGCAGCCTCTCTGTGCGGCCTCTCGGGGGCTTACGTGAAGAAGACGCCCTCCAAGCTCATTGAGCCCCACCTGAACTACTGGTACGGCTCTCAGGGGCTTGGTAATCGCCCTGCTAAGATTCTCGTGACCAATGAGGTAGCATCGGCTGTCACTCGTCAGAGTATTAATCCGTTCAGCAATATAAGACTGCTTGACAGCGTGCTGAATGGTATAAAAGATTCTTTTGGTGATGAAGAAGTATTAGTGGACTCTAAGTTCCATCATTCAGTCACAGGAACCCACATGAGGCTGGTACTTCCACAGAGAAGTTTTATCATTAATGACAGCGGGGTGGATGATGACGAGTGGTGTATGGGACTAAGTTTCCATAATTCGCTTGTAGGAAAGACTAAGACAAGTTTAGATGGTTATTTATTCCGTTGGTGGTGTTTGAATGGAGCTATCGATACTAAGGCTTCTTCAGGAACTTGGACTAGGAGCATAGGACCTTCTGATGAGGATGGTATATACAGTTGGGCTAAAGAGATTGTAGGCAACATTATCAGCCCTCTTGATCAGTCAGCTCATCTCCTCCAAGAAATGACAAGTCAGTCTATTGAAGGAGATGTTAATCAAATTCTCAGTGATCTTTTTGAGGATTACAGGCTCCCTGCAAGAGACCGTAAGGCTATTATTGCTAATATGGTAGAAGAAGATAGTCTTACTATGTATTCTCTTATGCAAGCAGTGACTGAGATAGCCAATGATATGAGTCTTAGTCCTTTAGAACAGGCAAAGCTTATGCATGTAGGAGGAGACTTAACACACTCTTCTGCACACCGATGCGAGTCTTGCCACAGGATAGAAAAGATGTAATATGAGAAGATACCACAGGGCTGACTACTCTGGGCAAACATTCGGAGAACTTATGGCTCTTGAAAGAGATTCAGAAAATTCTAAGAAATGGATTTGCGAGTGCAGTTGTGGAAAAGTTACTTCTGTGTTTGGAGGTAATTTGACTACTGGTAGAACCAAGTCCTGTGGACATCTTCTTGATAGGTATAGAAACAGCTCTCCAGGATATATGGGCTATAAAGACATCTCTGGCCGTAAATGGGCCTCCATAAAGGCAGGGGCTGATGCTAGAGGTATAGATTTCATGCTTGATATAGAAGATGCGTGGGATTTATTCAGGGATCAGGATAGAAAATGCGCCTTGTCAGGACAGCCTCTGAAGTTTGATGAGAAGTCCTACACCAGGGATGGAAATGCTTCTTTGGATAGAATAGACTCATCTATGTCATACACTTTAGATAATGTTCAATGGGTAGATAAGGCTATCAATATTAGTAAGTGGGCAATGTCAGATGCTGAGTTCATAGATATGTGCTGCTTGATAGCCGACTACCAGAGGTCTTGCCACAGGTTGAGCACTGTGGTATAATGGATTCCTGACATAGACGGTTAACCAAAGATCCCACACTGTGTCAGTGTGGGATCTTTTTATGGAGTTAAAGTGATTAATAGTCTAGACATAAATAACTTTCAATCTCTAAAGTCTGTTCACATAGAGTTAGGTCCCTTGACTGTTATTGTGGGGGATTCTAACTGTGGCAAGTCTGCCCTGGTTAGATCTGTACAAGCTTTAGCTAGTAATGTAAGAGGTAACTCTATAGTAACCCATGGGTACAAGATTGCTTCTGTGTCAGCTACTACAGATTCAGCTAAAGTCACTTTGGAGAAAGGTGAAGGTCATGGGTCCTACAGAGTAGTTCATGGTGACAGTGAGAAAGAGTTCACTAAATTAGCTGGAGAAGTTCCAGAAGATGTTTCCAGAGTCTTGGAATTAGATCCTGTTAAAGAGGGTTTATCTCTTAACTTTGCTCCTCAACATGAGCCTCCATTTCTTTTGACTTCTTCAGGGTCAGTAGTGGCTAGAACTTTGGGGGATTTGACAAAGGTCAGCACAGTTCTAGAGGCTGTTCGGGAAGCTAATAGACGCAGAACTTCTACTACCAGTGATTTGAAGTTGCGTAGCAAGGATTTAGACAGTCTTAGCAATGCTCCAGAACTACTCAATAGTTTGAATATTCGTAAAGATGCTGTTCATGCAGTAGGTAAGCTTATTATTGATATAAAGTTTATAGAATCTGAAATTGCCAAATTGGAAATCATAGCAAATTCTTTAGGCAAGTTGGATATTGAAGTACCATGTATTTATGACATATCTGAATTGGTTAAAGCTTACGAAGATTTCAGTACTCTGTATAAAAGCTTAGAGAGACTACGTGAACTGACTATAGAAGTCACAGCTTGCGAAAGATTTTACGACAGTTGGACAGAGAGATCAGAAGTATTGGATAGAGAATTTCACGAAGCGCTAGAAGAGATAGGGGAATGTCCAATATGCGGTCAGAAGATTTCGAAGTGAAAGATATTAGACCTAAAGGAATGTATGGAAGTGGTATGGTCCGAGAAGATGAAGGCGATAGACCTAGATTCGATCTTCTCGTGATTGAAGATATGCCATATGAGCATCAACCTCTTACAAGATGGGCAGCTCTCCTAGCTAAGGGCGCTAAGAAGTACAGTGCTAGAAACTGGGAGAAGGCTAATAGTCCAGAGGAGTTGGAAAGATTCAAGTCTAGTGCTTTTAGACATTTCATGCAGTGGATGGCTGATGAAAAGGATGAAGATCATCTTACTATGGCATGGTTTAATATGATGGCTGCTGACTGCACGGAATGGAAGCTTAATGACAAACTACCTTCTGATAAGTGATATTCATCTAGCAGATCATCCTCCAGCTTCCCGCAAAGAAGGCTACCTTGATGAGATTGTAAACTTGTTGTGGGACACAGTCAGGGTCGCTAAGCAGTATAACGCAGTGGCAGTATGGGCTGGGGACGTCTTTCATATCAAAACACCATCTCGTAATAGCCATGAGATGGTGGGATATGCGGTAGATATTGCTAAGTTGTATCCAAATGGTTTGTATATTGTACCAGGTAATCATGATCTAACTCACGATAGATTGGATTCCATATATTCTCAGCCTTTAGGTCAGTTATTTAAGCATGGTAGCATTACCATGTTAACTGGCAAGCAGGCAATGGAAGATGGGTACAATATTTATGGCGTTCCATGGCTACAAAGATTTACAGATGAAGCAGTATACAAAGCTCTAGAGGGTTATAGAGACGAGCAGTGGGCCTTTGATGAGCATTCTTTGGTAGTTACACATGCTCCTATGTATCCTCCAGGCCGCGAGCTTAAATACGAATTTTATGATACTCATAAATGGGCTTCTTGCATGGGTAACAGGGGCAGCGTATTCTATGGTCATGTGCACAATCCCCATGGAGTTTACGAGGTAGATGGCGTTAAATTCTGCAATAATGGAGCTCTCTCTAGGGGATCTTTGGATGAGAGTAATCTTACCCGAGAAGTTGTGGCTACTGTATGGTCTGATATCAATGGAGAGTTTTATAAAGTTCCTCTAAACTTCATTGATGCTAAAGATATATTCAGAATGGAAGTCAAGAGTACCCGAGAAGCTCAAGTCAAATTGGACGATTTCTTGGAATCTATTGGACAGACTTCTCTGGCAATTACTACTTCATCAGCAGTTATGGACCATATCAGATCACTAGGCTTGGGATCAGAAGTGGAAGTACTGATCCAGGAGCTTCTTGACAGCTGTGAAGTTTGATGCTAGACTGGTCTCCTACCAAGGAGAGACAACATGCATCTGCCCCCAACGGGTAAGAAATTCAATGAGTTGATAGTTTGTGATTTAGATGGAACACTAGCAGATAACAGGCATAGGAAGCACTTAGTGCCAGAACAAGGAGAACTCAGAGATTGGACCCCCTACTCAAAGGCTTGTGTGGATGACACTCCCATCAATGGAGTGATATCTTTGATTAACATGTTATGGAATCACTATGGCATATTTTTACTGAGTAATCGTGAATCATCTGCTATGGATGAGACCCGTTGGTGGCTGTCCAGGCATAAAGTTATGTATGATTTTATTCAGTTAAGAGAGCCTGGGGATGTTGAGGGCAGCTCTGAGTACAAAGTAAAGGCTATTGACAGTCTTAGAGATGATGGATATACAGTTAATCTTCTCATAGACGACCTGCCTGCTACTTTTACTCAAGTAAGTGCTGCTGGGACGCCTGTAGTGTGTGTTAATCCTCTATATTCTGATATTAGTGTACCAGGAAAGATTCTCAAATGAGTGAAGAGAAAATGCTTTCAGTGTCTTGGAGCAGACTGAAGACTTGGGAGCATTGCAAGCAGAAGGCGTGGCTTCAAAGCGGAGGATTCAAAAGTCCTACTGCCAATACCAGGGTATTTTTCAGGGGTACTGTAACTGACCGAATTCTTAGAACTTGGCTTCAGGATGAGAATAGGCAATCAGAGCAAATGCCCAGCATGGTTGAAGAGTACATAGAGCTCTGTGAGCAGGAGCACAAAGACCAAGGGACTGGTATTGTACGTTGGAAATCTCCAACAGACAAGCAGGAATCTGTAGAGTGGTGCAAAGATCTTCTTACTAATATAGAGCCAATTGTACAAGAGTTGGTAGTACCTTATCTGCCTGATGTGTATGCTGATAAGCATCTGAAAGCAAAGATTACTATTCCTGATCGTGAAGGTAATCCCAAGGAAATTCTCATGACAGGAATTCTTGACATTCTTATAGATTCTCCAGAATTCCTCGCAGTGTACGATTTGAAGGCTACAGCTGACGAATCATATTGGAAGAAGACTATCATGCAGTTGGTTTTCTATACTATTATGTTAGAAGCTTCTGGTTATAAGTCTCCTGACGCTACTGCCCTTATTCAGCCTATGTGCAAAGAGCAGATTAAGTATATTGATATTACTGATCAACACAGAATGGCTCTTATGCAGAAAATTGTTGCTTATGCACACAGTGTTTGGGCAGCTGATTTCTCCCCAAAAGAGAGTGACGCAGGCTGTTTGAACTGGTGCGAAATGGCTCATGCCTGTGTCAAATTTAAGAAGAATGAGAGCGGGCGACTGAATTGGGTATAGAGTCCAGAGTTCAAAGTCTGAAGAATCAGCATGCTCAGGCACTTGATAAGAAGTACAAGGCGGAGGCTCACAAGGATGCTGCTGAGGCAGCTAAAAATGAGGCTCTGAGCCTGCTGAAGGAGACTTGGGGCATTGATACCTTGGATGAGGCTAGAACTCTCATAAGGGAAAAGCATCGGGCTCTAGAGGCCCTTCTAGAGGAAGCGGAGGCGCAACTGAAGAATGCCTGAAATTCATGTACCTAAGCAAGTGCTAAAGTCTATTGTAGAAAGAGTTTCTGGGGCAGTTGCTACTTCAGGTGGAAATGTGGCTCTTCAGTGTTTTCATTTCAATGTGACTCCCCAGGCTATTACTGTCACAGCGTCAGATCAATCTAATACTCTGATGGTGACAGAGCCTGGGGGGTTCGACTCCTCATTCGAATTCATGGCTTTGGCATCTAAATTCAAGCCAATTGTCAGACAGGCAGCAGACGGGCTCATACAGCTTGGAGTGTCTAACAATACTTTGACAGTAGTAGCTGGAAATACAGCCTGGGATATTAGGATGCCCGCAGTTACATATCCTAAGATATCCAAGTCTTCTGAAGTAGGATGTGAAATTTCCGTACCAGTACTTCGTGAAGCTATAAAGGCTACACGCAAGTCTATAGCAGAAGATCCCCTAAGGCCATCATTAAGAATGCTGTCTATTAGAAAAGGTTATATGACAGCTTGTGACGGTTCTAGATTATCTCAGATATCTTTGGGAGAAGACTTTCCGAAGGATTTCACTACTTCAGTGCCGTTAAATTCTGTAGCTCTGTTGGCAGAGTTGGTTAAGGATAATGAATTTGATGTTGTGAAGATGTCTACTATAGACAGTCACAACATATTTGAAGTTGGCAATATAAAGCTATTTGCAAAGAAGTTAACTAACGATTTCCCCAATGTAGAGCAGTTAATGCTTCGTCCAGCTCTTGAGAATAAGCAAGAGCTGCTAGTAGATAGATTAGAGCTTATCAAGGCTATTGACAGAGTTCGTATCAATGCAGATATAGAGACTGACGCCATGGGACTTTCTCTATCTGCGAAGAGTATTGCTGTGGCTTCTAGAGATAAAGATGGAAACAGTAGCACTGAGATTATTCCTTCTAGTTGGATGGGCAAGGATAGAGTTTTAGTAGTTAATCATAAGTATTTGACAGCTTTAGTACGAGGAATATCTTCAGACGAGTGTCACTTCATGCTGGGGGAAGATACTAAGTCTAGAAAATCAGTACTTCTACTTAAAGATGAAGAGAGAGGCTTCAATGGGGTCATTCCACAGTTCTCAGGAACTGTCAAGATATTTTGATGATAAGAAGAATAAACTAGCTCAAGATATTGGAGCTGCTAAAGTAGTCATAGAACGCAAAGCTGAGTTGGATAAAGAAGTAGTTCATCTCACTGAACTTGTTGCTATTTTAGAAAAAGCTGCTGGCGTTCTAGCTAAGATTGGCGAAGAACGCCAGCAGGAAGCTCAGAATCAGATAGAATCTTTAGTAACCCAAGGATTACAGAAGATATTCGGAGACCATTTAGCATTTAAAGTAGTTCAGTCAGTCAAAGGTAGGACTCCAGTAGTAGAGTTTGTTATTCAGACAACTTTGACAGATGGTAAGATTCGTGAAACTGATATTCTCAGCGCCATGGGCGGAGGAGTGTCAGCTGTAACAGGATTCCTGCTTAGACTTGTAGTACTGCTTCTTGACAAATCTAGGAAAAGCTCTATACTGGTACTAGATGAGACCTTCGCACATGTGTCTGATGCTTACCTGCCAGCTCTGTCAGAGTTTCTTAGGGAAGTGGTAGACAAAGCGCAGGTCCAGATTATAATGGTAACTCATCAGCATATATTCTCAGAAGTTGCAGATAAGGCTTATAGGTTCTCTCTAGACTCTAATGGCTTTACTGTAGCTAGACCTTTGTAGGTCGATTGTTTTAGTCTAGGGAAGAGGTTAAATGGACAGTTCGCTAGCATTGAAGTATCGTCCCAAGACATTTGATGGAGTTGTAGGGCAAAAGGCTGTATCTCAATTACTCAAACTCATGGTTAGCAAGGGAGCAGTTCCCCAAACCATTCTTTTGACAGGCCCAAAAGGATCTGGTAAGACGAGTACTGCTAGAGTACTGGGAGCTGCTCTTAATTGCGATTTTGAAGATGATTCCCCGTGTGGGAAATGTCCTTCCTGTGAGGCCGTGTTCGATGGCTCGTCTCTTGACTACCGAGAGATAGACGCGTCCACTAACGGCCTTGTAGGGGACATTAGAAGGCTCCAGGAGGAGCTTCTGTACCAGACTCCAGGCAAGTGTCAGGTAGTCGTCCTGGACGAAGCTATGTCTCTGGATACTCCCTTACCTACTCCCTATGGTTGGACTTCCATGGGAGAAGTCCAAGAGGGGGATGAGGTACTAGGAGCAAATGGGCTTCCTGTTAAGGTTCTAAGAAAGACAGAAGTATTTTATGGTAAAGATTGCTACTTAGTGACACTTCAGGATGGCTCAAGTGTAACAGTTAGTGGTAATCATCTGTGGAAGGTACGGAGACAGTGGGGTGCTCCTGAAGTTAGAACTACGGAAGACTTAGCCAAGTACAAAACTCGGCTCCAGGTTCCAAGGGCACAGCCGTGGGTATTACCAGAGAAGCACTTAACAGTACCCCCATACTTGCTAGGGCTGTGGCTAGGAGATGGTGACTCAAATGCCGCACACATTTCAGGTTTGTTGGAAGACGTACTATTTTACCAGACGGTATTAAATACTTTGGGTATTGAGACTAAGTTACTTAGGACACAGGAAGGGAAAGCTTCTAGACTAAGTTTTGCAGGCCCTAATGGAACGGGGCAAGTAAGGCGCCAAATAAGGACAGAGAAAGGGAAGCAAAGATACGGAAAGCCAATAGGCTACGCATATCCTCTGCGCGACAAGGCTGGCGATAGTCAGTCTGCTGCGCTGAGAAGCCTACCCTGCTATGGGAATAAGCACATACCTGAAGAGTATTTACGAGGAAGTTACAGTCAGCGCGTAGAGCTACTCCAGGGGCTTATGGATTCCGATGGGTATGTAGGCAAAGACAGGCACTGCACTTATGTTGGTAATGATGACCTTACCCTAGGCGTGATGGAACTGCTGGTGAGTCTAGGTCAGACGTGCACAAGGCGATGGGTTCAAGATGACAGGAGTCTACTAGGAGGCTACTTCAAGGTAGAGTTTTCTACAAGGAATGGTTTAGTTCCAGTAAAGCTTCCTAGAAAGGTAGTCAGGGTAGGGGACACTACAGATTGCTCAGAGTGGGTTAGCATAAAGTCCATAGAGCGCATAGAGTCTGTACCGGTGCAGTGCCTAGAGGTCGATAGCGAGGACCACCTTTTCCTGGCAGGATTATCAGGCACCGTAACACACAACTGTCACGGCCTTAGCTCGGCTGCTGCCAATGCTCTTCTGAAGACACTGGAGGAAGCTCCTGAAGGAGTTGTTTTCGTTCTTGTGAGTACTGAGCCTGAAAAGATCATGTCTACCATTAGAAGTAGATGCATGACATTTCAATTTCGTAGAGTAGCTCCAGATATTATTGCTAAAAGGCTGTATGAAGTGAATCAGGCTGAGAAGTTAGATGTATCTACTGATGTGCTTGTCGCCATTGCTGATAGAGTTGATGGAGCGCTCAGGGATGCACTTATGCTTCTTGATCAAATCAGTAGGGCCGGAATATCAGATGTTACTTCGTTCAATTCGTTGTTCGGAACTCCTGATTTCGCGCCTCAACTTATTTCAGCGATGGAATCTGGCGACTTTGTAAGATCATTTGATATATTGGATGATCATATTGCCATTACAGGTAATCCTTCAGCAGTACTTAACTCTGTAGTTGCTGCATTAAGAGATATAATGGTAATTCAAGGTGGTGGAAAGACTACTTTAAGATCCTCAGCTTTGAAATCTCGTACAGAACTGTCTAAAAGAATTTCAGCTATGAAACTAATGGCTGCCATGAGAGTCTTATGGGATCTAAAGGTAAAGCTCAGAGTAGGAGAAGATTCTACGTCTGCTCTGAGTCTAGCTGTGACTATGATGATTTCAGTACTAGCAGATGAGAGTACATTAGTTCGAGAGAAAGTAAATGTAAGTGTCTGATCTTCTTACCATAATCCCCACTAGGGGTCGCCCACATGTAATTATGAGTCTGTGGGAATCTTTTGTGAATAATTCACAGGCATCGGACTTGATTCTGGCTCTAGATGATGATGATCCAACTCTTTCAGAGTATATGCTAATTGCTGAAAAGTGCTCTATAGATGTGAGAGTTGGGCAACGTTTAAGGTTGGGAGGAACTCTTAACTCTGTGGCACTGGAGTATTGTGACAAGTATCTTTATTTGGGATTTATGGGCGATGACCATAGGCCTAGAACTTTAGGCTGGGATGTAAATTATACAGAGGCACTACAGTCTAATCTGTTCGTATATGGCAATGATCTTCTCCAAAGTGAGAATCTTCCTACTCAGATAGCTATGAGTTCTTCTGTGGTAAAGACTTTGGGGTATATGAGCCCTCCAATTCTTATCCACATGTTTATAGATAATGCTTGGAAGGCATGGGGCGATGGTACAGGAAGTATGAAGTACCTGCCTAATGTAGTAGTAGAGCATCTACATCCTGCTGCTGGGAAAGCTTCTACAGATACCAGGTATGATGAAGTATGGGCATACATGGATCCTGACTCAAAAAAGTGGCAGGAGTATAATGACTCTGGAGATCTAGAGTCTGACATAGATAAACTGCGAGGATTGCTATGACAGAGATAAGATTTTTTGATGAAGGAGTGGTCCCAGAGTGGACCACTCCTGAGTGGTATGCTGGAAGGGAAACAGCTCCTCATCTAGAACAGGATGGGCATAGAGAGCGTTTATTGGCTACAGCTGACATTATCAATACGCTCAAGCCAAAGTCTGTAGTAGATTTGGGAGCTGGAGATGGAGGCTTATTGTCTCAGCTAGAGTGCGACAATAAGTGGGGGTATGATTTGCAGCAGACGAATGTGGACGTTGCTTGGAGTAATAGGCACGTGGATGTGAGACTACGGGACGTAGTCACTCATGGAGATTTCATTACCTGGGGAGATTTAGCAGTTGCTACAGAGATGTTGGAACATCTTATTGACCCTCATGGATTCGTACGGTGGGTATATGGCCATGCCAAGTATTTTGTGGCTTCAAGTCCATGGCATGAAGTAGATGGTCCTCATTACGAGTTTCACACATGGGCCTGGGATATGGAAGGATTTAGAGCCATGTTCGAGTCAGCAGGATTCAAAGTATCTCAGCATGTCAAAGTTCAAGGCGCTCAGATAATAGTAGGCGTAAAGTGAAGTCTGTACTGATTACAGGTTCTTCAGGATTTGTTGGACGCCACTTCATCAAGAAGCTGGAAGATGACAATGAGCTGCATCTTATAGATATTAAAGATGGTCAGGATGCCAGAGACTACTTCAGGTTTTCAGATAAGAGATATGACCTGGTAATTCACTTGGCGGCTGTTGTGGGAGGCCGAGAAACTATTGAGAGAGAGCCTCTTAAAGTAGCTGTAGATCTTTCTATTGATGCTGAAATGTTCCAGTGGGCTTTGCGTACTAAGCCTAGCAGAGTAGTATATTTCAGTTCTTCAGCAGCATATCCAATATCTTACCAGTCATTGTATAGAAGAACTAGTCTATGGGAAGATGCAATAGATCTTAACAGTATAATGTCTCCAGATATGACGTATGGATTTGCAAAATTGGCTGGAGAATATCAAGCTAAATTCTTAGCAGAGGCTGGCATAAATACTCATGTATTCAGGCCTTTCTCAGGATATGGAGAGGATCAGGATTTGTCTTATCCATTCCCCTCATTTATAGCTAGAGGCGCTAGAAGAGAAGATCCGTTTCCCATTTGGGGTGATGGCAATGCTTGCAGAGATTTTATTCATATTGATGATATAGTAGATGCTGTGCTTAAGGCAATAGATGAGGATATACGCGTGCCCGTTAACCTAGGGACTGGTATAGCTACTTCTTTCAATTCTCTAGCTTCCACAGTAGCTGAACAAGTAGGCTATAGTCCTCAGTTTGAGCATTTGCTAGACAAGCCAGTAGGAGTAGAGTACAGAGTGTGTACTAGCGAACTTATGAGATCATTCTATACTCCTAAGATTAGTCTTGAAGAAGGAGTAGCTAGATCCTTGAGAGCTTCTGGTGTATAGCGTAGTATTTACCTGCTACAACAGGCCAGAATTCCTTAAAGAGACGTTGGATTCTTGGGCTAATGTCAGAGGTATAGAATCTTGGCGAAAATGGATATTTGTAGAGCCTAGTGATCGTAGAGATGAAGTACTCAGACTTATAGATAAAAGTCCTTTAGACTTTACTGTAGTGCTTAATGAGTGGAAATTTGGCGTATTGCACAATCCTTGGGTGGCTTTAGACACAGCATTTTATAACGGGTCAGATTTCGCAGTGCTGGCTGAAGATGATATTATTGTCAGCACTGATACTGTAGAATATTTCACGTCCGCTAGCTCGATGTATAGTCCAGAAGAATTACTTGGAGTATCTGCCTTCACGTCTAACCTATCAGGAGACGACAGAAAACTAGTCAGGGCTCCTACTTTTGGCGGCTTAGTGTGGGGTGTATGGAAGAAATCATGGTATGATCATCTTAGGGATACTTGGGACCACGATTACTCCACTCATAATGGCATTCCTGGAGAACAGTCAGGATGGGATTGGAATATAAGTACACGTATAATGCCTCAGCTTGGCAAAAGATTCATATCTCCCGATGTAAGCAGATCAAGGCATATTGGACGCTATGGAATGCATATAACTGTGCAAGACTTTGACAGTATATCTCCAAGTCCTAGTTTTGTATTGGATAGATCTCCAATAGAATACTATGATGGAGGTGATTATTAATGAAATGGTCAATTTTGATATTGACTCAGGTATCTAGAGAAAAGTATTTACATTATCTATTGCAAACTCTTGAACCTCAAGTAGAGCAGTACTCTGACCAGGTAGAGCTTATCATTAGATATTGTGATAGTAGAATGTCTGTAGGAGACAATCGCCAGACTATGAGAGAGCAAGCCAAAGGCGAATACTCTAATTTTATAGATGATGACGATCTTGTTTCTACTGCTTACGTCAGAGATCTATTACCTTTGATGGATGGAGTAGATTTCATAGGCCATAGAATTAGCAGATATGATGATGAAGTATTTACAGGAGAGTATGAGCACTCTCTAAGACATAAAGGATCTTCAAGTCCCCACTCTACTCCTCATGTCAATCCTACTAAAACAGAACTAGCCCTTAAAGTTCCAATGTCTGGAGGCTATGGGGAAGATAGGCGTTGGTGGTATGAGCTTATGGACAGTAATCTCATAGTAACAGAGAATTACTTAGATGAAGTAGAGTACTCATATTATTATAGATCCAATAAGTCTGATGGTGTAGCCACAAGTTAATAATAATCCGATTGTCCTCCATAGAAACGTTTCTATGGAGGATTTGTCGTGTCTGGATTAGATATAGTCGAGTTGGCAGCCGCAGCTGCTTTAACTCCTACTCAAGCCGTAAGGCTTCAGACTCTTGATGATTACCCATCTTCTGTCATTGGTTGGATGTCCAAACTTCCCTGGGATTGGCCCCATGCTGTTCCACTAGACAAGATAGATTTCTCCAATAAGGCCAGTTGGAATGCCCAGGCTAATCAAGATAAGATTGAGCATTTCAAGAAGAAGATTACTAAGGGTACCCTAAAGCCAGCTATACTTGTGATGCCAAAAGGCGAGACTAGGTATGTAGTAGTGGATGGCCATCACAGAGCTTTGACCTGCTTGGAATTGAATAGGCCTTTATTGTCTTGGACTGCTGATGCTCCGGAACATGACGGTCCTTGGGATGTAATGCATGATTCTCAGAAGCACGGGTCATCTATAAAGGCTTCTTACAGCGAGTCAGAGCAGATACTGAGACTGAATAGGGAAGGCACTTCTGTAGAGAAGGCCAGCACTGTTCAGCCAGTAGGCCCCAAGCCTCTTTGGCATAAAACCAAGCCAAAGCCTTGGCATTTACCAGCCTATATAGAGCATATTGCCAATGCTTTGATAGCTCATGGACATTCTGAGTCTGAAGCTATTCAGATAGCAGTAGGTGTAGTAAAGAGATGGGCTTCTGGAGGCGGAAAGGTAGATGCCAACACAAGGCAGGCTGCCCAGAAGGCTCTAGGAGAATGGAATGCCGAGAAAGCAGCTGCTCACGGGAGTAAGTAATGATTGATGTAGTTACAACATATCCTATTACGTTTGAGCAGGGAACGCCTTATCAATATACTTATATTTGGTCTACTAACGGGTCAGTAAATGATCTTACAGGCTATACAGCTCGTATGCATATAGTTACCGATCTTGTTAATAAAGTTCCCATCTTAACACTAACTTCTGATGGCACAACTGCTCCTAATACTTCCATAACTCTTGGAGGAACAGCAGGAACTGTTACTGTCAATTTAACTGATGCTGCCACTGCTGCTATGAATTACGATACTGGGTATTATGCTCTTCTTGTGCAATCTCCAGGAGGCGTCAATTACAAGCTTATGGAAGGCACTGTGACAGTTGCGCTAGGATTGAGCTACTAATGACTGATATTGCAGAGCATGCCCAGAAGGTTTCTCACAGTTACACTGTGCACTATCCTCCACATCCTGCCCGTGAAGATGATCCCCACTATAAAGATTTCAATCATTTCCATAGGACAACTAAGAATGATCCTGAGATTTATCAGTGCGCCATAGGTAAGCACAGAGGTGACTTCTCTGAATGTTCTGTAGACAAGCCTCTTGAAACTCATCATTCTCATGTTGAGTTTTCTTTACAGAATGGTATAGATTTACAGTGGTTGGAGAAAGACTATCCAGGTATTTCTAATCCTGATGAATTAGGAGCGTGGGTAGAATCAGCAGATAACCTTCAATGGCTTTGCGAAAGGCACCATAGAGGTTCGGGCGGAGTTCATGTAGTTTCAGCTGCTGACTATGAGGCTGAACGCTATGTGAGAAATCTTACTTCTGACTAATCCGATGGTTAATTCAGGTATACCACTATTTTATTGGAGTTTGTAATGAGCTCATCACAGCTAGAGCTGGTCATTGAACTTGCTGCTAGGAAGAAGTTCTCTAAGATCGCTGACGACAACATGAAGGATCAGACAAAGTTTCCAGCTGCGTCTGTTCCTGTAGGTGGCGTCAATGCTGAAGATGGCTCTTCAGCAGAGACAGCTCCCCCAATTGTTCCAGCCGCTAGTCATGACGATTGGCAGGACAATGAGGATATGCACTCTATGGGAGTGACTATTGGTCCTGCTGGTGACGTTATGCATGGTGCTATGAAGATTGGCAACATTGTAACTATTCCCAAGGGTAAGAACCGTTATATCGGTATCCATCACCCTTCTGGCGCACTGACTGACGCACACCCTAATCGTGCTCGTGCTGCCATGGAACTTCGTACACTTCATCATTTCCTTCCTCATCACAATGAGAAGGGCGCACATCCTGGCATGGCTTTATCAGCTGAGCAGGAATTTGCCACAGTTATAGCACTTGCAGCTAAGAATCAGGAACGTACAGCTTCTGAAGGAATGGCTAAGTACGGGGATGTAGAGTATGCAGATCCTAAGAACAAGGCTTACCCTATAAATAATGCTGAGAGGGTAAAAGCTGCTCGGGACTATGTAAATCATCCAGATGATGCTGCTAAATATCCTCGTAATGGAGTTAGTTTAGAGTCTGTAAAAGCTAAGATAAAGTCAGCTGCTAAGAAGTTTGGCGTAGAGATTAGCGAAGACAACTAGTATAAAGTAGAACTAAGCCCAATAATTAGGCCCGGAGCCAATGAGTAAGTTCGCACAACTCTTTGCAGAAGAGCCCCCAGAGCCAATAGCTCCAGTAGGGGGCTCTAATGCTTATGCCCTTGAAGACCTGCTTGAAGAGATCCCTGTGTCTTTGGAAGTATTCATCAGAGACAAGAAGTACCTTGGGGATGCTACTTTTAAGCCTAGTGACATTCAAGCAGATGCTATTAAGCACATTGAACGTATATACTTTGCTGACATGTACCCAAGTATGGGCGAATATGAGCCTTATTGGCTAGATGATATTAGAATGACTAACTTCCATGCCCTTCAGTGGGGAAAGGGAGCTGGCAAGGATTCTATCTGCCGCATGTCATTCCTCAGGGTAGCTTATCTGTTCTCATGTCTTAAGAATCCACAGGCTTATTTTGGCATTCCTGATGATGATGATGTTCATATGCTTAATGTTGCTATGTCTGCCAAACAGGCGCAAAGAGCATTCTTCAATCCTTTGAAGAAGAATGTTAAGAAGGGTTGGTTTAAGGACAAGGCAGATTGCACTGTATCTGAAATCACCTTCGCTAAGGGACTAATTGGAATATCAGGACATTCAGAAACAGAGTCTCAGGAAGGTCTTAACCTGCTGCTGGGAATCTGTGACGAGATTGACGGTTTCAAGACTAAGGCAGACTTGGCAAGGAATCAAGGAGCTTCTCTAAGAGATTCTACCCGTAGCGCTGAATCCATCATGAACATGATGAGATCTTCTGGAATTACTAGATTCCCGGAAACATTCAAACAGGTTTACATTAGCTTCCCTCGCTACCTTGGATCTACTATTCAGCAGAAGACTCAGCAGGGTTATGATGATATTGCTGAGAATGGCAGTAATTCAAGATGGTTTTCTTCTGGACCTTATGCTACGTGGGAAGTAAAGCCAAGTGCCAAGAAATGGCATTTCTCTGAAGAGTACAAAGAGAATCGCCATGAAGCTATGGCTAAATATGAATGCAAGCCAAGCTTTGCCGCTGACCCTTACTACAAGAATCCAATGGCTGTAGAGGCTTGCTTTAGACATGAAGAAATTCCTTCAGTTACTGTCTCTTATGTATGCGACGGTAACGTGTGGAGGCCAGATTACGAATTCTCAGAAGATTTCTACCCTATTCAGGGCGCTCAGTATGCTATGCATGCAGACCTTGCAGTCAAGGGAGACCGTGCGGGTATAGCGATGGCTCATGTAGTAAGGAATGAGTTGGTAGAGAAAGAGATCTTTGGAGAAGGCGGAGAAATCATTCGTGTGAATGACATGCTGCCCTATGTAAAGACTGACTTTATTATAACTTTTGAAGCCGACCTGTCAGCTGATCCTTTCCGAGAGATTCAGATACGTTGGGCTAGAGACTTGTGGGCTGAACTTAAGCTTAGAGGATTCAATATTCGTCAGTTCAGTTTCGACGGTTATCAGAGTACAGAAAGTCGTCAAGAGTTAGAGCGCCTGGGAGTAGATTCTCCAGTTATCTCTACTGACCGTACTGAAGATCCTTGGAAGACTTTGAGAGACCTTATGTATGGTGGTAGAGTATCTATGCCTTATACTGACATTCTGCGTAATGAGCTTCTAGGTCTTACTAAGCGTACAAATGGTAAGATAGACCATACTTCCCTAGGAAGTAAGGATATGGCTGATGCTTTCGCGTGTGCCTGCACAGGAGCCATTATGCTAGGAGGCTCAGAAGCTGCTAGTGGGGCCAGAGCTTACTATTCTAAAGTTGAATTCTCTGGAGATAGTTATGAATCTATTCCAGAGTTGAAGTTTGATGATAGAGATGTATTCAACATGGGGCAATTTGGCCATGAGTTTGATAATATGATTGAAGGAGACGGCTGGTCTGGCGATGGAGGATCTCTAGCTAACTGGTTATAAGATCTACCGATGATTTACGTATATAGACTATCATAGGAGTTGTCCATGCCTAAGGGTAACGAGGAAGAGATTCGACCAGATGACGTGGTTGAACTTGCCTCTCAGCAGGAGAATCCTGGATATGCCAACTCTGGTGTTACCGGGCCAAGCAACATGGGTGCTGTTGGTGATACAGGCCTGATCATACCCAAGCCACGTAAGAAAGATCTTAATCTAGAACGTGGTGTTACTTTCTCTTACCCATTTTCCACTCAGTACCATGACTTGTGGGAATTGTGGCGAACTGAGAAGGTTACTGTAAAGCAGCTTGAAGTAATGCGTCGTACAGACGGACATGCAAGAGCTTTGTACAGTATGATAACTATGCCTATTAGAGCTTGCCTTAAAACTGCCTCTGTTGCACCTATATCAGGAATAGAAGGTGGTACTGATGAGGCCAACTTCATTAATCTAATGCTTAATCTTCCACCAGCAGCTGGTGGAATGGTAGTGCCAATGAATCAGTTTATTGCTCAGATGCTTTTGGGTACTTTCCATGGATTCTCTGCATTTGAAATGGTGTACTGGGTTCCTAGAAAGGGACCTCTTGCAGGTAAGGTTACTCTGAAGAAGGCTTCATGGCGTCCAGCTGATACTATTCACTTTTTGACTAACGATCAGGCTGAATTTGCGGGTTGGCGTCAAAGATGTCTGACAGGAGATACTAAGATCTCCCTGCTAGACGGCACAGAGCCTCGAATCGATGACATGGTTAAGCGCTGGGAGGCTGGCGAGCAGTTCTGGGTATATTCCAGCACGCTAGACGGCCACGTGGTTCCTGGTAAAGTTTCTTACGCTACCAAGACTAGTGACAGCGAGAAGCTTGTAGAGGTAGAGCTGGACAACGGAGAGAAGGTACGCTGCACTCATACTCATCCATGGCTTCTACGGTCAGGCGAGTACAAGCGCGCAGACGCGCTACAGCCTGGTGATAGTCTAATGCCCCTGTATCGTAAAAACCAGAAGTTGAACTCGTACTCAGGTCAGGAGTACGAGTGGGTTTCTCATCCCGCAGGTACTTGGGAGCCTACGCATCGTATGGTGAGCCGGGAACTAGGATTCGGCGTTCGTGGAGGAGAAGTCATCCATCACGGTTTTGAGGGAGAGGGTCATCTTAATAACGATCCTAGAAATCTTCAACGCCTTACAAGCGCCCAGCACAGAGAACTCCATGAAAAGTTGGGCCAGGAGGGCAATAAGGCTCTCAGGGCTTGGCAGCATAATGCTTCTCCTGAGACGCTCTCTGCTATTGGAACAGGAGCAGCCAACAAGCGTTGGAGTAATCCTGACTATCGCCAGCTCCGCTCCGAGCAGTTTAGAGCTCAGAGAGAGCAGTGGATAGCTGATGGCATAGACCTAGAAAATACTAGACGTCATGACATTACTTTCGAAGTCATTGATGAGGCTGCTCGTAAGACTGTCTCTGAAGGTAAGAAGTTGTCTCAGGCAGTTCTTCAGGAAGAGCTAGGATGTTCCAAGGACGTGCTGCTTGCTCGAATGAGAGAAGCAGGATATCCAGACTGGAAGACGTACAAGTGGACGCTGGTTCAGAGAGATGCGGATTGGGCTCGTAAGTCAGGCGCTCCAGTTAACCACAAGGTGACTGCTGTCAGATTCTTGGATGAGCCCGAAGCTGTCTATGACATCGAAGTTGAGGACTACCACAACTTTGCTCTGTCTGCTGGAGTGTTCGTTCACAATACGTTCCAGCATGGTCGTTACATTGATGTTCTGTTGCCTAATGATACTGCACTTGTTTATACTTGTCGCGCAGAAGAAGCCCCTTTCTATGGTGTTTCTATGTTTGAAACAGCTTTCTGGCATTACGACAAAAAAGTCAAGATGTACTACTTGGCACACCTTGCAGCACAGAAGGGTGCCATTGGTACACGTATTGGCCACATGCCTCCAAACCCAAACAAGGCTGACGTTGACCATTTCCTAGAGCAGTTAGGCAAACTAGGTACTCAGCAGTTTATGGCGATGCCTATTGACTGGGATGTGGATGTAGTTCAAGAAGCTGGTAAGTTCGACTACATTAGTTTTATCGAGCATCACAATCACATGATGTCTGAGTCTGTAATGGCTGGATTCATGGATGGTAACGCTACTGGTGGAAATACTCCCCAAGTAGACTTCAGTACTCAGGATGATACTTTGTTCATTCAGATGCTTGAAACCATCATGGATGATATTGCTTCTGTTATCAATAATCAGCTTATACCTAGATTCATTGATTGGAACTTCGGAACTGGACTATACCCAACATTCAAGTGGGGTCCATTTACTGATGAGCAGAAGGACGCCATTCGTCTTGCCTTCAATCAGCTCTCAATGGCACCTACAATCAATATGGAGCCTGAACTATGGCAGGCACTTCAGCTTAAGTGGGCTGAAGATCTTGGCATCAACACTGACACTGATATTCTACAGTCTCGTTGGGATATGCAAAATGCTCAGCAGCAGGATCTTGCAGGGCTTAATTACAAGACTCAGCTTGTGGAGGCTAAAAATGCTTTGGACATGGCTGTTAATCCGCCACCTCCAATGCCTCCAGCTGGTCCTGTAGGAGCCCCTACAGCCGCTCCTAAGGCTGCCCCAGCTAAGAAAGTAGCTGCCAAGAAGACAGCTACTCCAGCCAAAGCTGCGACGGCTCCAGTTAAGGCAGTAGCAACACCTGCCAAGGCGACTCCTGCAAAGACAGCAGCCAAGGTGACTGAGGCCACAACTTCAGCCTCTACCCATGCTGCTCCGAGCAAGCAGAATTCGGGGAATTCTAACCCTACTCAGGGTTCTAAGCAGTTGAGTCCTAAATCAGCTGCCCAGAAGGATGAAGATCGTCAGGATGAGAGAAAGCGTGGCCACTGATGAACTCGGTGAAGTTTGCTAGAATTCAGCGCAAGATATTTGAACGCTACATGAGCCATTCATTGCATTGCCAGAAGAATTCCTCTGGGCAAGAATGCAATGAATGTGGTAGTCATAGATTAAAATATTGCGCTATGTGGCATAGTCGCGGGTTAAGAACTCTTTAGTCCGATAAATCAATAGACGTAAACTTTCACAAGGAGTCATCAATGCCTGAAGAGCTAAGTATTTTCCCTTCGCAAGGGGATGACTGGGTAGAGTTGGCTCGTGTTAAGAGTGGAACTCTATTTCGTAAGCATATTCTCAATAAGGGAGTGCTTATCCATCCTGCTACAAAAGCAAAAATTACTATCGACGATGACTTTGTTTCTAAGTTGAAGCAGAACTTCGCAAATAATGTTTGTGATATTGTTCAGGTTCCCCTGGCTGACGACAATAATCAGCATTCAGAAAGCCCTGAGCGCAATCAAGGTGAAGTAGTAGGTGTGGAAGAAGAGAATGGCAAGGTTTATGCCATTATCGATGCTCGTACTGATGACGCGAAGAAGAATCTAGGTAAGACTTGGCTAGGCGCATCAGCCATGCTCAGTACTAATTATGTAGATACTGCTACTGGTGAGCGTGTGGGTCCAACCCTTTTGCATGTGGCTGTGACAAATAGGCCTTACGTGACAGGCTTAGAACAGTATCAAGAGATTATAGCAGCTTCCAATAGCGATCCAGATTCCACTGTTGTGGTATATGAAACTGAAGAAGTTGTGGAAGAAGAAACTTCAGAAGAAGTGCAGGCATCTGCCGATAGATTAAATGATGAGACGCTGGAAGCGTCTTCGCCTACTGAGGAGAATAAGACAATGACTCGTGAAGAGTTGATTGCGGCCCTCGCAGAGCATGGCATTGATGTCCCTGCTCTTCAGGCCGCTGCTGAAGAGGCAGAGGCCAACGCAGCTCTCTCAAATCAGCTTGCCGACAAGCTTGCTGAGACCCTTGAGCTAACTAACGGTTCAGTAGACACAGAAACCCTAATTGGTGCTATCGCTCAGGTGCACTCAGAGAAGGTTGAACTGTCTAACCGTGTACAGGGTCTAGAGCGTGCGCAGGCTGAGCATGTAGTAAGTGGCCTAATCAATGAGGGCTATGTACTGCCAGCGCAGAAGGACGTATATGTTGAATTGCGTCTATCAAACCCAGAGACTTTCAAGCGCCTAATCCCTAGTGAGCCAGTTGTAAAGCTGAGCGCTATGGTGGGCCAGGAATCACTCGATGACCAGACGAAGGATGACCTGAACATTGACGACGAGATTACTCGTCTCACTGCTCGTGTAGGTCAGTAATTCCCGATTAAGATAGGAAAACGAAGCAATGGCTAACGACTACACTTCGGGAATTTACACTCCAGGTGATTCATACCAGGAGATTCCAGTTCCCGGATTCATCAAGCCTACTCACACATATGGTGAGACTTTTGGTGACGAATTCCACGCACCTACAGTATTTGAACTTCTAGCCTCTACAGATGGCGGCTTCACTCAGCGCGGTGTTATTCTAGCTGGTGGGCAGGGAGTTCTACTTACAGGAACTGTTCTAGGTCAGTTCACATCAGGTGCTAATCAGTACCTATACGGTGTATACAACGCATCTCACAGTGATGGTTCTCAGATTCCTCTGGGTTTCCTACGTAATGGTGTAGACACTGGTGGCACAAACAGTCCAGCAGGTCTTCCAGCAACAAACGTTGCAGGTCTTCTTGTAGACCGTGGAATTCTTAACTACAACGTAATTTCAGGACTAGACACTAACGCTATCAACAGTCTAAACGGCCGTCTTGATAACGCTGTTAATCGTTTCTACTTCTAAGATTAGCAAAAGAAAGACCCTCTCAATTGAGAGGGTCTTTCTTATTTCTCTGACAGGTATTTAGCAAGGTGCAGTAATCTGTCAGGGTTATCTTTAAAGAAGCCTTCTGTAATGTTGCATTCTAAATGAAGTAGGCCTCTTATGCATTTTCCACATGATGCCCCTCTCGAACAGCAGGCGTGGTCATGATCTATGACTAGTCTTCTGCCCTCTTCTGGGGGTTCTAAGCATCCTATGCATACTCCTGCCTGGTTATTTAAAAGCTCTATATATTTATGCGAGCTTATGGAATATCTTTGGAAAGCTTCTTCTTTTCTCCTGCACTCCCAAGAACAGTAGATTTGCCTGTTTGGCGAATATGTTCTGGATACAATAAATTCTTTGCCGCAGAAAGCATGAGCACATATTTTCTGAATTATGGGCCTGCCTGGGCAGTGTATCCCGCAGGTAATTTGATTTGAAGCTCTTGGTACGTATTCATTGCCACATACTGTACACACGCTTAAAGTGACATAGTTTGCTTTAGACATATCCCTAGCTTTAGCTGTGTACCTACACCTCCTAGGTGAAGGGCAGAACTTTTGACTTTTCCTTACAGGGATGTAGTTTTCATTGCATACAGGGCAAAATCTTACAGACTTATCCCATATTCTATCTTTTCTGGTTCCCATTTTTCCCTTTCTACAGACTTCTGTCATATTAATATTAATCGGAAGTTCTGTCAAGTAACTTCCGATAGACTAACTAGGCACTCCTAGTGCTAGGTCAGCTGAGTGGGCTCACTAGAGCGGCGCAGACCGGTCACTGTAAATTATTGTGACGCTGCCCTTATTGTCCGTTTATATATAGGAGTCCCCTTTATGCCTAATATTTCACTACTTGAGCCAATGGTCCTTAATGGAGTAGTGCAGAAGTTCACAGCCCCTCAGAACCTGGCTCTTCTGCCTAATATCCCATCTAGCCCATCAAACGCACCTGACTATGTGACATGGGACGTTCTAAAGGGTAGTCGTCAGCTTGCAGGCTTCAACCTGCCAGGTGCTGAGGCTCAGACTGTAGACCAGCTTGGTCGTACACAGGAAAGCGCTCAGCTCGCTTACATCCGTCTAAAGAAGGTTTTCCAGCCACAGCTTATGCACTGGCTACGTGAGCCTGGACAGATTGCTACGACAAATGCTGAGGCTATGGTCCTTCGAGAGCTTCAGGATCTTTCACAGCGTATTGATCTTGTACAGGAGCAGCTCCTATGGAATGCTCTCCGTGGAACTAGTACAATCACTTACCCAGATGGATCATCAGCAACAGTTAACTATGGTTTCCCAAGCTCTCACATTGTTACTCCGTCTGTTGGCTGGGCTACAGCTACTCCAGAGAACATCATCAACGATCTTGTTACTTGGAAGCGTCTAGTACAGACACACGGTCGCGTTAAGCCAACCACAGCTTACTGTTCAATCTTGACTATTCAGTCTATCTTCAACTCATTCGCAGCTAATGCAACTGCTGTAGTAACAGTTGGCACACCAACTAATACTCAGGCTGTTGCGCCAATGGGTGGAATGCTTTCAGATCGTATGAAGGACACATACTACACCAACGGAATTCTTCCTGGATTCGCTGGACTTGACTGGATTCCAGTTGAGGAAGTATACACCAACTCAACAGGTTACCTAACAAGGTTCGTTGGCGATGGTACTTCAAACAACGCTGAGGTCTTCCTTGGTAACTTCACTGAGCAGCGTCCTTTCGAGGTTAAGCTTGGTAAGTCTGCTGACGACTCAGCTCCAGAAGGAATGTACGGCAAGTTCACCAAGACTTGGAAGCAGGAAGACCCTTCTGCTCGTATCGTACTAATGGAACTACACTTCCTCCCAGTTGTGTACCGTCCAGAGCAGTTCATCTATTGCGCTAATGCATACGCATAATAATTAATTGATTGAGGACCGGCTTCGGCCGGTCCTTTTCATTTTCCGATTGTTTAGATAGACTTTAAGGAGACTAAATTGAAGAATATAAGAGTATTCAATATTGAAGTCGCTTCAAATGGCGTAGTTGGTATGTTCACTGAGACTCAAATGCCTCAGGGTCCATGTAACGTATATATTACCGGCGGTAATGAAGAAGTAACTCGTCTGTATGTAGTAGATAGTGACGATCCTAATTCAGCAAGGTTTCCCTTCCAGGGTATCTGGATAACAGATGGCTCGGAGATTTATATATTGAACGCACATCCTAAAGACAGCGTGACATTACAAGTATTGTTCACTCCTGTAGTATTAGAGCAAACAGCTCCTACACAGGAGACCGAGTCAGCATAGCACTGGAGATTAGAATGCCTAGAGCATCAACTACTGCACGCACATCTGTCAGAGCTACTAATAAGAAGGAAGTAGTTGAAGAATTGATTGCGGTGGAAGAAATTCTTCAACAAGAAGTACAGGAAGAGCTAGTAGAGATTGAGAAGATAGAAGAAGCTATTACTGAACTAGAATCACAGAATGATATAATTCTGCTGCATTTTGTGAGAGATGGTGTAACAGCTTTCGGCACAGTGTGGTATGCTGGCCAGGAGATAGAAGTTGAGAGAGGCTCAGAGTACTTTAGGCAGACTCTTGATCGTAATGGAAATTCTTGGCTTGACAGATCAGAAGAAGACAGACTTGAAAAAGGTCCTCTGTCTTGGAAGTTAGGGCCTTCTGAAATTAAGAATGAGCTTATAGAATACCCTGAAAACTTTGATCCTCACGGAATGACTTACCATAAAGGTGAATGGCTCGATCTTACAATGCTTAGACTGCGTGCCGAAAAGGAAGTTGCGAGAGGTCGCAACATTCCTAACAACTAAGGACATTTCATGGGTGACGGATTCCCAACATTTACTGTAGCTCAATTGGCTCAATTCTCTGGCAGGCCACTACAGTCATATACCCCATATGCTGATCAAGCATTGATTCAAGCTGTAGTAATTTTTATGCTTGTTACTCAGGTAGAGTCATGGCCTACAGATGCATTATCTCAGCAGATTGCTACACTGGGCATCCTTCAGTATGCAGATGTATTAGTTCTAGAGCAGCCATTCCAGCAGGTTACTCACAACCCATTCCAGAGTCAGACAATTGGTTCTACTTCCTACTCTAAGCCAACAGCCTACATGCGTGGAAATGCACAGGCTAATGCTCTTAAGGGTGAGGCTACAGGAATTCCATTCTTTGACTACGCAGTACAGAAGCTTGCTCTTCGTACAGAGTTCGGCGGAATTTACGGGTTCTCACTAGAGCTTGAAATGGGTCGCGGAGATGGCGATGTTTGGGTACGTGTAGATCACAAGACTGGTGAAATTAAGCTAGTAGGTCCAGCAGAGCGCGATCGTGAGCTTGGAATCTTCGCTGGTGGAGATATGAATGCTGAGAATTGGCCCGCCGATGAAGGTAATGGCAGCTCAGGCGGGATGTGGTCATAAGTGGCTAGAGTGCAAGAGCCTTACTGTAATCAGCCACACTGTGAAGATGAGTCTTTTTCCTTAGACATGTGTAGAAGGCATTATTCTAAGCATTTAAAAGGCAGAGGGCCTAAGTCATGTGAGCATTGCAGTGTTCCTATGAATAATTTAGGCAGAAACCAAGGCCAGCGTAAGTATTGTTCTACATGCTCTCCAGTAGGGGATTCTGAAGCTAATCAGCTTTTATGGAAATACCAATTGTCTCGTCCAGAGTATGATGCTATGTATGAAGATCAGTTGGGCTTGTGTGCTATGCCAGGGTGTGACAGAGAAGCTAAAGAAGTAGATCACTGGCACGGCTGCACAGAGGGCCATAAAAATCATAGGGCTTGTAGTAAGTGTGTTAGAGCATTACTGTGTAGGAATTGTAATAATAGACTAGAGCCAGTGGAGGACGAAATGTTTAGAGAAGCAGCACTGGCCTATCTAGATCAGTTTGAAAACCCTGGCAGTGGCGGAGGAGGTATGTGGAGCTGATGGCTGGCTACAGTAATCTTAGAACTTCATACAGTTCTATTGTTCAGGTTAGGCGATTGGTAGCTGGATCTGGACCAGGACGTATAAATGGAGCCCCTAACTATACTTGGGGCAATTCTTCAGATATCATTGACGACTATTGGGGAGTTCCTGGCCAGATGCAGTGCCGTTTGGACGTACAGTTTGTACGTCCTGGTAGTGGAGCTCCTATGCCTGCTGAATCAGCTACAGTGATTCCTCGTGTTGGAACTGTATTCTATGATATTCCAGACGATCCTTCCTATGTAAGGGCTGGAGATCATTTAATAGGTATATCAGGAGCTTTCGCTGGAAATACTTTTGAAATAAGAGTTATTCCTGAACCAGCTCAAGACTATTTTGGCCCAACACACATGGAAGCTCAAATAGTAGAGATTGCTATTGATCTTGATCTATACCCAGGAGTTGAGCCGGGAAGTATCACGAGGTGATGTATGTCAGAGAAGATACATGTCACTGTTGATACTAGTCAGGTAGATAAAGAGCTTAACAGGCTTATACAAGCTCCTGATATGAAGACTACAGTTGCCTTCAACAGTCTATTCGCTGAAATTACGGCTGAGGTTATGGCCATCATTCACGTAGAGACAGGTTCCCTTAAGACAACTGCTAGATGGGAAGTAGATCCTTTTCCAACAGGCTGGCAGGGAACTGTCCATGTCGGTGGAGCAGCTCCAGGCGAGATTAATGATCCTGCATACTATGGCGTGTTCGAATTGGCACGTGGAGGATCTCACTTTTTCTTCGCTCCTGCCTATGCCGAAGTGCCTTCAAAGATGACAGACATTATTATGGACTTCTTTGCTGGTGGGGATGCTGGTATGGCAGAACAAGCTGCCACTCCGACACCAGGAATTGGAGGAGCTGCAAAACTTCTCGGTAAGTCTGTAGAAGGAACTGCCAGGCATGAGGCTAAGAATACAGAGAAGAAAGTCAAGAAGAAGGTAGAGAAGACTTTCGAGCAGATGGCGAAAGAGGAAGAACGTAGGAATGAGAAACTATTTCCTGGTGCTTACTCTGGTCGTGGTGGAGAAGGTTTGAAGAGATCTGCCAGTACAAAGGCTGCTCAAGAAGGAGCAGAATCTAGTGATCGTACAGCTGAGGCTAGTAAATTGTACGGAATAGATTCCCCTAAAATAAAGCCTCATCGCGTCACTAGGGCACGTAGGAGAAACTTCTAATGGCTATTATAGCTGGTAACAATAATTATCCTGATGACATTGTGCGCGGCTGTGTAAAGTATCTACTTGGCATACCTGATGTCGCCAATATTGTAGGAGCTGATTTCAACGGTCCTTGGATATTTGAAGGTACCTGCGGGGTTAGAATGCAAGGTCAGTCTGTCAAGACTCCAGGCAGCGCAGTGACTTCTCTAGTAGTATACAGGGCTGGTAATTGGGGCACTCCAGCGCCAGGCATGACTGCTGAATTTCCGAAGTTGGGATTTGAAATCTGGGCAGATCCTCCCAGAGAGATTAATCCCGATACTGGAAAGGGAGAAGTAACTCGTCCACAAGATGCTAGAATAGCATCTGACTATCTTTACAGTGCTTTAGACTATTACATGAATAGAACATCCCGAGGATTGGTGATGTTCGGTGATGTATATACATGGGATTCAGTAAGACTGTCTTCAATGTCTTATCTTCCCACAATGCCTGCTGATGATCATACTACTATGGGCACATGCTCATATGGGATACAGACAGCAAACTTCTTTACTCCTTCTTAAATAATCATACTTGAGCCCTGGAGGCCATGATGTTACAGAACGAAGGACCGCTCAAGGTCCTTATCTCTGCTCCTATGTCACGATACAGTGGTTACGGATCAGATGGAATTGATATGGCTTTGGCCCTTGCAGGTAAAGGCGTAGATGTTTATTTGCAGCCAACCAATGTACAGCCTCCACTTCCACAAGAAGTCGCCAACCTTCTTACGAAGAATCTAGAAGCTCCTTTTGATCTTATGATTCACCATGTAGATCCAGGTCAGCTTAATGCTCGTGAAGAACAGCGTGTGGCTTGTGACCTAGTTATTGGATGGTCCATGTGGGAATTCTCAACATTGGATAATCTTTCAGGTAAGTCTTCATTCAAGAAGCGCACTAAGAACTTTGATGCTCTTGTAGGATACACTGATGTGTGTAAGGGAGCCTTTGAAGATTATGCTCCTAAGAAGATGCCCATAGGAGTTCTTCAAGGCGGTTTTGACGCTGATCGTTGGAACTACATGGAACGTGATTGGTTCAGTCCTAGATTTAGCTTCATTATGAATGGTCAGCTAGGGGATAGAAAGAATCCTTGGGTAGCTATTGCTGCTTTCCAAGAATTGAAGGATGAGTATCCTGAAGAGTTTGAACCAGCAGAATTTCATCTTCATACTACAGTAAGAACTATTCCTCCCATCATTGAGGAAGCAATCCCCAAGCTTAGAATACATTATCAGACATTTACTGATAATGAGATGCATGCATTCTATAAGAGTGGTCATGTTCTTCTTGCTCCTTCCAGAGGAGAAGGAAAGAATCTTCCGGCTCTTGAGATGTTCTCAGCTGGTGGAAGTGTAATCTACACTAATTGGGGCGGACATAAAAACTGGGGCTCTGATATGTATGGCTATCCTATCGATTATAATCTTGTGCCTATCGGTAGCAGCAAGTATCCTGACTGCAAGTGGGCTGAAATCGACAAGGATGAATTAAAGGCAACAATGCTTCATTGCTTCCGTAACAGAGACGAAGTAAGGCTTAAGGGATTAAATGGGTCTAGATTCATTCCAGAAGCTTTCTCCTGGGATACTGTTATGGATCAGTTCTTTAGAAATCTTCCAGACCTTATACCTGGTAAGGGTCATGAAGTCAAGATGAAGTATGATGATGTACTTCGTGAAACTTCTAGAAGGTATACGAGTCGAGGCGTTAGATATGCCTGAGGTTGAAATTAGATGCCCTGAAGGGCCTCAGCGATTATTCATGAAGATGAGGCTGAGTGATAATGCTGATGAGCGTCCTCATATAATTCAAGGTCTCAACTTGATGGAACTTGCTTGTTCCGATTGTGCCAGAGCTTACCGCAAAAGAGATCCAGAAATATTCAGAATACTTCATCGTTATGCCATAGATGGAGATCTGGTAGAAAGCATAGTACAGTATAAAGATGGATCTGAAGTGATTAACAGCATATGGGATGTAACTGCCGATTATAAGTAGGAGAGGCCGTGAGCCTCAGCTTACGCACTTTCTGTATAGTGAGGTTTATACAATATGGCACAGCTCTTCTCAGGGAATGACGAAGCCTTCTCTCTGATTGCGGCTTCTATTCTTAACGGAACTACTGGCGCTGAAGCTCAGCCCATCTATGGTATCCGTACAGGAACCCTATCTGCTAACATCAGCCAGTTTGACAATACTGGTAATGACCGTGTGCTATCGCACTGGGTATGGTCAGACTACGCCACAGTGACAATTGAGTCTGGATACATTCCATGGGCAATGTATGCTAACATTACTGGTACATCTATTACATCTTCAGGTACAGCTGGCGCTGACTACTACGCCTTGCCTCTCTGGGACTACAATTCGCTGAACCAGCCAACTCAGTCAATGCGTCTACGTTCTGCTTCTAAGGATTCCCTTGGACAAGTTCGTACATTTGACATGATTCTTTACAAGGTTCAGTTCAACCCAATCAACTTCACAGGTCCAGCTTACAAGACAGGTCTTACCTTCTCTTGCTCTGGAACTGCCTTGTACTCTCAGTTTGACGAGGCTGGAAACACTCTAACCAACCTATGTATTGGTAGAATCGTTTCTTCTCCTGGACAGGCTGGATTCTCAACAACAGCCTCTTACGGTCAAGGTCTTTCTACCTGATCTTAGTCAGATGCTCGTGGGATGGCCCCTCGCAAGAGGGGCCTCTCCCTTAAAACTTAATATAACATTAATTATCGATAAGCCTCGGAGGCTAGAAACTAATGTCTGAACTAGACGCGCTTGATCCCGTACCAGGTACTATTACTTTATCCACTGGTGCTGAGGTCAAGCTTCTTGATTTGAAGGCCCGACAGTTCTTCAAGCTGCTACGTATCATTTCTCATGGTCCAGCTATGGCAGCTCTCTCTAACTCTAATAACCTGCTTCAGGGCGATCCTGAAGCAGTTGTTATGCGTCTAGTCGGATTCCTTCTAGTGAGTATCCCAGATGCTTACGATGAGACACTTGCATTCCTTCAGGACATGGTACAGCCAATTGATCTTAAGGAAATTCCTACCAATGGTGACAAGGTATCAAAACAGTCTGCCACTGAGCATAATCAGGCACAGTGGAATGAACTTGCCAAGGCTTTGGACAATCCAGAGATCGAAGATGTTGTAGATCTAGTAGACGCCATTATCAAGCGTGAGTCAGCTGATCTGGTGGCCCTGGGAAAAAAGGTAGCCAGCCTGTTCCGAGTAGCGGAGAAGACAGGCCAGTTAGAGAAGCCTACACCCCAGAAATCCCAGGGTCAGAGTACCTCGGGGGCTTCAGCAAAGCGTTCGACACGATAAGTTCTGAGTATGGATGGTCAGACAAGAAGGTAATGAATCTGACCATTAAGCGTATCAGGCAGATCACTGCTGCTATAGCTGAGAGAAAGTTCTATGAGGACAAGAGAAATCGTTCTTACAGTACTTGGACCGTGCAATCTCTAGCTCATATTATAGCCTCTAATGGAATGTTGGATGAGAAGAGTTCTAAGAAGATTCATGAGTATATTAGTGAAGACATATTCTTAGAAATCCCAGCTGAGCGTGAAATCAGAGAGAAGCAGAAGGTCAAGGATATTGCCAATAGTTTCAAAGATCTTGGCGATTACGAGCGTATCATGCAAAATCTTCCAGAAGGCTTTACTGGGGGAATGGGAGCTATGGGAGGGCTCGCGGCTATTGCTGAAACTTCCTCAAGTGGTGAAATGTTAATTAGTATTGCCGATCTACCTGACGGCCCTCCTGAGCTGTAAGAAGGTCGATAGTAGTATTGGATAGACTTAGAACCGACACAGACTATCTGTGTCGGTTTCTTTGTTAGAGCGCATGACGCGGAGGTAAGCAGTGCCTAGTGTACCTGGAGATCACACATACGATGTGGTTTATCGCGCAACTGCTGACTTCACAGATCTCTTCGCTGAAGTAGCAGCAGCCAAGGCTGCGATGGAAGAGCTCAAAGAGAGCACTGACGATACCAACTCTTCTAGTGAAGATGGCGCTAAGGCCGCCGCAGATGCTGAGGAAGCTCGCACTAAGGCGATGCAGGATGCCTCAAAGGCAGCCAAGGAATATGAGCAGCAGCAATTGTTGCTCAACAAGGCTGAGAACAATGGCTTCAACACGCCCCAGGAAGCTAAAGCTTTCCGTGATCAAGATACTCAGAGTCTTTTACAGCACAACATTCAAGAAAATGGTGGACGCACAAGTCCAGACCAGGCTCTTCAAGATATTCGCAATAAGACTGCTGCCCTAAATAGTGAGAATGCATCTCTTGCTGAAATGCGAGAGACCATTGATGAGTCCACTAACTCTCTCCAGGATGCCAGTAAGGCAGCTCAAGATTTTCAAGACAGCCTAGAAGATCTTGAAGAAGGTTCTCAGGATGTTAAGCAGGCTGTAGAAGATACAGGTCAAGCTCTAGATGATTTCTCTTCTAAGTCTAAGAGTGCTGGAAGTAATGCTTCTCAAACTGGAAACAATCTAAAAGATATTGCTGAGGGAGCTTCTATAGCTGCCAGGGGTATTGATGATGTAAATCAATCTCTTGATGAAAGCTCTAAGGCATTTTTGGAATATCAGCAAGCTCGCAAAGATGCCAACTCTGCTGCAAACCAGACTCCTACAACTTCATTAAACACTTCTATTGGCAATGCCTCAACTGACATTGAAGAGGCCATGCGTGAGCAAGCAGCAGCAATTGCTGCTGCCAATCAGTCTCGCAATAACATGTCAGCTGAATCGTTAGCAGAGTCAGCTGAAAAGAATGCTGCAAACAATGTCTCTACTGGGCTGTTCTCGGCAGAGGCTCTTAATGGCGCAAAGAACTTTGCAGAAGAAGTAGAGGAAGAAGTAACTCCTGCTGTCAAGAATGCTGACAGTGCTTTGAAGGCTGCTGGGCAATCTGCTTCTGGTCTAAGCGATGAATTTGAAGCTTCTACTGCTCAAGGTGTTGTTTTATCAGCTGCTATGGCTGACGTGGACAAGAAGGTAGAAGGACTTTCTAATAACCTCAGCAGCGGCTTCTCTTCTGCTTTTGTTAAGCAGCTGGGTGGAGTTCTCAAGGATTACAATTCTGTAGCTAAGGCCGCTACTGGCTTAGATGACCCTTCTGCACGTCAGTGGGTAGTTGATACAGGCAATGAACTTGACAGTCTGGCTGTGCAGCTTCAGGAGACTCAGAAGGGCATAGAGGGAGTTGGAGGAGCATTTGAATCCTCTGGGGATGATGCTGACAACTTCGGAACTGTGCTTTCAAAGGTTAATAGTGCGTCTGCTGTAATTCTAGCTAGTAACCTAGAATCTATTGAGAACAAGCTAGCTAAGATGCACAGCGATCTTGAGACTGGCGGTAATGACTGGGATACCTTTGCATCAAGTATTGCCAAGACTAACTCGCAGCTGAATGCTGCCACAAAGCAAGCAGCTGCACTAGATGATCCTGCTGCTAAGAATGCTGTAACTGATCTTAAGATTGCATTCGATTCTTTGTCTATGCAGGCATTGGCATCTAGAGATGATGTTGATGTATTCACTGCTTCTGAAATGAAGAACAGTGCAGCTTCGGTAATTCTAGCTAGTAATATAGAAGCTATTGAAGACAAGCTCACTAAGATGAGCACTGATCTAGAAGCTGGTGGAAACGACTGGGATGCCTTCTCAGTAAGTATTGCTAAGACCAACGCTCAGCTTAACGCTGCTTCGAAGCAGGCAGATGCTCTAGATGATCCTGATGCAAAGAATGCTGTCAATGATTTGAAGGAAGCCTTTGGTTACCTATCTCAGCAGGCACTTGCATCTAAGGACGACCTAGATGTATTCACTGCTGCTGAGAGCAAGAACAGTGCAACTTCTGTACTGCTTTCTAGTAACATAGACAGTGTAAGGTCTAAGGTAGACGATCTAGAGAATTCTCTGAAGTCTGGGGACTCTGCCTGGAATGACTTCATTGTAGCTCTAACTAAGGCCAACACTGAGTTGGCAGGCGTAGGAAAGCAGGCTGGGACTCTAGGAGATACTGAATCTAGAAATTCTATAAATGCTCTACAGCTAGCTCTTAATGATATAGCTGTACAGGCTCTAGGCTCTAAAGATGATTTGGGAGCATTCAAGACTGCTGAGGATGTGGCAGCTGAGAGTGCTGCCAAGCTTGCTGCTGCCACAAAAGATGCAAAGACAGCTGCCTATGAGGCAACAACCACTTATAAAATATTCGCTAGTGGCCTTAAGGCAATTTCTAATGAATTTGCATCTTTGTCTGCTCAGACAAAAGCAGAAGGCGGAGGAAGTGGATTCTTAGGATTCCTAGGTAATTTCTTAGGTGGAGGACTTAGCGGAGTTTCTTCAGGATTCAATGCTCTAGCTACTGCTGCTGGAAGCGCACTTCCCCTAGTTCTAGGTCTTTCTGTAGCTATTCCTGCTGTTGCTACAGCTATTGTAGGTCTTGCCACAATAGTTGGAGGTTTAGTAGGCGCTATGGCGCCAATGGTGGGTATATTTATCACCTTCTTGCCTATTATTCTAGGTGTGGCAGAGGCTGCTGGAGTTCTATATCTTGCTATTGAACCACTGATCTCTGCTGTCAATGAATTCAGACAGGCTACTACCAAGAGCGGAGCAGAAGCTGCCCTCAAGGGACTTAGTCCTGTCATGGCACAGGCAGCTAAAGACATTGCTGGATTTATCAAGGCTCTTACTGGAGCTAAGGGAGCCCTTAAGGATATTGGCACTGAGGTATTCTCTCCTCTCCTGGGATCTCTTAGTAAGTTAAGTACTGTAATTAAGCCTGTTGAAGAGGCTTTGAATACAATGGCTGGAGCTGCGGGTAAGTTCCTACAGCCAGTTCTTGCTGGATTCGTCAATTTCTTGGACAGCTCTAATTTCCAAACCTTGACAAAAGCAGCTGCTGACGGACTTGTGTACTTTGGTGGAACTGTATCCAACTTCCTAGATGCTTTGGGCAAGTTGGCAACTGATGCTGCTCCTTACACAGTTCAAATTGCTAAGATATTTGATGATCTGTCAAAGGCTCTAAATACATCTGTATCTGTAGGATCTAGTGATGGAAGTATCAGCACATTCCTCAATCAGATGATGACAGGATTTGGAATCCTGTTTAACATCATCAGTGGAATCTTTGATATTCTAGCCAAGTGGGGTCCTGCTCTTGCTCCTATTGGCAATCTTATTGGAAATGATCTAGCTAAGGGACTCCATGATGCAGCTAATGCTGCTGACAGTGTTGACTTTAAGCAGTGGAACAGTGAGCTTACCCAGTTCATTTCAGGAATTGGAACAGCGGCCAAGGGTATTGGTACACTATTTGCAGCTCTAGTAAATAACAAGTTCCTAGGATTCCTTGGAGACATCCTTACTGATATTGGACATATTGCTACTGCTCTGGCTCCTATTGTCAAGTTCTTTACTGACATTGTTGCAGGATCTCTACCTGCTCTACAGAAGATATTCAATGATATCTCTGGTGTAGTAGTGGGCATATTGAAGCCTATTGATGACTTCCTGGATAAGGTAGAGCAGAACAAGGACGCCATGAAGGTCCTTTCCGGAATCTTCACTGCTTTGGCTTCTCTGGTTATCGCTGGAAGTGTTCTCTCATTCTTCAGCATGCTGGGAGGATTGGCAGGTAAGGGATTCTCAGGCCTTATAGATCTTATCAACAAGATCCCTGGAATCAATCTTCCTGGAGGATCAGGCGGAAGTAGTGGAAGTAGCACTCCCGTAGTAAGCGCTATCAACAAGCTTGGTGTTGATGTAAGTGCTAATGCTGATGAGAATGCTGCAAAGATTGTCACAGCTATTACTGGGGAAGAGACTGAAGAAGGAGTAGCAGGAGAAGGTGAATCAGCAGCTGGTGCTGAAGCTGCTGGTATTGGAGCTACTGCTACTATTGCGGGCATTGTTACTGCTGTTTTGGCATTCCTTGGTGCAGGATTCCTTATCTACGAGATTATTCATGGAGCTGCTGATCCTAATTCTACGGTTCACAGGGCTAACAGTTATGTTACTCAGCATGATGGGGCTAATTGGTGGGACAGGGAAGTAGCTGGACCCGCTGATAGAGATGTGTATGATCCTACTGGCCGTGGAATTGCTGGCGCCGCTAAGGGTCTTGCTGATATTAATAAGACTGCTGTTCCTGACTTCTTTACAGATGACACTCAGTGGGAGAAGGATGCTAATAAGGCAATGATCGCATTCTTCACAGGTAACGCTGGTTGGGAGAAGGCATCTAATACAGCTATTCCTGACTTCTTCACAGACAAGTCTGAATGGGAAAGGACTGCGCAGAGAGCTGTAGGGGACTTCTTTACCAATAATGATGAGTGGGAGAAGGCTTCTGAAACAGCAGTTGGACATTTCTTCACAGACAACACTGCTTGGGAAAAGGCTGCTAATCATGCTATAGCTGATTTCTTTACAGACAATACTGGCTGGGAGAAGGCTGCTGATAAGTCTATTTCAGGGTGGTTCAGCAGTGCTGGCGAATGGTTCATGCGTGATGTGTATGAGCCTATCGAGAAGTGGGTAACTAACGACTTTGTCGGATTCTTCACTAACTCAGTAGCCCGCTGGTTTACTGATGCTGGCTCATGGTTCATGAGAGATGTTTATGAGCCTGTAAAGAATTGGGTTACTGGAGACTTTGTAAACTTCTTTACTAGCTCTATTCCTCACTGGTTCGATGATGTAACCACTTGGTTCATGAGAGATGTCTATAATCCAGTAGAGCATTGGGTTATGAATGATATCCCTGGATTTTTCACTAATTCTATCCCTAACTGGTTCTCCAGTGTGTGGAAGGAATTCCAGAAGAATGTTGTTGATCCTATTGGTAACTGGCTGACGGGTACTGGAAGTGATTCACTGACAGGATTCTTTGAAGCTGGATTCAAGGATGCTCTTAACGCTGTAATCAAGGACGTATTCAACAACGGACTTATCCATCTATTGAATGATGCTCTTGGTGTAGTAGGTCTGAAGATTCCTAACATTCCTACATTCGCAGCAGGAGGCCATGTACAAGGCAACCTAGGAGAAGCTGATAACAGCGATTCTGTATGGGCTAAACTGACTCCCGGAGAATTCGTTATTCGTAAGAGAGCTGCTGCTGCTCTTGGACCAGACACTCTGGCTCAATTGAATCAGGCAGACAGGCCAGGAGCTATTGGCAAGCACGCTAATGGAGGATACGCAGGAGCCTTCGCAGGCGGCGGTATAGTAGGAGACGTAGAAGGCTGGGGAAGCAGCCTGCTTTCAGGTGCTGAGGGCCTAGTAGGAGACGTGGCTAGCTGGGCTTCAAGTTTCGTCTCCGGAGCCCTACAGAGTACGTTTAATGAAGCTTACAAGGCTATCGTTAATCCTATCCTTGGCACCTTGCCTTCAGGCACTATTCCTACAGGAATGGCTACCTTGGCTGCTGGAAGTGTGAAGAATGCTGTAGATGTGTTCTTAGGAGCTCAGGATCAGAAGGCTGATGCTGCTGCAACAGGAGCAGTTGGAGGCTCTCTTCCAACTGGAGATCACAAGCAGATCATTGTTGAAGCTCTTCAGGCTGCTGGAGTTGCTGCTAATCAATGGCCTGTGTGGGAAACAGGATTGAACACTCTTATTACAAGAGAGTCTAGTTGGAATCCATCTTCTGTTAACACAACTGACTCTAACGCTGCTGCTGGGAATCCTTCAGAAGGACTTGCTCAGACAACTGGTACTACCTTCAATGAGTACCATGTGCCAGGAACTTCTGACGACATTCTAGATCCTGTAGCTAATGTTGCTGCTGCCATTAAGTATATTGAAGATGTATATGGTTCAATTACTAATGTTCAGCAGGCTAATGCCAATGAGCCTCCAAAGGGTTATGCTACAGGCGGATTCGTGGGAGATCCAACTTTGGGAATGGGATTTGCTGCTGGAGGTTACAGTATGGCTCCTACAGCTGGAACTCCTTCAATGAAGTCTCAGGCTGGAATGAATGCTGGTGGAAGACTTTCTGGTCCTGGAGTTCATGTGGAAAATTTGAACATCACTAATCCAATTCCAGAGCAGTCAGGCGATTCTCTACAGAGAGCAATGACTCGCTTGCGCGTCTATGACGGGAGAGGCAACTAACTGCCGCTTGTAGTAAAAGTACAGTCATTGCGCAGTTAGGAGCCTTTTATGAAGTGCAGTTCTTGCTTGGAGAAGTATGATGGACGTGGAAACTAATGGAGCCCATGGAGGCGTTAGATGACTAACAGCGATAACGAATATTGGTTCGTAGGTGGAACCAGTCTGAATCAGTACTGCTGGGCTGTTAACACTTTTGCTGCTGGACGAGCTGTTCCAGTTCTGCGTGGAAATAACATTCAAGTAGCTTACATTCCCGGTCAGATTCATCGTCAGAAGTATCCTGACAGTAGAACTTTGGACTTTGCCATGTTTGTGGCTGCTGTTGATCCCACAACTGATCAGCCTCCATCTCAGGCACAGAAGCTGATGTTCAGCAACAATGTAAAGACATTACAGAAATTGTTCTATAATTACAATGGTCAGGTTGCTGGACAGCAGATTCCTCTTACACGTCAATGGTACTATTCTCTTCCAATAAATATAGGAATGCCTCAAGGTGTTCCCACTATGGTACAGGCAACAGCTCAAGCTGAAATAGCTGGGGACCTTCAACTTACTATGAATGGTCCCCATTCGGCTAGTCTTACAGTAAGTCTTTTGTTAGCTGATCCCTATTTCTATGGGCCAGCTATTACAGGAGCTGTACCAGTTAACACTACTGCCTCAAGTGTTATCAATACTGGTGATGATGTTGCTGCGTATTTCAATAATTCAGTAACATTGTATGGTCCTTTGCAATATCCTAGGCTATTGAATGCTACAACAAGTCCAAATACATGGTTCCAGCTTAATACTGTTATCTTAGCTGGGGATTCTGTAACACTGGATATTGCCAACTTCACAGCTTATAGAGCTTCTGACGGGGCTAACCTGTCAGGACTTCTGAGCCATTCGGGGACTACTAGGTGGATGAGTTATTATCCAGGAGTTAACAGTCTTATTCTGAGTTCTAATAATAGCGGAGATACAGGAAGTGCTACATTTTCCTTTGTACCTCCTTATGTCTAATCCGATTGTTTATATGATTTTACTCCTAGAGTCCATGGAGACCAGCATACATGACCCAAAATCGTTCTTTTTCTGCTGATCACGATCACTCTTGCTGCCCAAACCCTGCAAAAAGTTGCGGAGAGTGTATAAGAGGACTGTTATGTCAACGTTGTAATATGGCTTTGGGTCTCCTAGCTGATAATGTAGAAACTTTATTGAGGGCAGTAAATTACCTAAGTGGTGAGTCTAATTACACAGAATAGATATTACTCTAATCTAGCTCAGGCAACATTTATTGCCAATACAGGCGGATTAGGTATTTCTACAGCTTCTCTTCAGGTTACTGCTAATGAGAACTGGCCTACTCAGTTTCCATTCGCTCTTTGGTTAGAGCCGAATACTAACAATGCTGAAGTAGTCCTTGTAACATCTGGAAGTGGCACTTCTATTAGTCCTTATGCCATTACACGTGGCTATGATGGAACTATTGCCTTTGCTCACGCTTCTGGAGCTATTGTAACCCCTGGCGTTATTGAGCTTGACCTGGCTGATCCTCAGAATCATATTAATCTATCAGGATCGACTTCAGGTGCTCACGGTCTTCCAGCCTCAGCTTGGTTGGGAGGACAGCTTCAGCTTATCAGCACTCAGACTGTCCTCACTCCACAGCCAACTGTGACTTTCAACTCAGCTGTGTTTGCAACTATTCCATCATCTATAAATCACCTGCTAGTAATGGTTCAGGCTCTGTCCTCTTCCCTGGCTAATAATAATGATTATTTAATGGTACAGTATAATGGATATACAGGCAGCTTTTACTGTGATGAATTCCTTCTAAATGTCAATGGGACTAACACCACTGGCAACTCTGCCTCTAACACTTCCTCATCAGGTATGACTAACAACTGGCATATCAACTCCAGCATGGCTACTTGTGGAGTTATTATGACTACTGATGATGGAATAGCTTCTACAGGATACTGTGAGGTAGTATTCCCTAACTTTAAGAATACTGCAAATACTGCTCCAAGAGGTCATAACTTCAAATTCGGTGGAAGTAATAACACAGTTCCTTATATAATCTCAGGGAATGGCAGTGGATCTTGTGCTAATGTGACAGCTCCTATTACTTCACTGACATTCCAGACTATTCTAGGGTATAACTTCACAGCTAACTCTGTATTCCAGCTGTATGGTTTCTAGGGAGAATTATGTCTACTCAGAATAGATACTACAGTAATCTTGGCCAGGGGACCTTCATTACCAACACTGGTGGACTGACAGCTAGCGCATCTGCTCTTACTGTTCAATCTAGCGGAAACTGGCCCACTCAATTTCCTTTCACTGTGCGACTGGAACCAGGAACTGCTAATGAGGAAGTTGCTCTAGTAACATCTGGAGCTGGAACGGCTGCCACGCCTTATCAGCTACAAAGAGGATATGATGGCACTAATCAGTTAGTACATGCTCAAGGAGCTTCTGTAATTCCTGGATTCTGTCAGCTGGACTTTTCTCAAGCAGGTCAGCACATTAATTTGACAGGTTCAGCTTCAGGTGCTCACGGTCTTCCAGCCGGAGCGTGGCTTGGTGGAACTCAGCAACTTATCAATAAGTATGCTTACACAGCATTCTCAGGAACACAGCTTAACATTACTAGCATTCCCCAGACATTCAGTCATCTTAGATTGATTTATAGCCTTAGAGGCAATGGAACTACTACAGGTCACTTTGGAGCGAGCGTTCCTTTCGGAGATGCTCTCCAGATGGCAATGAATGGTGTGACAACCGCTACTTATACTGGTCTTTACACTATACAGTATCCAGGAACTTCCACACCTTCTGGGACTATCACTCCTGGTGCAGCATTCAATTGTGGCATTATATGGAATCAATACTATGCTACTCCAGGTATGGGTAATGGATATGTGGATATCTTCTCATATGCTGATACTACAGGCATTAAGCAGGTAAGTTTCAATGGTTCCGCTTCTGATCATGGAAGTGCTTATGGTGCTGTATTTGGATGGGCTGGTCCTGGAGGATCTTCCAATGCTCATGCTATAACTTCTATACAACTCAGTGTGTCTGGATCTTCTTCAGGATTTATAGCTGGTAACGTCTGGCTTTACGGAATTTCATAGGAGTAATGATGATAATCGAGCAAGCATCTACCATTAAGTGGACAGCTCATGCTTCTGTACACAAGTGGGATGTTGACCAGTACGATTGGCTAATTCGTAAGTATGGTCCTGATGCTGATATCATGCAGTACTTGGATCAGGTAAAGCCTTATGAAATTGTAGATGCTCCAGGTAACCTTCTCACTTATGTGGGATTGGCATTTCTACTGTCTAACCTAACAGGTGTAACAACAACTACTTCATCTCAGCTACTTGCTAATGGCTACATGCCCATAGGAGTTGGAGATGGTGGAGGAACTGTCCCTACAGCGGCTGTAACAGACTCTGATCTTACAGCTTCTAGCAATAAGTACTATAATCCTATAGATGCTGCATATCCGGCTGTAGGAGCTGCTGGGGTTACTGCTGGAATCATTACTGTGCAGTCTACCTATACTTCTGCCATAGCTAATTTTGCATGGAACGAGTGGGGAATTTATGGATCTACAGCACTATTTACTGTTGGCCAGACTACTACTCCTGCAAATTCTACTATGATCAATCACAAGGGTGTGTCTCTAGGTACTAAGACATCTTCCAATGTATGGACTCTATCAGCCACTCTCACTCTTTCGTAGGAGGTCTAAATGACTACTATCACTTCTAGTGATGCCTCCAATGCGACTGTTGATTCAGCGAGTGTCATATCAGGTAGCTTAATAACTAGTTCGGATACCTTTAATAGCACAGTAGATGTTGCTGGTCAGTCAGAAAACACTGGCCGTGCCAATAACATTGAGTATGCTGCTGCTATTCCAGGCTCACTTCCAGGCACATTCACCACTTATGGTTTGAATAACTCTAACCATGCAGGCTCTCAGTTTTATATTCCTGGATTTGAAGCTAGTCTTCCTACAACACTCCCTTTTGTCTTTGACAACTATTGCGGGCCTGCCAATGGTCCCCTATCTCCTAATTACATAACTGAAGTAGGCTGGGAATTAAAAGTATTCTCAGGCAATGGCTATAATTACATGACAACAATTCCTCGCTATCAATCACTGTCATTCAACTTTGAAGTAAGTAATGAGGGCTCCGGGCAGTTAGTAATCGATAGGAATGATCCTATTTTTACTCAGATACTTGGTACAGGTGGCCCTGGCACTGATTTGATGGACTATGAGAATTTCTGGCAATGTCTTTACAATGGTGAGCCAGTATTCGAGTTCTTGGGGACTACTATAGATGAAGTGTTTGTTGACGCATCTTCAGAGCAGCAGCCTATTACCATATCAGGTGCTGGTACTGGACGCTGCCTGTCTTGGGCCTGTACCCAGCCTCCAGGGTTCCCAAATGTTGTATACAAGCTAGCTGCTTTAACAGACACTTTTCAGTTGACTGAGATTGATACTCAGACATGGAATCTTACACGTACAGCTGATATTACTGCTGGAAATGTATATGTTGATCTAACTAATAGTGCCGCTGCTGTGAATGGGTCAATGAATTCATTCTTGACATCCCCGGCTCTGTCTGCTGGATACTACAATGCATCATCTTCAGCCCTGTCTGCTCAGATTACCCCTCTTAACATGCCAAATCAGCCTGCCAATTTAGTGGCTAATGGCTCATTCACTCTGGGTATATCAGGCTGGGATACAGGATCAAGTGCGGTACAGGCTGCTGGAGCCATTGCTACACTCAATACAACTGAGTCATATCAAGATAGTACTGGGTATTCAGCAAGTGTTGTTACAAGTGCTATTAATCAAGGTATTGAACAGACAGTACCAGCTTTACAGCCTAACACTAACTACACAATGACTGCTTGGGTTTATCAGTCAGTGGGTTCTCCAACTATTCAGATAAAGATGTACGACTCTACTAATTCTGTAGCTAGCTTTCCAACTACTACTATTGAAACAGTAGGGCAGTGGAATCTTATACAGTGTTCTATTTTAACTGGTGCTCATGCCAACGTTAATTTGATATGCTCTATCAACACAGGAAGCGCTGTAAACTCATTCCTTGTAGATAATGTTAATTTATTCTCATTCACTCCATACACTTCCAGTGCTATGATTCTGTACTCTCAAAGTGATCCAAATGACTATGTTATGATGGAGCTTGACTTCTTCAATCCTGGCAGTCACTTCTGGGCTCAAATTGTCACTGATGGAAGTACGTCAAGTGTGACTCTGGCTTCTACTTATGATACTGTAGAGCACATGTACTGGAGAGTTAGAGAATACAGTGATATATTCTACTTTGACTCAGCTCCAGATGGCTCTACGTGGACTAACATGGGATCCCTACCGCATAGTTGGAGTACAGCTGAAGTATCTGTGTCATTTACTACATGGTATCACGGAGCATATGGAGCTACTCCAGATTTTACTCCTATGGAAATTTCTAACATAAACAGCTCTAGTTCTACTCCTATTGTACAAGGTAATGGCTCAACAGCTACCAGCGTAAATGAAGGATCTACTGCTTCTGGAAGCTACAATCTCAACTCGGCTAACCTTGTAGGATTGCAGAATGCTTACATTGAAATTCCCAATGCTGCTCTCTGGTTAGATCTTCTTAATCAGAGTCAGACTAGAGGTACTATCCCATTCATCAATCCAACCTTCTCAGTTACTGCCGACTCAGCTGGGACAGTGTGGACAGACCAAGCTTCGTTGGTTATTAGCAACGGATCTGACCTTGAAACTCAGTTAGAAGCATCTGTTACTGCTTTCAATGGGGACTGGGTTATGTATCCTGGCTTCCAGCTGTATGTAGGTAATGATGGAATATTGGGAAATAACCTATCCTCAGATATCATCTTCTACTCCAGCGGACACATTGTAGATCATGAACGCACACGTGTTCGTGATCAGGTCTACAACTACATTGTGGCATCTGATGGAACAGGTAATCTGACTTACCAGACAAGTCCTACTTCAACCTCTCAGTGGACTCAACGAGAGAACTTTGTTCAGTCATCACAGGCTACAGACATTGGTACTCTACAGCAAATGGCTGCTGCTGCTATTCAAGAATTTCAGAGTGAGACTGCTCAGCGTACTTTGACTGTTCCTCCTAAACTGCCAGGACGTACAGTATTCGTAGATTACCAGCTTGGGGACTGGATTGGAGTGCAGAATCCTAATCTTAGTACTATTGATTCAGTGAGAGTAGTAGGAATTGCTATCTCTATCGATGGTACTCAGGACTATGTAACTATGGAACTGACTCTTGAGACACGTATACAGCTTCTTATCGAGCGTATGAATGTTCTTCTACAGAAGATTGGCGCCAACGCAGATGCTCAGGTTATCGCTGCTCCTGGAGCTGTGTCTCAGTTCATTCAGCAGTCTATCAATCAGACTGCTGTAAACACATATACTCAGGTACTTGGTGATGGAAGTACCACAAGCTTCTACATTGGACATGGCCTAGGAACTCAGAATGTTACTGTCACTCTACGCAATAATTCTACTGGCACTATGTACTATCCCCAGACAGCCGCTGTAGGAGCAAGCACTACGCCAGGGCTGTACAATGTTGTATCTCAGTCATTGAATCAGGTGGAGATTGTATTCAGTACTGCTCTTCCGCCTACTGTGAATGAATACACGATAGTAATAAAGTCCTGATGATTGCACCGATTGTTCTTGTGAGGGAGGCAGAATGTCATATGCGCCTATATATGCTGTAAGTCAGGCCGATACACTGCCTCCTTACACAGCGACGCTTACATACAATAATGCTCCTGTAAATCTTACAACTGCCACAAGTGTTACCTTTATCATGGCTAATTACTTCTCGGGAGTTGTAGCTACAGGAACAGCTACTATTGTCAGTGCTTCAACTGGACAGGTAAGCTATTCTTGGGGATCTAGCGATCTAGCTACTCCAGGAGTATACTCTATTCAGTGGGAAGTGACATTTCCTACTGGAAATGCAACATATCCAGCCCATGGATATAACTATTTAACAGTATTGAACAACCTTGCGATAGGATACCCGAACGTGAGCCCAGTATTCAACACAATTCACAGTAGTACTGCTGCTCCAACATCAGCGCAAGGTGTTAATGGAGATTACTGGTACAACACCAGTAATACTTACTTTTACGGCCCTAAGGCAGCTGGCGTATGGCCAGCAGGATTTCCTCTGTATGCTTCTGGAGGAGTGCAACTTGCTGGAGACCTTGGAGGCACAGTAAGCATCCCTGAAGTAATCTCCACTCATCTGACAAGCGCTCTTCCTATCAATCAGGGTGGAACTGGTCAGAATACTGCTCCAACTGCTGGGCAAGAACTTGTAGCAACGTCAGGTACTGCTACTCAGTGGGTTACCAGAGATTTCAATGTGCAGGCATTCGGTGCTTTAGGTAATGGCACTACTGATGATACAGCCGCCATTCAATCTGCCATCAATGCTGTAGGTGCTGGAGGCGGCAGAGTATACTTCCCTCCAACTGCTACTGGCTATCTTCTTAATTCTACTGCTCTTACTGTCACTGTAACAAATACAATATTGGCGGGTGGTGGAGCAGAGAACACCTTCCTTATTATTGGAAGTAGTTTTACTGGTGCTGAAGCAATTGATATCACAGCATATAATTGTCAAGTTCAGGATCTGTCTATTCATGGAGCTTCAGGTACGACTACTTCTAATCCCGTAGCAAACGGAATTGAAGTTAGTGGAGCACGTAGAGCTAAGATCAATAGAGTAGAATTCAACAACATCAATGGTTGGGCCATTGAAGTGGCTGCTACTAACGCATCGTCTACTTCAAACTGCTTGGGAACTCAGATTGCTCAAGTATTCGGACAGTCCTGTGCTGGCGGAATTCACTTCCTGGGCAACACCACTCAGGGATTCGCTATGAACTGTCAGGCTACTGACATTCAGTTCTACAGCACTGGAGTTACAACAGGAGCAAGTGCCAACCTTGATAGCATGCGCGTTGAAGATTCTTGGGATGTGCTTCTAGAAAACTGTATACTATGGACTTCTCTGGGCACAGGATCTTCCCTTCACATCAAAGGAAATACTGCTGCCTCATTCAACGCCAATATGGACCTTTTAGGACCAACAACAGGACCTTGTGTACTGATTGAGAATTCCACTAATGGCAGTCCTCAGAATGTGCAACTCCAAGGCGGAGTTATTCAGCAGGGAGCTCCTGGATTGTCTATCACAGGAGCAGCTTATCAGGTACATATCTCTACTACTCGTATTATCAATAATCAGACGCATGGTATTCAAATTGGTGGAACTGGAGCGTCCATCTTTATTGTGGATTGCTTCTTCAACACCAATGGAGCAGGTGCTTCAGGCACTAACTATGATATAAATTGGTCGGGTACCTCAATTGGCAAGGTTATCGGAGCTGGCCTGAATAGTAACATTGTTACCACAGGCTCAGCTGGTGTGCAGACCAGTATTAACATTGCTTCTGCGCAGGCGGTAATGTTCGATCAGTTGACATTCGGAGGAAGTGGAAGCAGCTCTGCTACTTGGTTTACTAACACTCCAGCAGGTGTTTTAGAATCTGGTAGCGGTAACTTCAACTTTGTCACAACAGCCACTTTCGGAAATGGTACTCGCTCTCTTGTAGCTCAGCCTTCATCTATTACTAACACAGCTGTGGCTGGTAATGTCAGTGGAACTCAGGCTAACGACAACTGGAGGATCCTGGGTAATGGAACATTCCAGCTCGGTCCCGGAGGCGCCACAGGTAGAGACACCGTATTCGGTAGAGCAGCCGCAGGAGTGGGTTATGCCACAAATAGCTTGTTGGTAGGTTCAGCCACAGACCTCGGGGACAACGGCTCAGGGGAAATAAAACTTGCCAATGCCACAACAGTACCAACTACCAATCCTACTGCTGGAAATTTGCTATATGCTTCAGGCGGGGAGCTATTCTCCAGAGATTCATCTGGTAATGTTTATCCCTTGACTCTTCTTTCTGCTGCTGGCGGAGGAACTACTGTAACCGGTGTAACAGCTGTTACTGCTATAGCTTCTGGAGTTACTGTCCCTGCTAACACATTAGCTGCTGGTCAGGTATACAGATTCAAGGCCTGGGGGGCCGTTACAACTACTGTAGACACTCAGACAGTACAGATAGCACTGTATTGGGGAGGAGTTGCTGGAACTTCCTTGTTGAACTGGGGACTTCAAACTCCTAACGCTTCTGCGACTGTTTCAGGTGCTGCATGGATGGCAGAGTGGGAAGTTGTTGTTCTGTCAACAACTTCTCTGGCAGTTTCGGGCTGGGATGGCCTTAATTACTACTTCAGTTCTTTGACTGAAAATAACGAGGCTATTACTAGCACATCTTCCGAGCAGTTTGTTGTGGGAGTAACTCCTTCAGCAACAGCTTTGTCCATTACATGCGCAGGATTCTACTGCCAGAGAGTACGTTGATATGACTTTGTGTGAGAGGAGAAGGTAGTATGGCACCTAGTACATTCTACATTTCTCAAGGCGCTACCGCTCCTGCCATTACTGCTACTCTTATAGATCAGTATGGCAATGTTGCCAATCTGACAGGAGCGTCTGTCAGCTTCGTGATGACTAATGCCTTCTATGGTAACGCTGTTAATGCAGCAGCTACTATTGTAAATGCTGGAGCAGGCCAGGTAAGCTATTCTTGGGGTACTACAGATACAACCAATCCTGGATTATTCAGTTGTCAGTGGCAGGTAATATTCTCAAGCGGTGCTCAAGAGACATATCCTCAAGGATATTATAATCAGGTATCTATTTCCCCAGCATTGAATAATGGTTTCCCAGATATTATTGAGCCTTCTGTCATATTCAACACCATCTGGAACAGTATCTCGGCACCTACTTCTATTCAAGGGAACAACGGAGACTTTTGGTACGATACTGTTACTGGATATTTCTATGGACCTAAAGCTATGGGGACTTGGCCAGCTGGAAACTTGATCAGTCCTGCCACTATTCCTCTTAATCAATTTGCTGCTCCAACAGGCAATTTGAACATGGCCAATTTCAGTATTATCAACTTGGCTGACAATAATTTTGTAGGCTCTGTAAATACTTCTCAGGTAATCTCAGCTTTAGTTACTGGAGATGCTAACTCTCGTTGGCAGGTACAAGCTTCTGGAGCGATGAATTGGGGTCCTGGTAATGCTTCTACTGATACTAACCTGTATCGCGCAGTAGCAGGAACACTTAAAACAGACGACAGTTTGTCTATTGGAAATCAGCTGACAGTAGCATCTTTCTCTACTTTCAATAACACAGTGACAGCTAATGCCCAGGTGGCATCCGCTAGAACTACTGACTCTTCTGCTTTTAATGCCACATATACTACAACTTCAAATGTTACAAATGCAGCCTTTGCCTATACGGCAGTTGCCAGCACTGGACGCTTCCTGTCCACAGCGGTAACTGCCGATACTGTAGGTAGGTTCTCAGTTGATGTAAATGGAGCTATGAGCTGGGGATCAGGTAGTGCTACGCGAGATGTGACTCTTGGTCGTACAAGTGTTGGAGTTCTCTCTGTTACTGGAGATCTAGCTGTTAGTGGGCCTTTGTACCCTAATTCAGGTACAGTTACTAATGGTTCTGCTCCTATACTTACGCCTACATTTGTAGGAGCTACAGCAGCTCAACTTTCTGATACATCGCGCGATTATATGGTGTACCTACAAATAGGTGCACCCGGATCAGGATTCTCTCTCTTGATAGGTCCTACAAGTACTCCAGCTAATACTATATTTACTAACGCTACTCCTACAGCAGGCGAATTACTTTCATTCAGGCTGCCTGCTGGGTGGTATGTAAAGTGGGCTGGAAGTAGTACTTCTATAACTCATCAAATTGCGATTGGGTGTTAAAATGACTGAAACTACTCAGTGGACTCCTACTTATGTGAATTATGTTGTCTGGTGCTCAGATGCTCAGTGGAGTCTTAATATTAGTTTTATGTGGGATCCCACATACTTAGAGAGTGATTTTGATACTGGCGTAGAGGGCTTTGCAGCCGCTTACGGCACTTTGCATCCAGTTATCAATATTACCAAGAGTTACACAGCTACTGGCGTGAGTTCTTATGATTATGCCTACACTGATGGCGTAGGAGCAGATGCTGGTGACGGCATAACTGAGTTTAATGAAGGCTTCTCTGGAATTGAGAATAACCAGACGTGAGCAACAGCAAGCTTGTGAGTACTGCTGTCTTTGGATCGTTTGACGGGATGACCTCCGCAATGGGGGTCATCCTTGCTTTACTGGCGACTCCTCACGCACTGCTCTTAGGAGCTCTGGGTATTGGCATAGCCGGTGTCATAGGCATGGGCCTAGGGGAATGGCAGTCGGACAGTTCTAGCGGCTGGAAAGCCCCAATTGTGATGGCTCTGGCGAGTGGCACTGGTGTACTTATCCCAGTTCTTCCATTCCTATTTTTGGCTGGAACGCCAGCACTCTTAGTTAGTGCTGCCCTCATTATAGTTGTCACTGCTATTATAGCTAAAGTAAGAGTTTCTGAGGATAGAAGTTATTGGAAAGCAGCAAGAGAGTCTTATACTATTTTAGTGATAACTGCTTTAGCTGTGTGGTTGGGATGTAAACTATAAATCTTTTGATTCCTTGGATGAATATACAGTGGAGGGATTAATGGATAATTACGGTAAGTTCTCAGAGTGTCTTGAGGAAGCTGATCGAGACTTTAGAACTGATGTTTCCTATGCGGTTGCAGTAGCCAAGGCTGCTAGAACCATTGCTGCTAAGAGATCTATGTGGCAGTCACGTCGCTTGACAGACAGCCAAAGCTAGTGGTAGAGTAGATGCATGTCTCTACCTGACATTCGTAGACTCTTACCATCCGAACGCAACCAGTTGGCAGATAAGGTCAGAGACCTTCCTGACTTCAAGTTGCCCGAGCTGAAGTATTTCAACAGTTCCCCTTGTGCTCAACATACGGAAGTAGTTGTAGGCTGTAGGAACTGTGGCATTAAACCACGAGCCCACCAGCGTCAAGCCGCTGCCTGGGCTTATTTGCGCACTAAAGTCCTTGTAGCTGATCAGACTGGTACAGGGAAGTCCACTATTCTTGCCCTTCTTATTGCCATGCTTAAAGAGTCTGGGCAATTGGAAGACGGAAAGGTGCTTCTTGTGTGCAGAGCAGCAGCATTGCGTCAGTGGACTACAGAGCTTAATCGTATGCTACCTATGATCAAGACTGTTGCAGCTACAGGAACAGCTTCAAAGCGCCTGAAGATCATGCGATCTGATTGGGAAGTGATGGTTATTTCCCGAGAGACATATGTCAAGGATCACGAAGCTTTTAACCATATTGACATTGTGGCATTGCTTTGTGACGACGTTGATTCTCTGGCTAACAGAGGCAACCAGATCTCTGTACGTCTGAAACAGCTGGCTAATCATTGCCGCTATGTATGTATTGCTAATGCTACTCCACTTTCCAAGCGTCTTGAGCAGCTGCATTCTGTTATGGAGCTGATCGGAGGAAGAGAATTCCTTGGAGGAGTGACACAGTTCAAGAACACCTATATTCAACAGGAAAAGATTCAAATGCCAGTCAGAGGTGGTCGAATGATGACTACTATGAAAACTAGAGGCTATAAAAATCTGAATCAGTTGAAGTCTCTTATACGTCCTATGGTTATTCGTCGTACAGCAGACCAACTTGCTGATGTGGATATGCCAGCTATTTCTACTTCTACAGTGTGGCTTGATCTGCATCCTGCACAACGTGCTAAGTACAAAGAGATACAAGCAGGCATTCTCAAGATTATCAAAGAAGGCCGCATTGCTGAGATCAAGCAGCTTGAGGCTATCACAGTATGGATGAAAGCTGCTGCTACCTGTACCGGTCTTCCAGCACTTGGGGAAGATGACGGGCCAGGAGCTTCGTCAAAGCTGGATTGGATTATGGACAAGCTTGAAGGTGATCTTTCTGAAGAGAAGGTTGTTATCTTCATTCATAATAAGAGCATGGTGTTAGCAGCTAAAGATAGAATGGATGCTGCTGGAATAAAAGCTGTTGTTGTTTCTGGTATGGACAGCAATCCTACTCGTAGAGCTGAAGCTATTCAACAGTTCTGGGATGATCCTGAATGTAAGGTGCTTATAGGTACTAGCGCTCTTCAATCATCTCTTAACCTTCAAGTGTCGAGACATCTGATTATGGCAGATACTTTGCATAATCCTGCTTCTATTCAACAGCTTGCAGGACGTGTTCAGCGTGTCGGTTCACAATATCAGACTGTATATGTTCACCATCTATTGACTAGAGATACCATTGAGGAAGGTTTCCTAGAAAAGCTTGAGATTGAATCTGCTCTCATGGATCATATGTGGGATTCTTCAAGTGAGATCTTCCAGGCTCTTTCCCCAGAACAGATGATGAGGTTGATTATATCATGATTGAAGACAAGTATAAAAGCCTTATAGACAATCATATTGCTCTAGCTATCAGTATAGCGTTGGGAGTGTACAATACAGCTCCTCATGCTTTGGAACTGGAAGAGTTGAAAGCTATTGCTTTCTTTGGTCTTTGTGACGCGGCTGATCGTTGGCCAAGTTATTGCGAGAAGAAGGGCTATGACGCATCAGCAATTCAGTATTTCACAAAGTACTCTTCTCTCCGCATTCGTGGAGCTATTTATGATAGGTTGAGAAGCAATGATTGGGCTACTAGGTCTCTGAGAGAGAAGTCCCGTAAAATCAATCTGGCTAATATTAAAGCAGATGGACTTGACCTGAGTAATGCAGAGTTGGCAGAGATCACAGGATTGACAGAAAAGGAAGTCCGTGATACACTTACTGGGATGTCTCGTGCTCCTGTATCGCTTGACAGTGTAGTGGCTCCATGGTCTGAGGACAGCACCAGCCCGACTTCCAATGGAAGATCCCAGGTGGCTGATTCTCAAGACACGGAAAGTACTGTAGCTGTCAATGATTTGCTGAAGACCTTCGCGGATGCTGTGAAGGCTCTTCCCTTAGAGCAGAGGCTAGTTATAGTATTGCACTATCATCAAGGTTTGGAGCTTAAGAAAGCAGCAGCCTTGATGGGAGTGACTGATGCTGTGTTAAGTTCATATCACACATCAGCAGTGATAAAGCTCTTAGAAAGTCTTCAGGAAGCAGCAGTTTAACTACTTCGAGTTGGGTCCGATGACTTATATAGTACAGCTAATTTTGGAGAGAAATGGTACTGCCAGCATTTACTTTTGAGTCAGTAGAAGAACTTCCAGCAGTGGAGATTCCGGCAGACTCACGTCAGTTCAGGGCTTTGCACAACCCTTGGACTCCTTTAGAGTTGAATGGTTTGTGGGAAATGCCCACTCAAACAGCTTTAATTTATGTAGCTCTTGGTGATAATACCTGTGCAGACTACATTAAGGTTCTTCAGACAATGCTTGAGGTTGAAGTTACTGGGGAACTGGACTGGAATACAGTCACGGAACTTCAGCGAAGATCTCTTATCGCACCGGATGGTGAATGGAATGCCGTGACTGTTAGAGGCATTCAGGCAGCACTCAATTCAGGAATATTATTCTAATAGAGTTCCTCCTTTGGGAGGATCGCCATCCGGGCAAACGCTACCACGATGGCCAAAGCTGAGAATAACGCCCCTTTCAATTGGTCTGGAAAGGGGCGCTCAGTGTCTTCAATTAAGGAAGGTTATGGCTAATAGACTTATAGTGACTCTTCATCTCAAGAACGGGATCACTCATATGAGTGATCCTATTGAGATGGATGAGGAAGAAGTAGAACAGATCATGAGAGATGTTCAAGAAGCTCTCGAAGGTGCTGAAGGCATACTTCAATTTACTTGCAATGAGAAAACAATATTGATTAGAAATGATGCTGTTATGTCATCTACTTTTGATTATAGAGAAGTAATTGAAGACATTTCTAGCCATTTTGCAGGAGCTTGATATGCCAGCATATGATTACAGGTGTAAGGATTGTGATAGTCCTTACACCTTACAAGGAAAGATTACAGAGGACGTTCCAATATCTGATTGTCCTCAGTGCAATTCTGACAATGTGTACAGGGTATTTTCCCCAGCACACATCAAGTTCAATGCTACTGGCTTTTACACTATTGACAGCAAGCATGAGCAAACCTATGTGACGGAAATCAGAGGAGAGTAGTGAGCAGCAAGAACTGGCTTGAAGAAGAGCTGGAAGGTTATGATGATATTGACATTGAAGAAGAAGTCATTGACCATCGTGATTCCAACATTCTCAAAGCCGAGCGCCATCAAAGAAAACTCCGTCGCCAGAGAGAAGCAGAGAAGCGTGAGCAAGAAGAAGCTTCATGACCTGAGAATTAAGGTCAGTAGTTGTAGATCACTTATGGCTTATGCGCCAGCGCAGGATTTAAGCGAATTAAAGCTTAAAGAAGGCTGGTGGGTAACTGTTGTTGGGGAATGTGAGAAACCTCACATTGCTTATGTTAATAACTATGACGAGAATCTTAATCTGTGGTTCTTTATGGTGGAGAAGGAGCCTTTGCAGTGAGTGGGCACACTAAATGGTCAGATGTAAAGGCGGCAAGAGGGTATGTGTCTAAGCCCAGGATTCAAACTAAGAAGACTACTTACACCATGGATTATCCTGAGGCAGTAAAGTTTGCTGAAACTCAGATGGAAGTTTATTGGCTGCCAACGGAAATCAATTTGGAAAAGGATGTTCAGGATGTCCGAGTCAATCTTACGGATGCTGAGCGTCATGGCGTGGTTACGACACTTAAGCTCTTTACGCTGTACGAACTCCTTGTTGGTAATGAGTACTGGGGCGGGCGCGTCAAGCGTGCATTCCCGCGTCCAGATATCGAATTCATGGCCACTACATTCGGGTTTGTGGAGATTGGAATCCATGCACGATTCTACAACCGTCTGAATGAAGTCATGATGCTGGACACTGACGAATTTTATGAATCTTATGTAGATGATCCTGATCTCAAGGCTCGTATGGATTTCGTCACAGAGGTACTGACAGATGACAATCTTCCTGTAGCACTAGGTGCTTTCTCCATGCTGGAGGGTGCTGTTCTCTATAGTTCTTTCGCATTCCTCAAGCACTTCCAATCCCAGGGGAAGAACAAGCTTAAGAATGTATGTTCTGGTATCAACTTCTCAGTACGCGACGAGAATCTTCATGCTCTTGCTGGATCGTGGCTTTACAACACTCTGATGAGTGAGATGGAAGCGTTGGGACAGCTCCCTGCTGAAAAGCTCCATGAGATCACAGTATCTCTTGAGGGAGTAGCTCAGTTAGTTTATGAGCATGAAGAGCGTATCATCGATATGATTTTCGAGAATGGTCCTATTGAAGGACTTGAGCCAGAAGATATGAAGACTTTCGTCAAGTCTCGTATAAATCTATGCATGAGAAATCTGAATTTGGAAGAGCCTTTCGAGGTTACTTCCAATCCTGTAGCTGACTGGTTCTACAAGGGAATCAATAGCTACCAATTTCATGACATGTTTGCTGGAGTTGGATCAGAGTACAATAGAAATGTATCTGCTGATGGTTTTGAGTGGTAATAAATTATGTCCTGACTGCCAAGAACACAAAGATTTCACAGAGTTCGGCAGTAATAAGGCTAGGTCAGATGGAGTTGCTTCTTATTGTAGATTGTGCTACTCCAAAAGGCAGCGAGATATAAGGACTAGCCGTAAAAATAATCCAGAGGCTCCTCCAGAAAGTAAAAAGTGTCCTCAGTGCAATACTGTAAGGCACAGGGAAGACTTTACAAAGTCTTCTAATAATGTTGGAGGCCTTTCTGGATGGTGTAGAGAATGCTCGTCTATAAATCTTATACTTAGAAAGTATAAACTGTCTAAAGAAGAGTATGACAGGCTTTTAACAGCTCAAGAGTATAAATGTGCCATAAGAGGGTGTGACAGGCGCCCAGAAGCAGTAGACCATGACCACTCTTGTTGTCCAGGAGTTGTAAGTTGCGGTAAATGTGTCAGAGGGATACTGTGCAGCAATTGCAACAGAGGCCTAGGGTATTTTTCAGATAGTGTGCCTAGGCTACATGGAGCTATAGAATACCTAAATCTGTCAACCGACTGCTGTTCCGATTTTAGATAGGCAGCTAGATAAACCCTTCCCTTTTTCAGGAGTGAACTGTGGTAAATAAGTATGAGACTCTATCGGAAGAGCGTAAGAGTTTGCAGGCCAGAGGGGAAGTACCTGAATGGTATACCACAGCTGGCTATCAACTCTTTACAGAGAAGTACACTCTTCCAGGCCAGAGTTTGAAGGATCGTTACGAGGATATTGCGGTTACAGCAGGATGTCTTGCTGATGAGATGTATTTCAAGCTGAAGCCTGAAGGATTCTATTCTTGGTCAGAAGTATTCTTTGATATGATATGGAAGGGATGGCTTTCTCCTTCCACTCCAGTATTGGCAAACCTAGGCACTGATAGAGGAATGCCTGTATCCTGCTCAGGCGGAGTTGTAGAGGACTCTGTAGCAGGATTCTATAAGAGTAGGCTGGAGACAGCTCTTCTCACTAAGAATGGCTTCGGCACCTCAGCTTATATGGGTGAGATTCGTCCTAGGGGATCTGCTATTTCCAGAGGCGGCCAAGCTTCTGGAACAGTTCCTGTTATCAAGGGATTTGTTCAGGATATGTCTGACGTATCTCAAGGCTCTACCCGTAGAGGTTCATGGGCTGGATATATCGAAGTAGAGCATGAAGATTTTGACGAAATCATTGACCATCTAAATAGCAGTCCAGACAACTTTAATATGGGTTGGAATATCACTGACAATTTCCTTAAGAAGCTTAATGCTGGTGACAAAGAAGCTATTCGTCGTTATCAGAAGATTATGAAGACTCGTACCGTTACAGGTAAGGGGTATCTTTATTTTGTAGACAAGGCCAATGCCTTAGCTCCTATTGAAATGGCTGAACATGGCCTTAAGATTCATGCTTCCAATTTGTGTTCTGAGATTGCCCTGCCTTCTGATAAGGATCACACGTTCACTTGCGTACTTTCCTCACTTAACGCAGCAAAGTATGATGAGTGGATTGACGCTGATTTTGATGTGGTAGCAGCTTCAACTGTGTTCTTAGACTGTGTGGCTGAAGCATTCATGCGACAGGCTAGAAATGTTGAAGGTCTGGAGAAGGCAGTAAGATTCACAGAGAAGTCTCGCGCCTTGGGACTTGGTGTCCTTGGATTCCATACTTATGTGCAGTCTCATGGCTGGGCTATGGACTCCATGCCAGCTAATACTTTCAACAATCTGCTCTTCAGCAGGATCCAAAAAAGGGCTCTAGAGGCCTCGCAGGAGATGGGTAGGGTAGCAGGTACCCCCGAGTGGTGCGAGGGCCGCAGAAACCTAACCCTTCTGGCTGTAGCCCCTACTATGAGCACTGCCACGATATGTGGAGGAGTCTCAAATGGCATCGAGCCAGTAGTAGCCAATGTATACAATCAGGGATCTGCTGCTGGAGAGATTGAGCGTATTAATCCTGTGCTTCTTGATATTATGAAAGAGCGAGATGTATACAGTGAAGACACTATTTGGGATATGATAAATCATCAGGGATCTATCCAGCACGTAGGCTGGCTTAGTGATAATGAAAAGAGAGTATTCAGAACAGCGTTTGAAATTGATCAATTTGTACTGTTAAGATTGGCATCCAATCGTCAAAGGTACATTGATCAGGGCCAATCTCTCAATCTGTTCTTCGCAGCCGATGAAGATCCTAAGTATATCAGCAAGGTGACCAGGGCAGCAGCGGAAGACCCCCGTATCAAGGCGTTGTACTACCAGCGTTCACAAGCAGGAGTTCAGGCCAGCAAAGATGAGAGCTGTATAGCTTGCGAGGGCTGACTTGACAGTGGGACATGATTGGGGTAGTCTCTAATCATGTCCCGACATGAGAGGTACCTTAGCCGTGCTCATCAAGAAGCTGAAGCTTCTGAACACCCGCGATGGTATCTAGGGGCTGTCCTTGTACGAGGTGGTTCCATAGTCGCTACGGCTCACAATGTGAGACGTAATTCCCCTTATGTGACTCAGGGTGCTCCAGGTACATCTTTGCATGCGGAACAGGCTGTTATTCGTAAAGTGTTCTATCAGGCAGATAGAGCTGAAGGTACTACTCTGTATGTTGTACGAGTCAATAATCTTGGACAACGTCGCCTTGCTCGTCCTTGTCATAGATGCTACAAGGCAATTGTAGCATCAGGCATAAAGACAGTAGTGTACTCTGTTGACGATGCTGCGTTTGGTATGGAAAGAGTTTACTCGAACACTTGACAGCAGCTGGCAGATGTGCTAGTATCAGATCATGGAACTCGACAACTGCCCCAAGTGTGGACGCTCTTTTGATGACGGCAAGGGCTATCGTCTGGAGACTTCTGTAGAGATACGTGGAATGTATGACGGCACAGCCTTTTGGGCTGATGATATTCATAATGGCGGCTGCGGATGGGCTTGGCACAGATTTCCTGAAAATGAGAAATATTGGGGCAATCTTCGCAGTAGGATTCAACCACATCTCGATAGTTATATAGAGACTAACTACAATAAGTAGTTTATGTACCTGTTTCGGTTACGCAGCGAGCCTGTCCTTGCTGCGTCCCATTCTCTCATACTAGAGTAATGGATAAGTTGGACCGAACAGTGGACGTTGCAGCAGGAGCGAGACGTCCATATGCGCGAGTATCCCCGCGATCTTATAAGTCGTGCATTGTAGGGTAATGGTGCATGTGGGTTCAAGCCCCACCTCGCGTACTGGAAGGAGTCGAATTGAGGGAGGACGATTGCAGCAAGTACAGAATATGGACAAGTCCAGAAAATGAGGACTTGCTCCGTGAAGCAGTTATTAAGTGTTTAAATTACCGAGAAGTGGTCACCTACATAGGTCTCTCTTCTCGTGGCAGTACTGTAACTGTGCGTAAGCATATAGAGAGATTAAAATTAGATACTTCTCACTGGATTAAGCCTAAAACTAAAAATAGTTTTACAGATGAGGAATTTACTCAAGTTTGGCAGAGTTCTTCGTCTCTAGCTGAGTGCAGCAGGAGATTAGGAATTTCTCCCACCTCCTCCACAGTAAGAGAGATATCTAACAGACTTTCCCTTTCCAGAGATCATATGACGCATAACTATAGTAGGAGTGCTAAAAAGCCACTAGAGGACATTCTTATAGAATCTGACTACAGGCCCTACTCTTCTAACTTGAAGAAGAGAATTCTTAACGAAGGTCTACTGGATAACAAATGCTCTATTTGTGGAATTTCTGACTGGCTGGAACAGCCCCTGTCTTTGGAGCTGGACCACATTAATGGAAACCCAGCCGATAACAGAATAGAAAATTTAAGAATACTATGTCCGAATTGTCACGCTCAGACTCCTACTTATCGAGGTAGGAACATAGGCAGAAATAAATAGGGGAATAACATGGCAGCAGGTAATCTACCTAGCTTTACATCGTCTCGTACTGCGGATGATCCTGAAGAAAAGTATGAGACTCACAATGAATATACTTGGACAGGAGACTCTGACGTCAACCGTAAACTGAAGAGTATCACTGTGTGGAATGACTTCAAGCCAGACCATAAGCTTGAGTACATTGCATCAAGTAAGACTGTAAGAGTTCTAGGTTCAGCAGCAGCTCCTCTGAACCTGCATATTCACCTGACTAATCAGCTTGTACGTATTGCCGGTCAATATAGTTAAGTGACAGGGGACACAATCCCCGATGGCTGTGTAGCCCAATGGAAGAGGCGCCGGATTCAAGTCCCGGTCAGTGAGGGTTCGAGTCCCTCCACAGCTACGTGAAGAAACATAGAGTAGTAGACGCGTCTCCTGGTGCTGGAGGAATGCTCAAAGGCTTCCTAGACTCCGGGCGATTTGATGTGTCTGGATATTATTCAGAAATAGACTCATATGATGAGCAGACTTTAGTAGCCAATCTGCCAAGTTTTAGACAGAAGCCTCCATGTGATGTACTTGTAGGATCTTTTTTTGATCCCTCTCTAGAGAGTGATCAATACTACAGGAATATCATGAGAGAGTTGAAGCCAGCTATCTCTTTAGTAGAGATTCCAGCCTCAGGATATAAGTGGTCTAACCCTCCAGGATCTTGTTTCGGCTATGCTCATGAATGGTACGTCCTTGATGCAGTAGACTATCTTGTTCCTCAGCACCGTAAACGTTGTTGGGTTGTAGCCATTGATAGAAGCCTAGTAGGACCTAATTTCAAGATTGGTGCTCCTGCTCCCAGAAGTCATCCACTTACTGTGCGTGATGCTATAGGAGATGTTCCTTTTCAAGCTAAGTTTGTCCCCTGGAACCTGGCTAATGAACATTCAGGGATTTCTATGCATAGTATACTTACGCCTACAGTTAATAGGGCAAGGTATGATACTATTCCTCCAGGAAGTTCTGCTGATGCCATTCCAACTGATATGAGACCTTCTTACAGAAAAGATGACATAGGCCCCTCTGATATTTATGGTAGGCTTATGTGGGACTATCCTGCTAAAGAGATTACTCCTAGAATAGATGCCAATTCAGGAAGGTTTATTCATCCTCAATGGGTTGATATTGACAGTACTGATAATGTAAACAGACTTATATCTCCACTAGAGGCTGCCAGGTTGCAGACTTTTCCAGACAGTTACGTGTGGATAGGAAATAGACATTCTGTGCTCAGGCAGATCGGCCAAGCTACGCCTCCAGCTCAAGCTATGTGCTGGGCTCATTATTTAGCCGACCTACTTGACAACGAGTAGCAGGTGTGTTAGAGTATAACTAAGAGAAACGGCCTATTATGAGGAGGACGTACTAATGAGTTATGTAGATGAATACCGCAAGATGGTTTCCACCAGCAATGTGATTGTTCAGGCTAGTAATGACACTCCTTTCAAGGTTTTCTCTTACCCTTCCCCTGAAGATGGCTGGGACATGTGGCAGAAGGATTACGAGACTGTAATTTTCACCGAAGATGACGATTGGCTAGAGAATGACTGTGCAGGTTAACAACCCACTTGCTGCTGCCAACCCTGGAGATATTGGTGTTACCAGTATCTCTGGGGATGTTGGCAAGCTCATTACTTTTGGTGAGTGGCTTAATGGCAACAAGGACGACAAGTATGACCATGCTTTCATTTATGTAGGTAATGGTCAAATAGTAGAAGCTGAGCCTGGAAAGCAAGGTGCTTGGCTTGGTAATGTTTCAGAGTACATGGATGGCAGACCTTTGGCATTTTCTACAGGCAAGCTTGCTCTAGATGATGGTCAAGGTCAGAAAATAGCAGATATTGCTCTCAGTCTTGTAGGTACCAAGTATTCATTCCTTGATTATTTCTCTATTGCTGCACACAGATTCCACATGCCTATTCCTGGCTTGAAGAGTTATATTGCTTCTAGTAAGCATATGATCTGTTCGCAATTGGTGGATTATGTTTACCAGCAGGCTGGATTCAAGCTGTTTACAGACGGCCGCTGGGATGGATACGTTACTCCAGCAGCACTTGCTGAGAGAATTGGCGCAAAGTAGGATGAGAAATGGCTTACACAAAGTTCTTCCCCCGTGATACTAAGGTCATGGCGCAGGATTATAACAATTATGAAGAGAGATCGAACAAGGCGCGTCAAGTCCTCGACTTCGAGCCTCTTGTACGAGTCATTGCTGATGGGGATGCACGAATGACAATGCCTGAGCTTCTTGCTGAGGCTGTCGCTGCTGAACTCAACTCAGCTTACGACAAGGGCTTTTACGATTCTAAGCATCAGCCTAAGGATATGGATTAGTGAAGCGTATTAAAGTACGTATATCCCAATGGGATGGTTATGATTCCAAGAGAGTACTATACGCTGGAATTAGTACGTTGATAGGACTAGGGAGCGTCTTTGTGGGCGCTCCTATAGTTTTAGGTATGTGGGTTGGCTTGCTGATTTATACGTGCTTGACAGCCATCGCGTAGCATGCTAGTCTTACTACATCAGCCCGACAAGGGAAGGATACAGAATATGGCTAAGATTCCTGATAAGCCACCAGCAAATCGCTCGGAAAGAGCTGCTGAAGAGGCTATTGCTCAAGGTGGAGGTCCTGCTCAAGGTGGCGCTCCTGCTGGAAAGCCTCAACCAGTTCCTCCGCCTCGTCCACATCCTTAATTAAAGATAAGGGGCAAACATGAAGGATTTTATTTCAGACCACATAGGCGGTCTTCTGCTGACAGGAGCTGCTACAGTACTTGTGCTGGCAACTGGCGGCTATGATGTTGTACTGCATTCTACTCAGCGTACAGTGACTGCAACTGTTACTAAGACATGGATTCAGTATTCTGATAATCGTACTATCAATCTCATTGGCACTAACGAAGGTGTTTTTGAGGATGCAGACAGTCCATTCTATGATAAGTTTAATTCGTCTGACTACTTCAATGAACTTACTGTAGGTAAGACTTACACGTTCGATGTGACTGGTTGGCGCATTCCGATTCTTTCAGCTTGGCCTAACATCGTATCCTGTCAAGACTGCTAGAACTTGACAAGTGGAGGAAGACATGGTAGACTTGGGAAATCCAAGGCAAGATGGTCCTCAACTAAGGACTTGACAGCATCCGATAGTTCTGCTAGAATAGTCTTACAGGCGAGAACCTCTGGTTCTTAACCTGGCTGGGACCGGCAGGAAGCTGGACCTAGAGACTTGGTACTAGTATTCTTTTGGTTACGCTAGTACGTGAAGTCAGGCATGCGGGGTACGCTAACGGTACGCGGGAAGGCTCATAACCTTCTGTACGTGGGTTCGAATCCCATCCCCCGCTACGTAATAATTTAATAACTGGGTGTGGTGTAAAGGTAAGCATGGCTGCTTTGGATGCAGGCGGATGGGGTTCGAGTCCCCGCTCCCGGACGTAACAGTTTCTATGATTTTAATATTATAATCTGGGTATCGTATAGTGGTAAGACGTCTGTTTTGGGAACAGATGACGGAAGTTCGATTCTTCCTACCCGGACGTAGTAACTATGGCCTATTCGTATAGTGGCAAGTACCCCAGACTTCCAATCTGGCGACACCGGTTCGAATCCGGTATAGGTCTCTATGAGAAAGATACCAGCGATAAAAAAGTGTTCTCATTGTGAAGAAGAGTTTAGTACTCTCAATTTAATCCAAAGTCTAACTAAATATGTCTTAGTGGTGTAGCGGTAACATACTAGCTTGCCAAGCTGGTGTCACGGGTTCGAATCCCGTATAAGACTCGCAGTATCAAGGAAGTTAAGTAGTGCCAAGAGGCGAAAGCCTCGAATGTATCCAAAGCTGACTCGGATCAAGCGCTTGGTTGAAGCCCAGGAGAACTCAGTTCGACTCTGAGTGGATGCACGCAGTAACTGATGGTGGCTATAGCTTAGACGGATAAAGCGTCTGACTGTGACTCAGAAGACCGAGGGTTCGAGCCCCTCTAGTCACCCTTATAAACTTCATATGCCTCTGTAGCTCAGCGGATAGAGCACCCGGCTACGAACCGGGGTTTTGCGGGAGTTCGATTCTCTCCAGGGGCACTCCTCTTGCCAGGGACTCACAATTAAATATGCCGGATTCGTCTAATGGTAGGGCCTTTGTTTTACACACAAATGGCGGGGGTTCGATTCCCTCATCCGGTACGCAAGGGTATAGTGTAACAGCACGCCAGTCATCGGGACTGGTAGAGCCAGTCATCGGGACTGGTAGAGCCAGTAAAGTCTGGCTGCCCGTGCCAATCTCTAGGTAGCTTAGTAGGTTAAAGCCTCCGTCTGATAAGCGGAAGACCGGTGGTTCGAGTCCACCTCTAGAGACGCTGCCCTAGCCTGAGGCGTATTAATAGCACATCAGGGAGACCAGTAATGCTGGTGAGCCTGTTGGATAGCATTAAAAGAGTAGTTATTTCTACTCAAGGTTAGCTGAGAGTAAAATCTCAGCGTCATGCCAGCGTAGCCCAACGGTAGAGGCCTCTGACTTAGAATCAGATTGTTGTAGGTTCGAATCCTATCGCTGGTACTTGACAGTCTAGAAGATAGATGCTAGACTTCATGTATGACAAGGAGAAAGTACACCAAAGAAGTTTTGCAAGAAGCTGCAAATAGTTCTACAAGCTATGCAGGAATTCTAAGAGTTTTAGGAATCAAGCAGGCAGGTGGATCGCAGTCAAATATAATTAAAGCATGTAGCGTCTTAGGTGTAGATGTCAGTCATTTTACAGGTCAAAGTTGGTCCAAAGATAGAACCTTTAAGAAAAGGGCTGTGGAAGAAATTCTTGTAGTCCTCCCTGAAGGATCACATAGACCAAAAACAAAGACTTTATTAAACTGCATAAAGGCAAAAGAAGTACCTTATAGTTGCAGCGAATGTGGCTTGGGGAATATATGGAATGGCAAGTCTCTTACACTAGAGATAGATCATATTAGCGGAGACTGGCTGGATAATAGACTAGAAAATTTAAGATTTCTATGTCCTAACTGTCATAGCCAGCAAGAAACTAATAAGCCATACAAAAATAGGTAATGGTCCGTTGGAGCAGCGGTTAACTCGTCTCCCTCTCAAGGAGAAGATCAGGGGTTCAAATCCCCTACGGACTACGTGAAACAATGTATAAAGTGCGGCATAGAGAAAGATGACTCTAGTTTCTTTAAAAGAACTCTTAAGTCAGGCGCAGTAGGTTTACAGTCTTGGTGCAAAGACTGTAATAAAGAACATAAAGGCACTTGGATAAAAGACAATAGGGATAAAGTAAGATGGAATACTTTGTGGTCAAAGTACAGACTTCGTGAAGAGGACTGGAACCGCATGGTACTTCAGCAAGAAAATCTTTGCGCTGTGTGTAGATTTGAAGTTCCTACAATAGTAGATCATGACCACGATTGCTGTCCTACAGTTCCTTGTTGCGGTAAATGTGTCAGAGGTTTAGTATGTAATAGATGTAACGTGTTTATTGGATATTTAGAAATGAATCCTAATCTTCACGAAAGTGCAGTAGCCTATTTGGCCCGTTGGTCTAGTGGTTAGGACGCCTGACTTTCAATCAGGAAAAGACGAGTTCGATCCTCGTACGGGCTACGTCGGTTCCCCTGTACGCTGGGGATTAAAGAGGTCGTTCAAGTAAGGCCGCGCCGCCCAATGGTTTGTTAGCTCAGGGGTTAGAGCACCTCCCTGTCAAGGAGGGGGCCACGGGTTCGACTCCCTCACGGGCTACGCTGGGTAGGTTTCCCTTGAGGAATTAAATGATACCAAGCCTTCCGTAAGGTTACCTCTAGCCCCTGGGGTATTAAATCTGGCTTTGGAAGCTAGAGCCTTTAAACTCTGGTTCGTTAGCTCAATGGTCAGAGCACCTGCTTGTCACGCAGGAGGTTGCGGGTTCGAATCCCGTACGAATCGCGCAGAGGATAGTGTAAAGCGCACTCCAGTCATCGGGACTGGCAGCTCCGGGGTAGCGTCCGGTCCTCAGCATAATATGGGTGTAGTTCAATGGCGAGAGCAGCAGTCTCCAAAACTGCAAATGGGGGTTCGAATCCCTCCACCCATGCGTAGTATGTTTGAGTAGTCTAGCCAGATCGCTTCAGGAGACACGGCTGCCCCTGACAAGCATATTATAATTGGAGAATGGTGTAATGGCAGCACTAATGACTTTGAATCATTCAGTGAAAGTTCGAGTCTTTCTTCTCCAGCGTAACAGCAGTGCCCCATTAGCTCAATGGCTAAGAGCCACGCTCTTGTAAAGCGAAGATGAGAGTTCGATTCTTTCATGGGGCTCGTAATAATTTAATGCCTCTAAAGCATTAAGGTG